AATCCTCCCACCCGCACCATATGCAGAAGTAACTCAATTGGAAGAGTGTGGGCGTACGCAATCTTAACAACCAGGACACGTGAGTTGTTGGTTCGAATCCAACCTTCTGCAAAACCTGGTCGGGTAGCTCAGTTGGTAGAGCACGGGACTGAAAATCCCGGTGTCGCAGGTTCAATCCCTGCCCCGACCACCATAATATTTTGAGAAAAGAGGTAATATTATGAGAATAAAAAGTGTAAATACAGAAACAAAAGAAGTTAATTATTTCAATACAATGGACGAAGCTAGTAAATCTATCAAGTCTAGAATGGATAATTGGAAAATACAAATGTTTATTGCTTATGCTATGATAAACAAAGGCAAAGCATTTAAATGTACTTGGGAAAAAGTGAAATAATTTGATTTTTTAAAAAAATTATTATATAATATATATAGAAAAAGTTAAAAACTTATTCTATGGTTAGTGTCAATTTTATATTGATGGGTGTGAGGTGGGACGTCGAATTCGTTTGAATTCATATTTATATATCGCGGGGTGGAGCAGTCTGGTCAGCTCGCTAGGCTCATAACCTAGAGGTCGTTGGTTCAAATCCAACCCACCGCAACCATATAGCGGTATAGCTCAGTTGGCTAGAGCAATCGGTTCATACCCGATAGGTCGTAGGTTCAAATCCTACTGCCGCTACCATTATGTCGTAATAGTTTAATGGAAAACACTAATAGAAATATTAGTAATATTGGTTCAAATCCAATTTACGGCTTTATATCATAACCTTCCTATAAATGAGCTGGACTATTTAGTCCGCTCTAAGGAATGTTGTAGGATAAAAGTTTTATATTATAATATGTATTTAGATTGTTTTTGTTATAAGCATCCTGTTTAAACATTCCTTAGAGGGGACTAAATCCCCAAAATAGTAATCCTTTCATGGAGATCACCACCTTAACGAAAGCAATTTTGATTATCAAAATTGCTTTTCTTATATGGGCTTGTTATGGTTTCGACAGGAATTGATGAAAAGTTAGAATACAAGTACTAGGCAGTTAGTTAAAAGGCAAACAAATAAAAATAAATGGAAACTTATTTACAAAAATTTCTAATAAAGTTAAATCTTTATTCGCATTCAATTGCGTAGCCTTTGCGTAAGACTAAGAAACTTCTATGTTAAGTACCAGTAGCGGACAGGGAAACGCATAGTCGTATTAACGATTCAAAGACCGCCATTAAAAGGTCAGCTATCTATGCCAGCCGCCTTTAATGACTTACTTATTTGCATAGACTTGCTCTTGAGATTTGTATGTGGTAAAGAGTAGAGATAGAACGATATACACAAAACTTGTAAGGTAAGAATGAGATTTCTAATTAGTAATTGGTTTTTGGACACGGGTTCGAATCCCGTCAGGTCCACCATGGTTCCGTAGCTCAGCAGGTAGAGCATTTGACTTTTAATCAAAGGGTCGTGAGTTCGAACCTCACCGGAGCCACCATTTTATTTGTGGGATTAGCCGAATTGGTATAGGCGCCAGTCTTAGAAATTGGTGGGGTTACCCATTACAGGTTCAAGTCCTGTATCCCGCACCATATGGTGAGATTGGTGTAATGGTAGCACGCTAGTTTGTGGCACTGGAGGCAGGGGATCGATACCCTTATCTTACCCCATAATAAATTTGACAATTTTTAATAATTTTGATATAATATTTTTGAAAATAAAGTAGACACACTATATTAAAAATGGTGGTTTACTCAAGTTGGTGAAGAGGATGCTTTGCTAAAGCATTAGGTCGATTTATTCGGCGCGAAGGTTCGAGCCCTTCAACCACCGCCATTAAATAAGATATATCAAGTATATATAGATTAAAGTTTTCTTATTCTGTTTTTGCTTTGTCATCAGGACTAAAAAAATAGAATATTTCCTTTTTAACTGGGCGAAAGCCCGTTTACATATATCTTCGGTTTGATTTGTCATTATCTAAATGGAAATCAAACCCTTATGTTGATTTTTATTAAAAATTATTATATAATATTAGTGTAATAAATAAGAAATAATAATTTTTATTTATATAGATTTAGGAAATAGAAAATAGAATAAGAAAAATGTGCGGGCTGTGTCACGCACGCCAAGTTAAAGTTTTACTGGCAGATAGACCACACCGTTTAGTGAGGATTTGGGCGTAAGAGAACCTCACCGCCGCTATGGTGAAAGAGATAGACAGTCGCTTAGCTATTGCTTAACTGTGAACTGAAGGAATAGCAAAAACTTATTAAATCTTTATAAACCTCTTGCAAGAGGAAATGAAACCTTATAATTAAAGAACGCCTAGGGAGTTACTTTAATTATCGTTGACTATTGTCAAAAGCATAGAGTGGATGTGTAGGCTGGGAATGCCTTGAATATTCCGGAGACAACTAACCCTTTACACTCAAGCACAGGAAAGGGCAATCCACTATTTTTAATTAGTAGTATTCTAATGATATACCCTAGAGCAGGGACTCGAGTTTTACCTACCTTGCCCGCCATTAAAGGTCATACTAGTTATATCGTTAGAATAGTGCTAATTAAAGCACAAATCGTTAGTGAGAGTGTTCGAGATAAAAGCTCACCACAGCCTAACAATAGACCCTATAATAATGAAAGATGGTCCGAAGTGCTGACATCCTTAGGAACGACTAGGAAATGGCTTTCATCGATAGCTGTGAGAATAAAAAGGGGTAAAAGGACTGCTTTCCTCGATGGAGGTTCCCAGTTAATAATGGGCGGAGGTTTCTCTCATATGAGAGTGTAGGAGTCCCGTGGTATTAACACTGAAAAATCCCAAGTAGGTAGCCCAGACCTACAAACTTTGAATGAAAGGACTTTAGTTTATGGTTAAAGTAGTAAATGAAAAAGTTTATAAAAATGAAGAAAAGAAAACAGTTATAGTATTCTTATTTGATGAGTTTGGTCATAAATTCAAAGGGCAAAGTTGGTGTATGGAAGAAGACACTTTTGATGAAAAATTAGGATATGAAATAGCATTATTAAAAGCACAAAAGAAAATGTATAAGTTCTTCAAGAAAGAATATGAAAAAACATTAGCATATAATGAAAGTAGTTGGATTAACTTTGCTACTAGATGCAATAAAGAAATAGACATCTACACTAAAGCCCTTGATTATACACAAGATCAATTAGAAGCATTATATGATACTATTGACTAATACTTACTGCCCTAGAGGTAGATAAGTCCTATCATAGAGAAATCTATGGATGTTAGCGGGACCAGGGATGGAGAAGGCTGAATACCGCTATATAAATTAGGCAAGTTCTCCACTTATGCCGGCTTAGCTCAATTGGTAGAGCAACTCACTTGTAATGAGTAGGTTTCGGGTTCAAGTCCTGAAGCCGGCACCATTTGGGAGCGTGGCGGAATAGGTAGACGCAACGGACTTAAACAAAATTTGAGCATCTAGATAGAAAACTTCTAGTATGAATGATGGCTAATTCGGCAGAAGTCCTTAAAGGATGATGCCGAGCTAAATCTATTTTTGGCAAACATTTCTAAAAAATTTGGACAGTGTATACCAATTTTATACTATTATTTTTCAAATATAGTATAAGGAGGAGAAATATGAGAACAGATATTTTAGAAAGAAAAGAAGAAATATTAAAATGGATAAATGAAAATCAATCTAAAGCATTTATTTCTAAACAATTAAAATGTAAACAAGAAACCTTAAATAATTACTTAATAAAAATGGGAATAAATTATGCTGGTAATCAAAGTGGAAAAGGTATGACTAAAACAAAAAATAAATTATCTTTTCAAGAATATTTAGATACTAGCAGAGATATTCAAAGTAATAAAGTAAGAATAAAATTATTAGAAGAAGGTATAAAACCTCATAAATGTGAAATTTGTGGACTTGAGGAGTGGATGGGACAACCCATTCCATTGGAGTTACATCATATTGATGGAGATAAAACTCATAATGAATTATCTAATTATCAATTATTATGTCCAAATTGTCATGCATTAACTGATTCTTACAGAGGTAAAAATAGCCGAAAATAGTAAATGTGTAGAGACTATATACCATCAACCTAAGTCTTTTATAGATATGGTTAAGACATAGTCCAGACTACAACGCGGTTTCCGCGGCTATAGTAATATAGAGTAGTAAGAAAATCCGTTGGGAGTTAATCCCGTGAGGGTTCGAGTCCCTCCGCTCCCACCAATTAAGTATTCAAATTGTTTTTCATATATAAAAAGACAGGTCAGCAACGTATATATACTTTAGTTTGCCAGGAATACTAAACATAACCTGTCTTGTTTTCTTATCGGGGCGTAGTTCAGTTTGGTAGAACGCTTGGTTTGGGACCAAGAAGTCGCATGTTCAAATCGTGTCGCCCCGACCATTTGGGAGGTTAGCGAAGAGGCTAAACGCGGCAGACTGTAAATCTGCTCCCATTGGGTTCCGTGGTTCGAATCCACGACCTCCCACCATTTGTTAAATTCCTCAGTAGCTCAGTTGGTAGAGCGGATGGCTGTTAACCATTAGGTCGCAGGTTCAAGTCCTGCCTGAGGAGCCATTTTATTTTTATAGTTGTGGAAGAAAGGATATTTATGACAAATCTAAAAGGAAAACTTCCCTCCCCTAAGGGGTTAATAAGGAAGATTTTTAAAAATGGAAAGGTCATTGGTTTACTTTTAGCTATATTGATAAGTATATTTTCTGTTTTTATCATAAGAACTTACATTGATATAAAAACTGAAAATGCCAATGTCGTTGTCCAAGCTAAGGGAATAAGTCTTGAGAAACAAGTTTTAGACGACCACGTGAAGACAATCGAGGCAAAGGGATATGAAAATGTAACGTATGAGTTAAATAAAATCGTAGAAACTGCAGAAAAAAATAATGTTCCAAGACGAAATGTAGATGTAACAAGTCGAGGGAATATAGAAGATAGGATTAAAGAAGCAATCGTATCAAGATATGATTTTTATGCAACTTATTACAAGGTTCAAATTGATGGAAATGATTATTTATTTAAAAATAATAGTGAATGTGAAGATTTTATTCATAAAATAAACGAATATGATAGTCAAGAATACACAATTGAAACAACTAAGAAAATTATTTACCAAGAAACAAAAGAAGAAGATTTATCTAATATAATAAATACGAAAAAAGAAGCATATGAAGCCGAGCAAGCGAGATTAAGAGCTGAAGCTGAGGCAAAAGAAAGAGCAAGAAAAGCAGCTGAAGAGAAAGCTAGACGCGAAAAAGAGCAATCCACAACGACTGCCCAAAGCAGTAGCTCTGGATCGTATAGTTTATCTGACTATCAAGCATATGCAAAAGATTTAGTAATCAATACATATGGATGGTCTGAATACGATTTTGAGTGTTTAGTTAAACTATGGAATAGGGAATCTGGTTGGAATCCTAACTCACATAACAGTTCATCTGGAGCACATGGAATTCCACAATCACTACCCGCTTCTAAAATGGCGAGCGAGGGAGCAGATTATTATACAAATGGTTATACTCAAATTAGATGGGGACTTAAATATATAAAAGGTAGATATGGTTCACCATCAGCAGCTTGGGCTCATTCTCAAAGCAAAGGCTGGTATTAGTATTATAGCGAAAGAGGGATAGTATGGTTAATGTACAAGTTATTGAAGAAAATAATTTAATAAAAGAAATCACTTTTACAGGACATTGTCGCGACAATAACGTTTGTGCAGCGGTTTCCGCACTGTCAATAGCTACTATTAATTATATAGAACTTATTGAAGATACTATTGACTCAACAGATGTTAATGGTGTCCTAGATATAAAAGTGAAAAAAGACGGACAATATACTGAAAAGATATTAAGACAAATGTTAAATATGTTAAAGGACATTAAATCAGACTATCCTGATGACATCGCTATTGATGGCGCGTTATCCTAGTCACAAGCAAATTATTGCAAGGAAAACTTCTAGGGCGTAAACTCGTTGGAATTAGAGTGTGAACTAAGTGGTAATCAAGGCGTATGTTGGGTAACCGCATACCTGAATTTTGAAACGAAAGTGCATATCTGGTAACGGAGTGTAATTCACGGAGAAAATCTCCTTGACCTAAGTCACAATATTATCCAACGGCTTGCCATTATACTTCTTAAATTGATTTTTTCAAAAAATTATAATATAATATATATGTAAGGTTAAGAAAGTTGTGAAAAACAACATACTTGGAAAAAGTAAGTGCCACCAGTTGCTCGGGGCGCTAGGACTTACCATCTAGCAAGGTCAGAGTTGAGTGCAGAAAGCTAGTTAAAACAGGGGTTACAACACTATTGTTAAACAATTAGTAGGTTTCTTACGGAGTGTTCTTTACTTATAAAGAAACACACCACAGTATGCGGGTATCGTTTAAGGGCTAGGACTTCAGCCTTCCAAGCTGATAATGCCGGTTCGAATCCGGCTACCCGCTCCAATTAAAAATATTCGATAATTTTAAAAAATTATTATATAATATATATAGAAAAGTTAAGAAAAAATAAAGTTTGGCAGTGGGAAAAGCCTTATAAACCACATTCGTTTGGCAACTACGAATAAAGTATATAAGTTGTGTAGTAAGATTATATTAAGTGGAAACGAGAGTATCCTATACTTATCCCTCAGGGGGTGGTGAGTATGGGCTAGGGACCAAAGGCTCTCCTGAAGACCGTTTGTATGGGTTGGGTCGACATTAGTTCTTTGAAAAAAATTATTTGTAACTCAAAAAAGAATAGGTTTCGTTCTAAGAGTACCCTTTTACATGAACTCAAAAGGTTCGTTAATAGTTGAGAGCAACGAGGGGAAGGGGTTGTCGAAATAGCGAGTGTAAGGTGCTACTGATTTCGTGGTTCAATGTTATGTGCGAGTTGGCGTCGCAAACAAACAGATGGCAGAACCTTAGCGGTTGAAATAAGAAAGCAGTAGGCAACAGGCATAAATCCGTTGTAGTAAATGGCAAGAAGAACCTTATATGTTGGAGGTATAAAAAATCCTCCCTATACAGTAAGACTTAGTCGTCGGCCAACGATTAAGTGTATAGTAGCTTTATATCTATTCATTATATTATTGAAATACGCTGGTAGAAGTATTTTCATATTCCCTAGGGATATGTACACTAAGAACAGTAGACGCTGTAAGTGGCTGTGGTCATAGCCTATGAAAAAAGGAAAAAAGGTTGTTGAACCTAAGTGAGCAGGCGAAAATATAATGAGTGTAGAGAAAGTTGTATGCGACTGGGAGCATGCCTCGATACGATCCGTGCCAGGACGTAAGCGGGAGAACTGCAGAGGAAGTGAGCTCTAGGTGGTTGAATTGGGTTAAACCAAGTATAACAGTTTGGCATATGGGCATATAAGAAAACCACTTTTAAAAAGGATAAATGATTATCTGATATTTTGGAAGATGATGGCAAAATATCTGAATTACAGCACTCCAGTCTATGCCGAGTTTATAGGTATCATTCCTATCTTGTGACTGAATACACAGTTATTTTGAAAAAGACTTGTAGGTATGCAAAAGTCCTACCAAATGATTTTTGTTTTTAATATGGTTCGGTGGTGATGTTCGTCCTCAAACATAAAACCAGCCTATTAAGCACGGGTGAATAAATGTGCTTTTAAAATGGCGCCGTGGTGAAGTGGTTTAACACACTGCCCTTTCACGGCAGCATTCTCGGGTTCAAATCCCGACGGCGTCACCAGTTAGTTAATAAATCAGTAGCTTAAGATGAGGAAGACCCCAGGCGAGCTCAAAATCTAACAGAGCCTGTTGGCAATAAAAGTCTTATAGTCCAGCATATGCATCTGCAGAAATACATATGTTGTCCAGAGCTTACCCCGTGGGAGGGGTAGGGTTTAGGTGTGAGTCCTAACTGATTTTATATATATTTTTAGAGATATGGCAATGAGTGCTTTATAATGATATGTTGGACTATACAACCAGCAATCGAGGTGATGTTCAACAAAAGGTAAAGGCTAGTCCAGTGACTTTCCTCGATAGAACTCTGGCGCCCGCGCGTTATAAAACATTCATTGGCATATCCCTATCTGAAAACACAACGGGGAGCGAAGCGTCCATAATATAAAGAAGTGTTGATCCATTGACGGGAGCTATATGTCTCGGGCGAAATATTGGTGCCTTGGTGTAGTGGTTATCACGCCTGCCTGTCACGCAGGAGATCACGGGTTCAAGTCCCGTAGGCACCGCCATAAAAATATTTTTGAAATGAGAGATATTAGTATGAAAAGAAATATAGTAATACCATTTAGGAACACTTGTGGGACAAATGAACTTAAAATGTGTATAAAATTAATTGAAAAAAATATGCAAGATTTATATAATAAAATTTATATACTTGGAGATGAATGTTTTATAGATAATCCTCTTGTTGAAAATGTTGTTATAGAAGAACAAAAATATAATAAATGGATTGATAGTAACTTTTTAGTACAATACTATATTTGTCATATAGACAAAGAACCTTTTATTTTATTTAATGATGACTTTTTTATAACTAAAAAGATACAGTCTATAGAAACATATTATTTTAGCACTTTATCAAATCGTTTGCTAACAACTTATGTAATTGATACAAAAATAAACAAATTAAGACCTTCTATGTATGGTTTAAATATTATGCAATTTATAAGAACATATGGGGACTTTGATAATTATGAAGTTCATATACCAATGATTGTTGATTATCCTTTACTTATGTCTTTAGCTATAGATGAAGTTAATGGAAATGATTGTCCAGCATTAAAAAGAACTATGTATCAAAAATTAGTAAGAGATAAGTATGGTGTTATAAATCATATTGAATTATTAAAAGATGTTAAATTTGGAGAACCTTTGAATGTTATTCAATATCCATTTTTCTCTTTAGCCGATAAAGAGTTTGATGTTTTTTATCCTATGTTTGAAGAAATACTTTCAAAATAGGGGCTTAGTGTAATGGTAGCACAGCGGTCTTCAAAACCGTAAAGACGGGTCTCCAAAACCCGGGGTGTGGGTTCGAATCCTACAGCCCCTGCCATTTTAGGGGAATGGTGTAATGGCTAGCATAGCGGTCTCCAAAACCGTTGATCTGGGTTCGAGTCCTAGTTCCCCTGCCATATTGCCGGGTAGTCAAGCGGTAAGACACATGACTTTGACTCATGGATGCGTTGGTTCGAATCCAACCCCGGCAGCCATTTTGATATTTAAGGGGCGGACAAGGCTTAGGCGTATGAAACAGGACGGTGGGACGCGAGTGGCCCCTTTAACATATATTTGATTTTTTCCAAAATTTATTATATAATATAAATGTAATAAAGAAAGGGTGGTAAGATATGAAAAATATAGATGATAGACGAGTAAATAAAAATATAAAAAGATTAAATAAAGAATTACGAAATGATGTATTTGGAGATAGATTTGAGGCTAGACAATACAAGAAATCTCGCAAAGAAGGCATATCTTATTATATGTATCTTTTAATAGATAACAAACACCCAGAAAGAAATGTGATAGTGCCTTGGGAGTCAGCTTTCAGCATTTATCAATTTAATCATATATGGCTAGCCATGAATGATTTTATAGTAAATTCAGATTTTTGGCAAACTTATAATAAATAATGCGTGGCTTCTATCCTGACTAAAACGCATTGAGGTGGATTAAAAATATGTTTAAAAAGAAGCACAATGCATATGGATTTCGGTGATGGTACTGGTCAGGCAGATGCAATTTTAATTAAATTGTTTACCATCTCCGCCACCTAAAAATTATTTTTAAGGAGGGGTTGTATATGATGCATAAAATAGGTTTTAATAAATACTTAGAAAAAATAGGTATTACTGAAGATAAATATTGGGCATATAATGATGAGGCAAAAGATTTTGACCCAAGATACCAACCTGATGAAGAGGGGTTTATAGAAGCAGATGCTTGGAATTTAGATACCACTCTTGCTATGATAAATTATTCTTATTTATGTTATTTCCGCGATCATTGTTTACATTGCCATCCTGTTGGAATTACTTTTGAACAATGGAAAAATTATTTAGATGCAATGATTAAGGCTTTTGAATTGATTTTAACAGATGATGCTTTTGATTATCCTGTTTCACGAGAAGAGTTTTTAAAAGTATCAAAAAATAGATGGAAAAAAATAAGGTTTGGGTTAAGATTATATGCTAAATATTTTTGTAGTTTAAATTGGTAATTAACCCATATGCCGTGTGTCCGGGTGGCTGAGGGAGCGGTCTTGAAAACCGTTGGTCGGGCGACTGACTTGCAGGTTCGAATCCTGTGCACGGCGCCAGATTAAATGTCCTCTTAGCTCAGTTGGATAGAGCATCGCCCTTCTAAGGCGAGTGTCCTAGGTTCGAATCCTAGAGGGGACGCCATTTTATTAGTAGGAGGGTTAAAATTGAAAAAATTTATATTATATTTAATTAGATGGCAATTATCAACACCAATATTGTTTATATGTTTAAGTTTTTTATGTTTAGGAACATTTTGGAACACAATTATTTCAAATCTTATTGGAGGGTGTATATTCTTCTTTGTAGATAAAAAAATATTTAAAAACTAATTGGAGGTGTAGCTCAGTTGGTTAGAGCACTTGCCTTACAAGCAAGGGGTCCTAGGTTCGAGTCCTAGTACCTCCACCATTAATTATGTCTATGTAGTTTAATAGAAGAACACTTGCTTGATACACAAGGGGTACGAGTTTAAATCTCGTGATAGACGCCAAGGAGAGCTAAATATAGACTAGATCTACTCATACGGTGGTATACCTATGGTAATGACCTAACAAAGTTTACTTTTATGGTCTAGTAGAGAAAAGTGCTAGGTGAGAACCCTAGATGGGATGTGGTTGTATTGGAAACAAACAACGATGGTGGCTATATTTAATAGTTTGAATTGAGGTGCATTTCTACAAGTTTGGGGTAAGCTAATCACTTATCGCTTACAAGTGTGGTGAGGCACAGACATTAGATTTTAAATGTTTAGAAATGTATTCTTGGGGAGTTAGCTCAGCTGGGAGAGCGCCACGCTTGCAACGTGGAGGTCAGGGGTTCGATCCCCCTACTCTCCACCATTTGATTATTAGTGAGGTGAGATGTATGAAAAAAACATTAACTGAACTTGAAATATATGCAGAGAGAAGATATATAATAAATAAATACTATAAAAAACACATAAGGGCATTTTATTATTTTTTGAAATGGAAATATTATGCAAGAAAGAATATGAAGAATTTTTTGACAAACTAAAAAATTTTTGATATAATATTATTGAAAAGATAAATTAGACAAGAAATCAGCAAACAAAGGGAACAAAAAGTTTCAGAAAGTTTTATACTTAGGATTAACAGAATTATTAGATGGAGTTAAGCACAGCCCGCATGGCGGGATCGTAGGAATCGTGTGAATTGTGGTGATGTTATAACACGCACAACGAGAGTAGGAACACACTTCTTGTCTAGATTTTTCATTTCAATTCCCTTTCCGAGGTTCTCATTTCGAGAACCTCACTTTTTTATTTTGACAATTTCATAAAAAAATGATATAATATATATGTAAGGAAAATTCTTGCAAAAGAATAGAAGGAGAATGAAAAATGAATAATAAATTAGTAGAGGGTTTATTAGAAACCACAAATTTTGAAGAAACTGAGAACGGGGCTTTAGCTCATAAATCGACGCTTTCCGCACTATATGATATGTTCGCTTTTGGTGGAGCATATAGAATGCGTGAAGATAATGATTGTATATTATTATTTAAAAATGCGTTTGAAGAAAACCCAGAATTAGCTTTAAAATGCTTATTCTATCTTCGTGATATTAGGGGTGGACAAGGAGAAAGAAGATTTTTCCGTGTATGTTTCCATTGGTTAGCAAAGGAATATCCACAAGTTGCTATTGCAAATATCTCTAATATTGCTGAATATGGTCGATATGATGATTTATATTGTTTAGTAGGAACTCCTGCTGAATTAGCTATGTTCGATTTTATGGAAAAACAATTACAAGCAGACATCACAAGTTTAGCAAACAGTGAAAATACGGGAGTATCTTTATTAGCTAAATGGATTAAAAGTGAAAATGCTTCATCTGTTGAAACTAAAGAACTTGGAAATAAAACTAGAGAACATCTAGGTATGTCCCATAAAGAATATAGAAAAATGCTTGCTGCATTGAGAACTAGAATTAATATTGTTGAAAAATTAATGTCTGAAAATAGATGGGAAGAAATTGAATTTGATAAATTACCTTCTAAAGCAGGTTTACAATATAGTAATACTTTTGCCCACAAAGATATAATTGAAGACAAATATGCAGAATTCATGGCAAATAAAGCCAATAAAGTAAATGCTAAATCATTATTCCCATATGAGATAGTTAAAAAGGTAACTGATAAAATGTCTTACTATGGAATAAATATGACAGAAACTGAAAGAGCAACTTTACAAAAATACTGGGATAATCAAAATGATTATTTAGAAGGTAAAAAATGTAAAATGATGTGTGTTGTAGATACATCTGGATCTATGACTTGCTCAAGCGGATCTGTTAGACCTATTGATGTTGCAATTTCGCTTGGAATGTATTGTGCAGAAAGAATTGGGGAGCCATTTAAAAACTATTTTATTAGTTTTGCAAGTAGACCACAATTCATAAAAGTTGAGGGAGTAGATTTTGTAGATAAAGTACAAAGAATTTATAAACAAAACTTATGTGACAATACTGACCTTTCCGCAGTCTTTGAATTACTAAGGTCAACTATCTTGGGGCATGATATACCAAAATCTGATATTCCTGAAACAATCGTTGTAATCTCTGATATGGAGATTGACAGAGGAAGTTATTGGAGATCTGAACAAGAAACCTTAACTGAAATGGAAAAGATCAGAGAACAATGGGCTCTATCTGGACTAAGACTTCCAAAATTAGTTTATTGGAATGTTAATGCTAGAAATAATCGTATTTTAGATTTAGGCTGGAATGTATCTTACGTAAGTGGATGCTCACCAATAATCTTTAAAAGTGTTATGACTGGTAAAACAGGGGAGCAACTAATGTTAGAAGTGCTTCAAGCTGAAAGATATAATAAAGTTGTATATATAAATGAGTAGTCTTAGGGCTACTCTTTTTTTATTGTTTTTATATAAAAATTATGATATAATATTTATATAAGGAAGTGATAAGTATGAAAAATATTATAGGAATGAATTTGCAAGAAGCAAGAAAATATTTAGACTTAACTGTCGAACAAGTGGCGGCAGTGATGCATATGGAAGCTAGTGAAATTGAGGCATATGAGTCTGGGAAAAAGTGTCCTGATAGCCGCATACTTATTAACTTCTCAAAACTTTATGGGGTAACTTGTTTAGAGCTATTGACAGAACACGACTTTACATTAAGTAAGGACGAGAAAGCAGTAGCAGAACTTTTAAAAATAAGAAACGAATTTTAGAAACATCTTTGATTTTTATTAAAAAATATTATATAATATATATGTAATAAATAAGAAAGGTGTGTGTGATTATGTTAAAGAAAGATTTAATTAGAAAATTTGTTAAAAGTATAGACAAAGATTTTAAGGTTTCTTTCACTGATACTTTTGAGGTAGACATACCTGAAGAACATATTTATATAACATTTGATCACGATAAAGAATTAGATAAGATGTATGATGATTTCTTATATGAACAATTTGGTAAAAGATATAATGTATTCTTAATGAGTTTACTTCATGAAGTTGGTCATATAATGACTTATGAAGACGAACTAGAAGAGGGTAGAGATATTATTTATGGTTTATTAAAATTAAATTATGAAGAAGGTAAATCAGATGTTGCTGAATATAATCATGAATACTTTTTAATTCCTATGGAATTTGAAGCAACTTCTTGGGGAGTATGGTATTACGAAAATCATAAAGAACAATGCGATGAACTAATAAGAAAGTTAGGAGTGTGATATTTATGTTCAAAAGAAAACCAAAAAAAGTATATGTAGTTACTGGAATAACTTATGAATTAGATGCTTGGGCAGAAAATCGTGCATATCCAGTATTCCCAACTAAAATGGTATTTAGTTCTTATCATAAAGCACTTAAATTCATTAAGGAGATAATTGATGATGTCCGCAATGAAGCTAAAGAAATGGAATATGAATTAGTTAAATGTGAGTTTAAAAAAGAATTTAATACACTTGAAATAGAGTTTGAAACAGGAACTGTTGAAAATTGGGTAATAAATGAACGAGAAGTTCTATAATAAAAGGAGGAATTGAAATGACACTTGGAGAAAGAATGAAAGAATATGAAATGCAATCTAGAACAAGATTACTTCGTAGAACACCAGTAATTATTAGATTGGACGGTTGTCATTTCCACACTTGGACAAGAGGATTAGATCGACCTTATGATGCAAACCTTATTAGAATTATGCAAAAGACAATGTTATCTCTATGTGAACAAATTCAGGGGTGTGTATTAGGTTATACTCAATCAGATGAGATTACTCTTGTTTTAGTAGATTACCAAAAAATAGAAAGTATGGCTTGGTATGATAACCAAGTTCAAAAGATGTGTTCAGTTGCCGCAAGTATAGCAACTAACGCTTTCCAAAAAGCTCTTGATGAAGAAATAGAAATGTTAGAAATAGATGCTCAATGGCATAATCAAAACTTTATGTTAGATGATGAGCTTTATTGTTGGAAAAAGGCTGAATTATTAAGAGATAAAAGATATAAGGCTAATTTTGATGCAAGAGCATTCAATATGCCAACATATGAGGTAGTTAATAATTTGATCTGGCGTCAACAAGATTGCACAAGAAATAGTGTAAACTTATTAGCTCAATCATTATATCCACATAAAGAATTACAGGGTATCAATAGTAAAGATTTACAAGATAAAATGTTTACTGAAAAAGGCATAAATTGGAATGAGCAAAGAACTGATTTTAAAAGAGGGGCTTGTGCTATAAAAGACTCTGATGGAAAATGGTTTATAGATACTGAAATACCTATTTTTACTGAAAATAGAGAGTATATCCGCAAATTAGTAGATTTAGATTAAAATAAATAATCTCTTTTGATTTTTTATAAAAATTATTATATAATTATATTGTAAAAAATGAAAGGGAAGTGATTTGAATGAAAAAGAAAATTATGAAGAGGCTTCATGAAATCTTAATTGAGATTGTAAAAGCCAATGATGCTGACCTTGACAAAATAGGTGCAGAATTAGTTGAAATTGAAAAGAAACTAATGGGGTATCAACCTAAAGCACCTGAAAAGAAAAGTTTATTTTAAACTTTTCTTAAAATATAATTGCCGGTGGTGAGACCGAAAGTGAAAGATCGAGTAAGGTATAACGAACCGCTGCAAAGTATATAGTCGTTAGCATATGGACACAAGGTGAACAATAGGGTAATAAACTTGTGCGGCAATTATATTTTAAGAAGAGTTTAAGATTATTGCTTGATAATTTATAAAAATTATTATATAATATATATGTAATAAGAAAAGGGAAGGTGATAATATGAAAAATGTAAAATTTACTGCAAACGAATTATTAGATAGCATCAATAAAGAATTATCTCAAGGAGATATAAATGAAATCTACAAAGCATTAGTTGCTTGGAATGTAGGACTTCAAGAAATTAAACCTGAAGATGAAGAAAAATTAGACAAAGTAATAGATTATTATTTTGACAAAGATTATATTAGAGGGTTCATCAATGAAGAAATATTAGATTATGCTATTGAATTATTTGATGACGAAGAAGAAATCTAATTTGATAATTTATAAAAATTATTATATAATATATATAGATAAAGAAAAGGAGTGATATTTATGATGAAGATAATTATAAAGCAAGAGCCATATAATTATGAACACGCTGGAAGTCAACCATATGATGTTGAAACAGTATTCACTTTAAACGAAGATATTTCTGCTGATGAGGCTATCTTAGCATTTATGAGAGCATTAAATATCGCAACTTATCACGCAACACTAAAAACATTAAAAGATTTAGTTGCAGATTTAGAATATGAATATAAAGACAACGATAGAATAATGTAATTATTCGGGAGTTTGTGAAACCCACTAAGTGAGCAGGGTAATGCTTAAACAGAGGTTCTCCCATAAACAAAAACTACGGCAATAAGCCCACTTCATATGGAGCTATGTAATTGCGGGTATCGTTTGCTACATAGTAGCTATAATTGCGAGGAACGTTTTAGCTCCCTTCCTAAAACTAATAATTGGCTAGGTCTGTAAAGGTGGAAGTACAGCCTGTAAGTAGAAGTCCATTAAATAAAGCAATCCAATTTCTAAAAACTACCTGCGTCAACTCATATGAGAACTACGCACGGGGGCCCGATCCCTCCATACTGATTAGGTTCGGTATGTGCCAGAGACTGTGGACAAAATTGGAGGTAGTTTATATATAAAAAGAGTAATCAGGGGCATATGCGAATGAGAATAAAAAGGGTATCCTGAGTCTCACTCAACTGTCGGCTACAGGACAGGATAAAAGAGGGTGTAGTAGAGTTTTAATGGAATGGCTGATAATCCCGTCAGGTGTGTAACGGCTTTAGGGGAACCTGAGAACAAGCCACTTATAAAAGTTATTTGATAATTTATAAAAATTATTATATAATATATATGTAAATAAGAAAGGGAAGTGATTGTTATGTGGAAAGTTTATAGATATGCAGAAAAAGATATAGTAACTGAAGATGGAACATTAGTTATTCCAGCTAATACTTGGTATTTAATAGGGGACTATGATGATTTGTTTACTGTTGCTAATATAGTAAACCACGAAATATATTTATATAACTGCACAGCACATAGTGAAGATCCAAACCCTAAGTTCAAAATAGTTAGCAACTTTGCATAATATTTGATAATTTATAAAAAATATTATATAATATATATGTAAAGAAAAGAAAAAGAGAAATATATGGTTTGGTACTCCCTGTTGGTAGAAGGAGCTAAGTATATACCGAGCTACTGAGTAGCGAAATATATCAGCCAATTCTTAAAAAATTATTTGATAATAATTAAAAATTATTATATAATATATATAGAAAAAGAAAGAAAAATAGTTGAAACAATCTACCAAGAACACTTGGTGACGAGGCCGATAAAGTTTCTTCCTGAAAAGGTCTTATTAGTGGCGAAACGGTTTTAACCTAATAATCGTTTAGGGGTTTGGTATAGACCTTATCCCTAGACGCTAATATAGAAAGCGTAGAGCGACCGACGCTATATAAGAGGGCGTAGTTACCGCGAGTTGACTTAAACCCACTCGTAAAAATGTATATAAAGAAAGGAATTGAGGAGAAATGGAAAAAATGACTAAGAAAGAATATTTTGGAGAAATCAAAAAAATCGTAGAAGGAGCTAATGTTGATAACAGAGATGAAATCATAGAATTCATCGACAGACAAGTTGAATTGTTATCAAAGAAATCAAACACTAAAACAAAAACTCAAAAAGAAAACGAAGTTTTAGTAGAAGGAGTATATGAAGCATTAGTTGCTGTTGCTAAACCTGTAACTGTTACTGAGTTACAAGAAGCAAATGAAGATATGGCTAACTACTCAAACCAAAAATTATCTGCATTATTAAGAATGTTAGTAAATGCTGGGAGAATAGTTAAGACTATCGACAAGAAAAAATCTTACTTCTCAGTAAACGCTGACTAAGATAATACGAGGGGCTAGATCCCCTCTTTTTCTTTTCAACCTATTTCCGCACCGGCTTTTTTTAAAAAATAGGTTAAAAATCTATTGACATTTTTAAAAAAATATGTTATAATATATATAGAAAATGAAAAAGTAATAAAAATTCTTATGAAAGGGAAGGGTGATTGTTATGAGATACAAATTAAATGAAACAAAGGAAATTAGAATTCCAGATGAGGATATCCAAAGATTAATGTCTACTATGAAATTAGACCAAGATGAAGCTGTTCAACTTTGGTTAGAAGACGAAGGATACTTAATCAATGAAGAGCAAGAAGCACTTTGCAGAAAAGCAAAAGAAAACAAAGTAAAAACTAGGGGCGAGAGAAAAGCACCTATCGTATTAAAAAACAAAAAAGAAAAAGTTGTAAAAGACAATCCAACAAAAGAAATGGTTATCTCAGAAATAGCAAAAATACTTCCAGCTTTTGCAACTAATATCAAAATAGAAAACAAGGCTAAGTTAATCACTTTCAATATTGGAGATGATGAATTCAAATTAGACCTTGTTCAAAAGAGAAAGAAAAAAGGAGAATAAAATTAGGGGGACTGCATTATGAAGAAAGAGCAACTGTTAAAGATACTAACAATAGTAGCAATAATTATCATAGTTATATTTGTTTTAATGGTAATCAATGTAACTATTGGAATGTATATTGACCACCAATGCTATCAACTAGAACCTAATGAAAATTATATATCAACAATTTGTGAACGATACTGGAAATAATTTCTTTTCTATATAAAGAAAGGAGATTACATAATGAGATTTGAATTTCGAGGACAACAAAAAGATACTCCTAATAAATGGGTCTACGGTAGTTTGATCGGCGATGATATTATATATGATACTGAGTGCCATAGAGTAGACCTTAACTCGGTGGGATTTAGTTCAGGATTACATGATTGTTTTGGAATAAAAATTTTTGAGAACGATATTATATTAAACTTAAAAACGAACCAATACTATGAAGTTACATTTGACGGGACTGATTTCTGGTTGAAGCGATTTTCCGCACCGTTTAACTTTATGCTATTGACAGATATAGATTTAGATGTAATTAAAGTAGTTGGTAACTCATATAAAGTTGAGGAGGAATAAAAGTGCTAGAAACATTGATTGGGATACTTATCCTATTGAAACTAATCTTTGGAACTATCATAGTTCACGAAGTAAGAAAGCCTCAAACGGTCATTATAAGACCATACAGTGAATTTTTCGATACAGAAGATAATTTCACAGAGGACGATTTTGAAGAAGAGGAAGAGTCTGATATATCTATATAGGGGCTCTTCCTTTTTGCTATTGTGTCTTAAAAATCATTGTCTTTTTAAGAGGGGTTTTAAGACAAAAAAGAACGAATATATTCAACTCACTGTGGACAATCATAGTTAATTTTATCAACAAAATATTGATATATAATTAGAAAGGAGAGATACAATTATGACTTTAAGAGAAGTCGCTCAACAACTTGGGAAAAGTGAAAGCACTATCTATAAAAACTTTAAAAGAACCCAAGAAACGTTGAAAAAGAAAGGTATCATTCTTACTAAATGGGGCGTAGATGATTACGAAATAGAATATGAAGAACAAGATGAAGATAAAGAAACTTATCTAGAGAAAATGAGAAGAGAATACAAAGAAAGCAAAGGAGATAAGTAAGATGGATACAAAGACAAAGTACTTTACAGTGTACAATATGAAGTACGCAATGGAATTAAAAAATAAGGGGCATAAAGTCGTTGAAACACTTCCTAATCCAAAGAAACCTAGCTTTATGTGTTGGGTATTCGAAGTTGATGAAACCTTTCATCTAGACTTTGCGCACATTAAAGGGGGTGCCCGCATTGGAAGATAAGAAAATTACAGTTCGTCAAGAATGGATTGATAGTGCTCTTGATTTACTTGACAAAGAAGAACTAAAAGAATATATATATGGAATTGTTATGTACGGGCTATATGATGAAAAAATAAACCCTGAAAATAAAACAGTTAAGATGTCCTTAAATTTAATCTATCCTAATATAGATAGGATAACTAACTATAAACAAAAATTTGAGGGCGGCGGTAGTAAAGACAATGGAAGACCGCAAAAATATGATGCTGTTGAAGTTTGGCAATTATGTCAACAATTTAAAACAGGAAGAGAAGTAGCTAATGCTCTTGAAGAGAAATATGGGGGCGAAGTTAATCTAAAAGGTCTATATAGTAATAAGGGTTGGATAAATAGAAAAGATCCTAACTTTTTAGGGGGCGTAGATGAAACTCCTACAAGTAAAAAAGACTTTACTTTTTAGGGGCGGTAGTTCTCGATCAAAGATCTTTTAGGGGGTGCTTCCGCATCCGCAAGATTGAGTTTTGCAAAAATTAAGAATTACTTTTTAGAATTTTCGGCTGAAAAATTCTGTAAATGTCTGAAAAGTCGACAAATGGTTTTTCCGACGAGTTGTCTGAAAAGTATATGATTTTGTCTGAAAAAGAATCTTTTCGGAATCTTATAAGAGTCTTTTAAGACAAGTTTTAAGACAAAAATGCTTAAATAAAATGCTAGATTTGTCTGAAAAGTTAATGAATTTGTCGGAAAAAGAGTCTTTTTCAGAGTCTTTTCCGATTCTAAAAAGAGTCTTTTCGGAGTATTCTGAAAAACTAATATAATATAAGAGAATTTTCAGAATTCAGACAAATTCTGAAAAGAAAAAAGAGCTTCGCTCTTTTTTAAGGCTGGGCTGATCCGATATGAAGAGATAGAAAGTGAGGTATTGCCGCATATGGTAGAAGTAGATAAATTAGATTTGACTATTGATGAGATAAATTTTATAGTAGATGGTTATAAGAATAAAGTAGCTGCCGCATGTAAAGAATATATTGATAGTAAAGATAAGAATATAAAGAAGTTAAAAGCAGTAATAGAAGATTGTGAAGTAGGTATGGAAGAGTTTAATGAGATAATAGAGAAGGCGCCAATAAAGATAGATGGAAACACTATACATATTAGTGGTAATAGTAGTTCTATTACTTATTCTCCCTGGAGATAACAGATAGTATAATGTTGTTGCTATTGATATAACAGAAATAAAAATATAAGGATAAGGTAAGATATATATGTGTATATATATGTATGTACTATATGCCGTGCCTCGGGTCCTGATATATGAGTTTCTTATTTCATCCTTATCGTTATCGTTTTTGTTATATATAAAAAATGAAGAGTTCTTTAAACTCTTTTTTGTTAGGCTCTTGACTTGTAATTTGGCTTTATCTATTAACTTTATACTTTTGACATAAAAATGTTAAGAACTAATAAAAATAATTAATTTTTCGAGGCTTATTTTGCTTCTCTTGATTTTTATTAAAAAATTTGATATAATTATAATGGGAGAGAATAATAATAATAGGATGCGGAAACCGACCGCGTTCTTTTTACGATTTAGACGATGCTTAATTTATATTATTTGATTTTATTTAAAAAATATATTATAATATAATGGGAAAGTTTTGTCTTTTTTTTTTTTTTTTTTTGCGGAGACCTCGATCTAAGATCATTGAGCGATAGAGTAATCGCGCGTTAAAAATATCGTTTTTTTATATTATAACATATTTTATTTATTTTGTCAAGTAAAAATTTTCATTTTAGATCAAAGGTATATGGACCCCGGTCCACGATTATATGTTTAGTTTTGGGATATTTGTGGCGCATATGGAGTTCAACTTTGCGAGGAAAAAAATTGCATATGGGGGTTTACGGGCGAAAAACGGCATCGCGACGTTCCACCGCGAGCCGTCGATTATAACACATTTCCGCTAAAAGTCAAGCATTTTTTATAAAAAAATGCAATTTTTAACACTTTTTACACAAAAAAAGAAGAAAATCTTTTATTTTTCTTCTTTTTTCTTGCGTTTTTGCACTAAATCAACCTTAAAATCTTCATTTTTGAAAGAAAATGTAATCAATTTGGCTTTATTTTCTATTTTCAAGTCAGTTATTTCAAGATTTTGAAGTGCATTTGCAATAGTTTGAATAATTAACTCTTTGGTAGGGTTTTCTTTGACTACCCTTTCTTTTTGAGTTTTCTTTTTAGTTGTATCAGTTGCAACTAACTTAATTTTGTTTTGTTTAGATTTTTCTACAAGTTCTTCTTGTTCTTCATTTACAAGATAGCCCTCATCTTCTAACCACATTAACAAAACATCTTCTAGGTCAGTATCTAGTGCTTTAATAGTTTTTTCTACCCATTCGGCACTAACTTTTACAACCTTTCCAGTTTCAAGTGTTAGTTCGTAAACTTTACCATTTAATTTGTAGTCTTTCATTTTAACCACCCTTCCTTTCTTACATTATAAGTATACCACTATTTAAAAAATAAGTCAATAGTTTTGTGAAAAAAAATAAAAAAACTTTTTTGCAAAAAAGACTTGACAAAAACTCAAAGGTGTGGTATAATAGAAATAGCGGGGTGAAGGCGACCGCAGTGGAGCCGAGGGGTGTAAAAAAAGTGTAAACCATTTGTCAGGTTTACACTTGGATAAAGTTTTGGGGAGTGTCAAGTTGACATTTGACACTCAATTTGACTAGGCAACTGTAAAGTAAGATTTCTTTTTGTCAACTGTCTTTACAACTTGGTTGCTTTCAACTAATTGTTTTAGTAAAGCACTTAATTTTTGGTTGCTATAATTAGCCATTTCAGTATTTAATTCTTGCATTTCAGTTATTGTAACTGGTTTAGCAATTTCAGTTAGTGCATTTACGATAGCACCTTTAATACTTTCGTTTTCGATTTGAGTTTTAGTTTGAGTATTTTTTGAACTCTTACGATTTAATAATTCGATTTCGTGTTCACAGAACTCAACTATTCTTGTGTCGTTAGCACATACTCCTTTAATCATTTCAAACATTTCTCTTTTTGTCATTTTTTCCATAATATCTACCTACCTTTCTTTTCTATATTATTTTTAATGACTTTGTAAGATTTCTTTTTTCTTTATCTTACATATTTATTATAACATAATCATTTTAAATTGTCAATAGTTTTTTTTAACTTTTTTAATTTTTTTTAATGATTATGTGATAACCTTTTTTCTTTATCTTACATACTTATTATAACATTTTATTTTTTAAAAGTCAAGCATTTTTTTTAATTTTTTTATTTTTTTAGAACTCTTTTCTTAACTTTTCTATAATAATTATAACATTTTATTTTTAAAAAGTCAATAGTTTTTTAACTTTTTTATTTTTCTTTAGCGTCGAACTCTACGCCTAGATAATCAGTTTCATTTAAAACGATTTCTTCATTATTGTATTGGTCTATAACTTGGTTTTCGGCGTCGATTTTATCAATTGCTTTAACTATAACTTTTCTTTGTAAAGTTTCAGTGATGTAAACAACGAACTCTTTTTTTTCTTCCATTTTTATCACCTTTCCTTTCTTACATTATAATTATACTATAAATAAAAAAATAAGTCAAGCATTTTTTAAAACTTTTTTATTTTTTTTAGTTTTGGGATTTTTTGTCAATTTACGTAAACTTGACATGTCAAGTGTGAAATACTTGACATGTAAATTGACATGTAAAGCACTCCGCGGCGGCGGATCGCGGAGCGCTCGCAGCATTATAGCACATTTCCGCGATTTTGTCAAGTGTTTTTTGAAAAAAAAATAAAAAAAAACTAAGGGGTTGCCCCTTAGTTAAAAATCTTATATAGAGAAATAAGATTTTTTCTTATCAACAGTTTTTACAACTCTGTTTTCAGCAACTAGTTGTTTTAAAAGTGCTGATAATTTTTGATTAGAATAGTTTGCCATTTCGCTATCTAATTCTTGTAATTCAGTGATAGTTACTGCTTTAGCAACTCTTTCTAAACTTTCAACAATAGCATTTTTGATGCCTTCATTTTCAATTTGTGTTTTAGTTTGAGTTGATTTGCTTGATTTTCTATCAAGTAATTCTAATTCGTGGTTAATAAACTCTACGAATAATTCATTTGAAGCGATTGCCTCAACCTCTAGCATTTTTGAGAATACCTCTCTTTTAGTTAATTTTTTGTTTTCCATAATATCTACCTACCTTTCTTTTAATTTTATTATGGTGTAATAAGTTTTAACTCTTTTCTTATTACATTTATATTATATCATAACTAATTTATAAAGTCAATATTTTTTTTTAATTTTTTTAACTTTTTTTATTAGTTATGTTATAACCTTTCTTTATTACATTATTATTATAACATTTTATTATTTAAAAGTCAAGCATTTTTTAAAATATTTTTTATTTTTTTTATTTCCCTTTCCTTAACTTTCTATAATAATTATACTATTAATTTTAAAAAAAGTCAATAGTTTTTTTAAAGTTTTGGGAAAAAATTTTCGCGATACACCTGGATGCGTTGTAGATCAGATTTTTCAAAGGGGCTATTCCAAGCAAAAAACGTCGCGTGACGTCCCACCACGCGACGTCGCATACAAAAAAAAAGATTTTTAATCTTTTTCAATTATTTTCGTAATAACCGACATCCGCAAAATAAAAATGAGAATTAATTCTCATTTGCTTGATAATCAAAAATGATGATTGTATCAGGATAATTACTATAGATTTGACTATAACCATTTTTTAACATTTCAGTTAACCATTTATCAGTATTTTCAACACCTCGAATTTTTTCTTGTTTAGCATAATTATTTAACCAATCAACCATTTCTTGTTCAGTTTTAAATAAATATGGAAATTCACCCTCTACATTTACAAGACTATAATATTTTACATTTTTCATTCTATCACCCTTTCTTTATTACATTATTATTATATCAAATTATTAAAAATAAGTCAATAGTTTTTTGTAGTTAAAGAAGATTTAATCTTCTTCAACTACTTTTGAATAATCTCTCCAACTTGGAGAAGTGTTTAAACTTACTATTGTATTTCCTAATAAGTTTAAAGAGTGTTTAAAGATTTCAATTTCAATGTCAATATCTTCAAGTCCAGTGTGGGCTTCTTCAAATTGATTATTGTTTGAAATGTAGCAATAAATTGCTTGTGCAGTGGTTCTAACTCTACCACTATTAGTAATAAAGCAACTATCTTTCATAGAGTTTAGTCTGTCTTTATTTTCTAAGCAATAGTTTGCATAATCTTTTGAAAAAGTGATAATCTTTGATAATTCCATAGTATCAAGTAAATCAATATTTTCAAATGGGTTATTAACTCCAAAATCTTCAAATAATCTTGCCATAGCAGTTTTATCAAAATTGCCATTGTGAGCAACCATTATTTTTATTGCATATCTTGAAATAGTTTTTTCAATGTCTTTTGAGATATCATTAACACTCATTGTTTTGTATCTCTTGTCATTTTCTAACTTTTCAAAATAGTTTGGATATTTAGTAGCACTAAATGTTGATAACATTATATACTTATTATTAAAGAACTTTCTAACTAGATAACTTTTTTCTTTTACAACTTTCATTGTTTCAGTATCTAGTATTTTCATACCAATTTCAAATGGTAAAATACTTTCTTTTACATTTAATGTTCCTATTGTTTCAGTATCAATAAACATTAAATATCTTTCTTTTTTTAAATCAATTTTTTTCATAATTTTTAATCATTCCCTTTCCTTATTGATTACATTATAATTATATCAAATTGAGATTTATTTGTCAATACTTTTTTAACATTTTTTTAATTTTTTAGCAAGTCGGTTGCTAAAAGTCAAGAACTAACTTTTTGCAACCGAACTTTTCAACTACTAGATTAACAAGTGCTTGATAAGTCATTTCTTTGTTGATGTTGTCTAATAGTGTATAATAATCACAAGGAAATAACTCACTTTTGCAATTATTCTTTTCAGCAATAGCAAATGTCCCATTATAGTTTTTTTGTAAGTATAATATCATAACTTAACACCTCTTTCTCTTACATTATAATTATCTCATACTATAAGAAAAAAGTCAAGTGTTTTTTACAATTTTTTTAAAAAAGTTTTGGGATGCGGCAACGCCTCCTAGCGTATCATTTTTCGATTTTCACAACTCCAAAGTGTAAATATTATGTAAAATCGGCGCGCCACGACCCAACGCGCGCCGACACGCCTGGTAGAGTTGTTAAAATTTTATTTAATAAAAAAAGCAACTATTTTGCGTATTTAGCTGCTTTTGGATTAGCATTTCTGCCGTGTAGTTTCTTGTTAGTTTTTCCCTTTCTAGCAAGATTTTCTGCAGTTCTCATAAATTGTGCTGCGTTTTTGTCAACTACTACTTTGTTGACTACTGGTTTTCTTTTAGCCATTGTAATCACTCTCCCTTTCCTTTATTACAATATTATTATAGCACTTTAGAAATTATTTGTCAATAGTTTTTTGTTAAAAACTTTCAATAATTTGCTCTTTTGTTAAATCTATTTCTTCAACAATTATAGGATATTCATTATCTTTATTATAGAAAATATCATTTTGTAATTCTTGAATACCTAGTTGTTTTGCTTTTTCTTTTGTGTCTGCAACAACAATAACATTTTTTATCATATCATAATCATCACTTTCTTGTTTTACTAAAAATATTTTTTTAATCATTTCTATCAATTCCTTTCTTATTTACATTATTATTATACCACCTTATCAAAAGGTTGTCAATACTTTTTTGCATTTTTTTTATTTTTTTTGGTAAAAGAAGAAATTATCTTCTTTTACCTTTTTTGTTTGAAAGTTTTGGTCTTAAACCTAATCTTTCATTTTTACGAGTTTGGTCTTGAGCCTCGTATTTTGCTCTGATTTGATGTCTTTTAGCAGGTGTTATTTTTTTTGCCATAATAATCAACTCCCTTCCTTTATTACATTATTATTATAACATACTTGCTTTTTAATGTCAATACTTTTTTAAAAGTTTTTTTATTTTTTTTCAACTTTACAAGTCCAATAACTATCGCCATCTTTTGTGTGATGTTCTACAATGTTGTTTTCACTACCACAACGAGTGATTGCTCTATCTTTTTCGTGATTGTATTGTAATTCTAATAATTTAAAACAACCAACAATTCCTAAAATACAAATTCCATAAAATAATACTTTTTTCATTTTCATAACCTCTTTCTTTCTTCATCTTACATACTTATTATACACCCTAAACAAATAAAAGTCAATAGTTTTTTTAAAAAAAATTAAAAAATTTTTTACTTTACACTCACCCTGACAACGCACCCTGGTGTATCGGGAAATGAAAAAAAATTAAAAAAATTGCGAAAACCCCTTGACAAAATCCGTTGGTTGTGGTATAATAAAAAAACGACCTGTGCCGATCGCGCACAGGCCGAAAAATTTGTCAATACCTTTTTTACAAAAAATTAAAAATAAGAGATAATTCTCTTATTTTTGTGTATAACTATTGTAAATTGATGTTACATTTGGCACCCAGTTTACATTTAAACCTTTTGGGTCATTTTCAGCACCAACTGGACAATACTTTGCACCAATTTGCTCAATTGTAGTTAAGCCTTCATCAAAATAATAGTTTTTTAGAACACTTACAAAGTGGTCAAGTCCTTCTTCATAAGTGGAATAAGATTTTAAACCTTTACTTGTCATTATACCACCAAAGTTGTGATTTTCAGTAAAGGCTTTACTAGTCCAATAGCCAGTTTCATGAGTAGAAATTGCAACAACTAGTAAACTTTGTTTTTCAGTTAAGCCTTTTTCAATAGCCTTATCATAAATCTTACAAGCATTTTCATTGTCAAACTTACAAGTTGTATTTTCAACTTTTTCTTCAATAGCAGGCTTTTCAGTAGTTTCAACTGGAAGATTTTCAGTTGCTATTGCAACTTTTTCAGTTGTCTCAGTTTTTGCACTAACTGATTTACTTGGAACATTTACAAAGTTTAGAATTGCTAAACCAATTAAACTATAAACAACTCCAACTCTTAAAAGTCTAGGTAATTTCATAAATAATTTAGCCATTAAGTTATCAATAAACTTAATTATTAAGTAAATTATTTTTACTATTGACTTTCCTATCATAAATAAGGCTTTGACTAATAACATTAACATTTTTAAAATTATATTTAATTCTTTTTTCATAATTTTCAATCCCTTTCTTATCTTACATTTATATTATAACACATAGCGTTTTACTTGTCAATACTTTTTAGTTATTTTCATAATAATTTTGTAAATCTTTGTCAACATTTTCTTTTAACCAATTTATTATTTTTTTAATCATTGTAAGCACCTCTCTCTTTATCTTACATACTTATTATAACACCAATAAAAGCAAATGTCAATACTTTTTTTAAAATTTTTTTATTTTTTTCTAGGTTTTGGGAATGTAAAATCTTCGTAAAATTTTCAAAAAAGGGTTGACAAAATCTCCCAAGTGTGTTATAATATAAAAAATGGCGCGCAACGACCGCCCGCGCGCCAACGTAAAGAAGGTGTCTAGTTGACACCTGTTGACATTAAGCGAAGAAGTCTTGCAATTCTATTAAGTTTTTAATAGACCAACCTTTCCAAAGACCTCTTGAATTATCGGCTAGGGAAGTAAGTCTTTTAATACCCCTACCCCCACAAGCACACCACTCGAAAAGGTTTTTTGAATAATCATCTAATAAATAACAATCTTCATTTATAGTTATGTTGTATTTGCTTTCAATTATCTTTGCTTTGTTTTCTCCTAAACGACAAAGAGTTATGTTAGCACTATTGACATTAGGTAAGAACTTACTTAACCATACAAGTTTGTCTTTATCTGCTTGTTCATTTGGACTTGCAGAAATCACAAATACTTTGTTTGTCTTTGCTAATTCGTTTATAACTTCAATGTTTACATAAGCACCAAGTTTTGCGAAGAAACCTTTTTCTTTATCAAATCTTTCTAAAGCATTTCTTACATTAAACTTTGCAACTGTTCCATCTAAATCAATAAATAATCTTTTCATTTAAATCAACTCTTTTCTTCTATTTCTTTACATTATTATTATCTCATAAAGTTTATTATTTGTCAATAGTTTTTGTTTAATTATTTTATTTTATTTTCATTATTTTTATTTTATTACTTTATTGTTATTGTGTGTGTTTACTACATTGCTGTGATGTAGTAAACACCTTTAACACATAAACATCTTACAAAGTTCTTTGTATCATTGTTGTTATAGTTAACAAACCTTTCATTGATTTCTTTTAATAAGATACTTTTTTCATAAGCCTCTATTATTTCTCCAACAACATAATCATAACATTTAAACATTTCAATCATTCCTTTCACTTTTATCTTACATTATAATTATACTATAATAACTATTTATTGTCAATACTTTTTTATTATTTATTTTATTTTATTCTTGAAAACTTTTACCAAATTTAGTTAAAATCTTCATTATTATTACATTTGTTATTATTATAACAATTAGTATAATGTTATAAGTGTTGTTGCCAATGCTGTCTATTGTCATAGCAATAAATGCAATACTTAACATAACAATACTTGTTAAAAAGTTCTCAACCTTAGTTTTTAAATATCTTTTTTTATTTCTTTTCATTTTAATCAACCTCTTTCTCTTACATTATAATTATCTCATACTATAAGAAAAAAGTCAATAGTTTTGGGAAAGTTTTTTAATTTTTTTACAGGTTGACATTTCAAGCGTAAAATTACTTGACACTTACTTTACATAAAAATCGGCTCATCACGTCCGCCGATGAGCCTACGGCATGACGATTAATACAATACTCTTTGCTAATAATTTAATTCATTTAAAGTCTTTAAGTTGTTTAGAATTTCAATTCTTAATTTGTTTCCTTAAATCATTTTTGAAAATAAAAAATCGTTTATTCACAGAGTTCAAGTTAAGTCTGTTTTGTTGGCCTGTCCCCGCGTATTTGAAGCGGCTGTAAAATTTCATCTGGCTTCAGGTACCAAGATTCTTTACAATAGAATAGGGGGGTGATTTTCGGGAAAAAATTTAAAACGTTTTCTGAAAATTGGTTTGCCTCGACATAAAAATCTCCAAATGTTTTTTAGATTCGAAAACACGACAAGCGTGTATCCTTTCAATTTCAAAAGACGATTTATTTTTAAAACCTCAGTAATAATTTTGTAACCTCCGCAAATACATATACAAGAAACAGAGTCATGCTCCATAAAGTGACCTTTGCCGCAATCACTTTACCTTTTTGATACCATTTCATCTCACTAAAATTTAAATCAGTTTCCCATGTCCACATAATACAATGTACTATACAAACGCTACCAATTACCGTAACTATATTATAAATTATGTCTATCCAATTTATCATCATCATTTCCCTCCATCTCTTCTTCAATCTCGTCACAATAATCGTAAAACGACGTCACCGCATAATTAAATATGCCTGCGGCAATCATTACTCCTATTGATTCTAATATAACCCAAATAGTATTTTTTGGCATTAATCCATAGTTGGCTATAAAGATTATAAATGCCCCTAAACCTATAATTCCAAAAGTACAGAACCATACAAGTCCTTTAAATATTTTATTTTCCATTGTCTAACTCCTCCTTTAGCTTTCTCTTTAGTATTTCATATCTAATTTTATCTAATGTGCGGAGACCTCGCTCATCGATCTTATCCTCTGGGTCTAAGTTCTCATCTTTGACTTCTTTAACATGATTGCAATAGAAATCGCATAGTGTAATAGCATCTTCAACTGAAAGCGGATTTCCATCTGCGTCTTTCTCTTGTTTTAAGTTTATTAAATAAGAAGGTCTAATAGCTTCATAACAAATTTCAAGCGGATTTCCTCTAACATATAAATCAATAAAATCAGATAATCTTGCGCAATGACTTAATTGTTTTCCATCATATCCATATTTTTCAATCTTATCAATAATTCCTGGATATGGATGACATAATGCTTTTCTCTTTTCATAAGCCATTCCTGCAATACATCTTAAAAATTGGTTGCGGTTATAGTTTGCTATTAATTCACGATTTTTAAACATTTCCGCAATTAAATCCTCATATTTAGGATTTACAATCCACACTTTACTATATAATAATTCTATATAACTTAAATTCATTTTTTTAAACATATCAAACATTACTCTAATATCTTTTACTTCTGCGTGTTCGTTATTATCCATGATTTCTACTGTTGATATTGGGCTCTTGTTATTGATAAAATCTTCAAGAGATGGTAATACTATTGACTTGGTATCAACATCTGATTGATATTCTTCTGTATAAATATCTAATCCATAGTTTTGGCTGCCTTGAAGTATAGTACATACAACATCATAACCTTTTGATTGTAGATATTGATAGTGCTCTTGAACTCTTTTTGTAATAGCATCATCTTTCTTTTTTCTTTCATATAAGGCTTCTTCATATTCTAAAATCATATTACCGTCTCACTTTCTTTTTATTTATTTTTCTTATCTATATATATTATATTATATTTTTTTATTAAAGTCAACAGAAGATCTTAAATCTCCCTTGACAAAACAAAAAATTTATGATAAAATATTTTTAGAAAAGGTCAAGAATGATTAAATATTTTAATTGGTTTAACAAATAAGAAAGGAGCGCGGAGGCATGGATCAAGAGACTAAAGGTCCCGTTAAATTAGACTACACATTAAAAACAGCAAAAGAAAGAGTCGAATTTGTTGCACAGCTACCTAAGGAACAATTAAAAAGTAAGAAATATATTGAGATATTAGCGGATTATATTATTTCAGCAATGACTAAAGAAGAAAAGAAAAATAAAGAAATATTAACAGACAATAGAATGGTAACAATAAATAAAAGAGAAACATCATATCAAGGATTAGTAAGTAAATTTGAAAATGGAGAAGATGGAATATATAACCTTATGATAGAAGATAAGAATGTCTTATTAACTCCTAAGGTATCTATTACAGAAAAAGATATTGCGGAAATACCTGCTTTAAAAACATTAAGAGAGAGTATTGAAGCAGTTGAAAAAATGGTTCAAGCAGCAACCGGAAAAAGAAAATTTCTTTTAAAGAAACAACTTATAGAAATGCGTCAAGAGCAATATATAATTAAAAACGATTACAAACAAACTAGTTTAACCCCCAGTGGCGGAAATGGAAATGCTATTAAGAATTTAACTAGTGCTGATTTAAGTGAAAATATAACAATAGATGAAAATGGAGAACCAACTAGTGATGGTTTAATTAATTTCTTTAATTGGAATCATATCTCTGCATTATTATGTAATTATAGTGCATTAAAAGAAGATTGTTGGGGAAAATTCAGTAGTGATTTATGGTATGTTATGTTAGATTTAGATAATTTAGTAGAAGCAACATTAAATAATGATAAATACCAATTATATTATAAATTATTAATTTATAAAATAGATGGAAAACAAAATGTAGAAATACAAGAGCTACTAGAAAAAGAATTTGGTATGACTCATTCTGTAGAATATTTGTCGTCTTTATGACGTAATAAAATTCCTAAGATGATTGCGGAAACAGCTAAAGAACAATATTTAGAATGGCATTTTACATATAAAGAAAAAGGGAAATGGAAAAAATGTACTAGATGTGGAAAAACTAAATTAGCTACAAATAGATTCTTTTCTAAGAATAGTACTTCTAAAGATGGATGGTATAGCATCTGTAAACAATGTAGAAACGAAAAAAGTGCAGAAATGCGTAAAAATAAAACTAAGTAGAAGGAGGTGCGGAAATGGCTAATAAATTATGTCAAAAATGTGGAAAAATGCTTGATGAAGATACTCAATTTTATACTTATAAAGATGGTACTAAAACAGAAATGTGTAAAAAATGTCTTACTATGCACATTGACAATTTTGACGAAAGTACTTACTTATGGTTGTTAGAAAAAATGGATGTACCTTATATTCCTGAAGAATGGAACGTATTAAGAGAAAGAGCTTATGCAAAAAATCCAAACTTAAATGGAATGTCTGTATTTGGTAAATACTTATCTAAAATGAAATTAAAACAATATAAACAATATGGATGGGCAGATACAGAGAAGTTAAATGCTCTTAATGATGAAAGAAGAGCAGTACAAAAAGAAGAAAGAGAAAAATTTGAAGAAGAAATTAAAAAGCAATTTGAAGCAGGAGAAATTGGAGAAGCAGAATATAAAACTATGATAAGTGCGGAAACGCAGAATAAAGATTATATGTCGCGTCCAGTAGCTCCACCAGAGTTTCCACAAGATAAATATTTTAGTGAAAATAGTGAAATAGTTCAAGAGCAAATGGATAGCTTAATTTCCGAATTAACACAAGAAGATAAAAAAGTATTAGCTATGAAATGGGGAGCTTTATACAGACCTGAAGAATGGATTGAACTAGAAAAAGATTATAATAATATGATGAATTCATTCGATATTCAAGATGCTGATACAATTAATACTTTAATATTAATTTGTAAAACGAACCTTAAAATGAACCAAGCATTAGATGCAGGAGATATTGAAGGTTATCAAAAATTATCAAAAGTATCTGAATCTTTAAGAAAATCTGCTAAGTTTACAGCGGCGCAAAACAAAGAACAAAAAAATGATTATGTAGATTGTGTTGGTGAGTTGGTAACAATGTGTGAAAAAGATGGATTTATTCCTAGGTTTGAAACAGATATACCACAAGACAAAGTAGATTTAACTTTAAAAGATATGGAGAATTATTTATATAAATTAGTTACTCAAGATTTAGGGTTTGGACAACAAATAGAAGACGCATTAAAGAAAATTCAAATTCAAAAAGAAATGAATGAAAATGTTGAAGATATATTAGAGGATGATGATCCTACTACTCTAATAGACCAAGACTATGAGGAATTTTACAATAGCGTTAATGAGCAAAAAGAACAAGATAAAACACTTGGAGATGAAGAATAATGGCATTAGCAGATTTAATGGAATTATCCTTAAATTCTAATACTAAAAAAGTAGGATTATCAGAAGAAAGAATAAAAGCACAAAAAGAACTTTTAAGAAAATATATAGCGTATTGGCGCGAATACCCTGATATGTTTGTAGACTTTTTATGCGGTAGTAACCCAGAAAATTTCCACCTATTCTTTTATCAAAGAATGTTTTTAAGAGCGGTAATGCGTCATAGATATGCCTATGCTACTTTCCCTCGTGCTTATTCTAAATCATTTTTATCAGTATTGGTATTAATGTTAAGGTGTGTTCTTTATCCTGGTTCACATTTATTCGTTACAACAGGTGGAAAAGAACAAGCTGCGGGAATCGCTAGAGAGAAAGCAGAAGAAATCTGTAAATTAATTCCAGGAATGAGAAATGAAATTGACTGGTCAAGAGGTGCAACAAAAGCATCTAAAAATATGGTTGAATATATATTTAAAAATGGTAGTAAATTAGATATTATGGCCGCACAACAAAGTTCTCGTGGTAAACGTGCTACTGGGGGTCTAATGGAGGAATGTATCCTTATTGACCAAACATTATTAAACGAAGTTATAATTCCTACCATGAACGTAGACCGTCGTCTTTCGGATGGATCGAGACAAGAAGATGAAGTTATTAACAAAAGTCAAATTTATGTAACAACAGCTGGTTGGAAAAATTCATTTGCTTATGAAAAGTTAATACAAATCTTAATTCAACAAATTACAGAACCTGGTCAAGCAATAGTCCTTGGAGGAACATGGCGAGTTCCTGTTATGGAAAAATTATTAAGAAAATCATTTATTGAAGAATTAAAACTAGATGGAACATATAATGATGCCTCATTTGCGCGTGAATACGAATCTGAATGGAGTGGAGATGCGGAAAACGCTTTCTTCTCTGCAGAACGTTTTGATAAACATAGAGTTTTATTACAACCTGAATATGAATTTAGTGGAAGAAGTAGTAAAAGTGCATATTATATACTTGGTATAGACGTTGGTCGTAAGGGATGTACTACCGAAGTTTGCGTATTTAAGGTAACGCCGCAAGCACAAGGAACTTCCTTGAAGACTCTTGTTAATTTATATACTTGGGATGAAGAACATTTTGAAGCTCAAGCAATAAATATAAAAAGATTATATTATAAATATAAATGCCGTACTGCGGTTATCGATGCCAACGGTTTAGGTATAGGTCTTGTAGACTTCATGGTAAAAGATCAAATAGACCCAGAAACAGGAGAATTATTACCAAACTTTGGTGTTGAAAATGATGATGAAGGCTTTTATAAAAAATTTAAAACTGCTGATACTGAACCTGATGCTATGTATTTAATAAAAGCTAATGCGCCAATAAATACAGAAGCTCACACTTATGTTCAAACTCAATTATCTAGTGGAAAAATAAAATTCTTAATAGATGAAAACCAAGCAAAAGTAAAATTAATGAGTACAAAGTTAGGACAAAATATGGATAATGATAAAAGAGCAGAATACTTAAAACCTTTTACTTTAACAACTATTTTAAGAGAGCAAATGTTAAATTTAGTTGAAGAAAATGAAGGTGTTAATATTATTTTAAAACAAGCATCAAGAAGTATTAAGAAGGATAAATTCTCTGCTTTTGAATATGGTTTATACTATATCAAGCAGGATGAAGATAGAAAGAAAAAAAGGAAAAAAAGAAACATTGCAGATATGATGTTCTTCGGACACTAAAGTTGCTTCTTATTGGGCAACTTTAGCTTATCCAACCATGAAGAATTTAATATTATATTAGAAATATTTCGAGGAAATATTTTTTGGTATATCGTCATATCTTTATAGAGGAGGCGAAAATATGCGTGCAAGTCGTGGTGAAATAAAAATAGAAGAAATATTACAACAAGCAGGAATTCCTTTTCAAGAGGAGTATTCATTCCCTGATTTGCTAAGCTCAACTGGTCATCCACTAAGATTTGATTTTGCGGTATTCGATGATGAAGGAGAACTTGAATTCTTAATAGAATATCAAGGTATTCAACATTATCAAGCAAAAAGTAAATTTGGTGGTTATACAGGTTTGCGCAAACAACAGCTAAATGATATGAGAAAGCGTGAATATTGTAGAAAACATAATATAATTCTTATAGCAATACCTTATACAGACGAAGGTCGAATTACATATGATTATATTATGAATGCTTATTATGAACTGGGCGGTTACTAATAAACTTGACAAGATTCAATATTTATGATATACTATAAAAGAAAAAGGAAGAAAGGTAAGGTGTCGATTTTGATAAATAGAAAAGAAGAAATTAAGAAAAAAGGTTTCTCTATCGCTCTTGCGAGTGACACCAGAGCAACTCAAAGTCCTTTTGAAAACGTTGACTTTTCAAAAATTAAAGTTGGCGCAAAAACTTTAGACGATGCAATTTATACCTTAGGAGATCTAAAGAGAATAGATAAAACATTAGCAGATAAAAAAGAAATATTAAGAGCTATGCACACTTGTGATTATGCTAAATTAAGAGATGTATCAAATTTCTTTTATAAAACAAGTGGTATATATTCAAGACTTTGTCGTTATATGGCATACTTATACAGATACGATTGGATGGTTACCCCATATATAAATGCGGAAGATGCAAAAACAGAAGATAAAGTATTGGATAAATTTTATGATGTATTATTATATCTTGATAATTTTGAAGTAAAAAAATTCTTTGGAGAAGTTGCTTTAAAGGTTATTAGATATGGATGTTATTATGGATATCTAATTCCTGGAGTAAAAAGAATGAATGTCCAAGAGCTACCTGCTAACTATTGTCGTTCTAGATTTATGGTTAATAATCGTCCAGCAATAGAATTTAATATGAAGTTTTTTGATGATTATTTTAGAGATACAACTCAAAAAATTAAAATGTTAAATTTATTCCCAAAAGAATTTAAAAAAGGTTACATTATGTATAAAGAAGGTAAATTACCACCTCAATTCGCAGGAGATACAAGTGGTTGGTATTTACTTGATCCAGAATTTGCTTTTAAATTCAATATTAATGGGGAAGATTTTCCAGCCTTTATTTCTGTAATTCCAGCAATTATAGATTTAGATGAGGCAAAAGAATTAGACCGTAAAAAAATGGCTCAAGAATTATTAAAAATTATAATTCAAAAGATGCCATTAGATAAAAATGGCGACCTAGTGTTTGACGTTGATGAAGCCGCACAATTACATAATAATGCAGTTAATATGTTAAGTAAGGCTATTGGTGTAGATGTATTAACTACATTTGCAGATGTTGATGTTGAAGACATGGATAGCGATAGGTCTAGTGCGTCAAGAGACGATTTAGAGAGAGTTGAAAGAACTGTTTATAATGAAGCAGGTGTATCTCAAATGCAGTTTAATACTGATGGAAATATTGCTCTTGAAAAATCTATATTAAATGATGAAGCATCTTTATATAATTTAATTACACAATTTGAGCAATTCTTAAATGTTATAATTGATAAATTTAACAAACAACCTAAGAAATTTTATTACAGATGTCAAATATTAACAACAACTATTTATAATTATAAAGAAATGGCTAAATTATATAAAGAACAAATGCAAATAGGTTTCAGTAAAATGTTACCTCAAATTGCATTAGGACAATCTCAAAGTTCTATCTTAGCAAATGCTTATTGGGAAAATGATGTCTTAGATTTAATTAACGTATTTATCCCACCATTAATGTCTAGTACAATGAATGCGGAAGCTCTTGCTATGACAGGAAATAAGGAGGCTAAAAAGGCTATAGGCGGAGAAGGAGAAAATCCTGAAGGCGGTAGACCTACTAAAGAGTCTCAAGGAGAGCCTGTTTCGGATAAAACTATCCAAAATAAAGAAAGTCAGAATTAGAAAATAGGACAAAAACTAATAATAAGAAACCACGTTATTTTATATTATTATAAGTGGAAGAAAATTATTAAGAAAGGAAAGATGATATATGATGCATCAATCAATTGCGACAATTGATTCTCCTGAGTTTATTAATTTACAACCGCTAGAAATTAATCCGCTAATGAGTAGCTGTGAAATCAAGGTATTATATCTTGGTCAAAACAGAAATCATAGTTATATAACCAAAGACGTAGCTACTGAGATGGCGAAGACTCTAAGAGGAGCTCCAATTGTTGGATACTACAAAGAAGAGAAAGAAGATTTTGCAGACCACGGTGAAAAAATCATCTTCGATGATGAAGGTGTCAAATTTGAATGCATGACAAAACCTTATGGATTTGTCGCACCAGACGCAAAAGTTTGGTTCCAAAAATTTGAAGATACTGATGAGTTTGGTAACATAGTAACTAGAGAGTATTTAATGACTACTGGTTATTTATGGACAGGTCAATTTGAAGAAGTAAAATCTGTCATTGATAAAGGTAAACCTCAATCAATGGAACTTGATGAAGAAACTTTAAATGGACATTGGTCAACTGATAGCAAATCAGGCATGGATTTTTTCATTATAAATGATGCGATATTTTCGAAATTATGTATTTTAGGTGACGATGTAGAACCTTGCTTCGAGGGCTCAAGCATTACCGCACCAGAAGTAAGTACTTCATTCACAAAAATAGATGATAATTTTAAGAAAACATTGTACACTATGATGCAAGATCTAAAATTTGCATTAGAAGGAGGACAAAAGATGATTATAGATGAAGCTGAAACAAAAGTAACAGAACCTGAAGTTGTTGAAACTGAAGCTGAAGCTACTGCTGAAGAAACATCTACTGAAACTGAAATCGCTGAAGAAACTGAAGTTGTAACTGAAGAAGAATCTACTGTTGAAACTGAAGAAAGTTTAGAAGATAAGGACACAGAAGATCAATCTGTTTTAGCAGAAAATGATAATTCTATAGAAGATCAATCTAGTCAAGAAAACTTTACTAAAGCAGATGACAAAGATGAAGACGACGAAGAAGAAGAATCTAAAGACGCAGATGCTGAAGATGAAGATTCTGAATCTGAGGATGATGAAGACGAAAAAGATAAGAAAAAATCTTATGCTTTATTAGAGTCTGAATTAGCAGAAACTAAAGCAGCTTACACAGATCTTGAACAAAAATATCAAGTTCTTGTTGAGTTTAAAAAACAAATCGATGATGAAAAGAAAGATGCTTTAATCAATAGTTTCTATATGTTGTCTGACGAAGATAAGGCAGATGTTATCGAGAATAAATCAAATTATTCATTAGATGAAATCGAATCTAAACTTTCTGTTATTTGCGTAAGAAAGAAAGTAAATTTTGATTTAGAGGACACTTCTAAAGAAGAAGAAGAAGTAGACAAAGACGTTATGACTTACACAGTAAATGATAACGAAGGTAGTTCTACACCAGCGTGGATCGCTGCACTAAAGAATACTAGAGATAGTAGAAAATAATATTAAGGAGGAAAGACAATGGCAAAAATTGAAAGAATTGGTTACGGACAAGTTGAACCAAATCATTTATCAGCTCAAAGAACTGCACAAATCTATGCTCAATTACCATGTGAAGATAAAATTGAAGTATTAGAAAATGGTCAATTCGTAAAATATGACTATGCTAATAAAGAAGTTAACTTAACTGGTAAAGGTGAATGGATGTTAGTTTTCAATGAAATCAAATTATATGATGACAGAAAACAAATGTACAGAGACTTCGCAATGAAAAAAGAAGAATGCGTAAATGGTGAAATCGTACCAAGAGTATTTAAAACTAATATAGGAGATATTTATACCACTAACATGGTTGATAGCACAAAAGAATATGAAGAAGGAGCTTTATTAAAAGTTAATGATGAAGGAATCTTAACTACAGGTGGAAGCTTAGATGACGACATGTGTTGGGAAGTTGCTATGGTTTATACTTTAGCAGATGGACAACCAGCTATCAAAATCATGAGGGTTAAATAATTGAGAGGAGGAAATAAGAATGGCATTAAATAAAAGTGAATTAGTAAAATTAGCTAAAACAGTTGCTAGCGCAAATCCTACTTCTCAAGTTGCATATTCATTTGGAGAAGAAAAATTCAGTTATTCAGATTTAAATGAAACTTTAAGAACTGAATTAAGAGAATTAGCTGGTACATATAGCTTATATAGAGAAAATAAAAACACAATCTTCAGTATAATTGAAGAAACAATCGATGATGTATTACCAAGAAAAGTTATGGAACAATACGCATCATTCGCTGAAATCAAAACTTATGCTCAAGGTGACAAACCTGTTTTCACTCAAAGAATTACTGCAAGTGCTAAAAGAAGAGCTAAAAGATTTGTTACTAAAGTTGGTTTAGCAGGTATTTATGAAGTATTCAAATTAGATGGAAAAACATTAGAAGTACCTACTGAAGCATTCGGTGGAGCAGCTCAAATCGGATTTGAAGAATTCTTAGACGGTAGAGTTGATTTCGCAGACGTATTAGACGTTATTATGGAAGGTTTAGATGAAGCTATCTACATCGAAATCGAAAAAGCATTAAAAGCAACAATTGATAGTTTACAAGACACTAACAAAGCATCTGAATCAGGATTCAATGAAACTGCAATGGATAACTTAATTGCTATCGCAGACTCATATGGAAAATCTACAATTTATTGTACTTATGAATTTGCTGCAACTATGGTTCCTGCAGAAGGATGGGTTTCTGATGATATGAGAAACCAAAAATGGAATAATGGATATTTAGCAAACTACAAAGGACATAACGTAATCGTATTAGACCAATCATTCGTTGATGAAACTAACACTAAAAAAGTTATTGACCCATCTTATGCTTATATCATTCCAGTAGGAGCAGATAAACCTGTTAAAATTGCTTTTGAAGGAAATACTATTGTTGATGAATATGTTAACAAAGATCGTTCAAGAGAAGTTCAAGTTTATAAAAAATTAGGTGTTGCAACTTTAGTTACTAACAACATTTGTGTTTATGTTAATGAAGCTTTAACACCATCAATCTAATTTTAAATTAGGAAGATAGAAAATTAGGGAGAAGACTATGATATATAAGGAAGACTATATCAATTAAAAGTCTTCTCCCGTTTTTTTAGTATATAGGAGAGAAAAGGAGAGAAAATATGTTAGAAGATAAAACTGTAATAACAGTATCAAACAGAGATAATGGAAGCGTTGGATATACAATCCCAGATTTAGGAAACTTACACAGAACTTTCCAACCTGGAGAAACAAAAGAAGTTACTATGGGAGAATTAAGAAAGCTATCTTATTTACCTGGCGGACTTAGCATATTAAAGAATTTATTAATTATAGATAATAAAGAAGCAGTAGAAGAATTAATAGGTGAAGTTGAACCTGAATATTATTATACTGAAGAAGATATTAAAAAATTAATTACTGAAGGTTCATTAGAACAATTTGAAGATTGTTTAGATTTTGCCCCAAGAGGAACAATTAATTTATTAAAGAAATTATCTGTTGAAATGAAATTAAATGATATGGCAAAGAGAAAAGCATTACTTGCGGCAACAGGATTTAATGTTACAAACGCAATTAATGCAAATGAAGCTAGTGTAGAAGAAGACTCTGATGAGACTGAAACAAAATCAAAGAGAAGAGCTGCATCAATAAAAGATGACAGTGATACAAAAACTAGAAGAACTACTACAAGTAGATACAATGTAGTTAAATAAGAAAATTTTGGAGGTGTATTATGGAAAGAACTACTACACCTTTTTCTATGATCTACGATAGCTTTCTATCAAAAATAACTGATGATATGTATATGGAATTAAATGAATTAGATACATTCAGAATGTTACAAGAGCTATTAATAACAGCTACACACAAATTTGAATTTCCACGTTTTGATATTACTGATTTTGAGGAAAGTTATGTAGAGGATGAAGGTACATATTGTGGAGTTGAGAGCGATGATTGCTGCGCTAAAGCACTTATTTATGGCGGCGGTTGCTTTAATAGTGTATTAACTCCAGAAGAAATAAATATCTTATCAACTTATATGATAGTAGAATGGTTAGGACAACAATTAGCTAGTGTCGAAAACACTAGAATGAAATATAGTGGTTCTGATTTTAAATTTACTTCACAAGCTAATCACATGAGTAAGTTATTAAACTTAAAAAGTGATTATGAAAGAGAAGGATTTCATCTACAAAGATTATATAAGAGAAGATTAAAAGACGAAAATGGCATTATGCGTTCTACATTTGGATCTATTATGGAGGTTAGTACTCGTGATTTTATCGAATAATATTGAAATAAAAAACGAAGCAATAGCCTATAATTTAAAAAGATTAACAAATCAAATATATAAGTTATTACCTAATAGAGAAGAAAATATAGATTGGCAAACTCCATTAAGTACAATAGTAGAAGAGTTTGCGGGAATGAGTCGATTAATGCCAAAACAGCAAGAAAACATATTTCCGCTATTATGTAAACTCGAAGGTTTGCATAGTCTAACAGGAGAAGATGATTTCTTCCAATATAGAAGAACTATATTTGAATGTCTTAATCTAATACAAGTCTTAAAAGATAGTATAGAGGAGGAATAAGATATGAGTTTGGAAACAATGAAAGAAAGAATTAATTATAACGGCGGAAAAGAACAAGAGTCTAGAATGAACGCAGATAAACTACGTACATTAAAAAAGGCTCTTTTATATTCTTACCAAGCAGCAACCGCACGATTAACTGATGGTAGAGAATTTAGATGTTTAATAAATCCTGATAAATTAAAGACAAATTATGATGAGAAAATCATTTCTATTCCATTTTTTGACATACAGCTTAATCCTGAGCTTAAGGAGAGTAAAAAATTTCAAAAAACTTCAAAAGGTGAAGAAGAAATTGGTATGAAGCCCGGAGATGTATTCACATGGAAAGAAACTAACACCGATTGGTTGGTATACTTAAGAAGATATGAAGAGACAGCTTATTTTAGGGCGGAAATCAGAAAATGTGATTACGAAATTGAGGTTAATGATAAAAAATATAAAGTATACATTGGCGGTCCAGATGAATCAGCTATTATTTGGAATAAAGTAAAAAAGATTGAATGGAATGATTTAAACTATTCTCTTACAATGTATATTACAAAAGATAAAAATACCGAAGAATTTTTCCATAGATTTACAAAGGTTGAAATAAATAAAAGACCTTGGGAAGTTCAAGCTGTTGACTCAATAAGTCAAGATGGTATTATTATAGTAGCCTTAAAAGAAACTTATGAAAATAGTATTGAAAAGGCAGTTGAAAAAGAAAAAGTTGATACATATGTTGATTTAACTCAACCATATATAAAAGGACCTGAGACTGTTTACCCATATGATGTAGTTACTTATTATATTAAGAATGCGGCAGATGGCGAATTTGTTGCTGAAGGTTCAGGTTTTGAAATTGCATCTCAAAATGCAGAACATATAAAATTGGGTATTGTTACTGGAAAAAGTGGTTCATTTACATTAAAGTATAAAATTCAAGACAAGGAAGATATTGTATTACCAATTACAATAGGTTCTTTATAGAGATAAAAGGAGTGTATAAAAATGAAAAGAGACGTATATACAAATAAATTTGATTCTTCATTTTTATCTTTTGAGAAAGACATAGAAACTATATTGAGAAAACTTTTTATAGAAAGTCATCCTTATAGTGATATATTAAAAAGATTATTAGTTATAAATACAAAAGATTGTTTAGATAATGAAGACAGTCCCGCAATAAAAGAAAAATTAAAAGATATGACATTAGCAAAATTAAGACAGGAAGGTTATATAAAGCTTGAACCAAAGATTGCTATGCCAGAACATGAAGAGGTAAAAACATATATTATTATGTCTTGTGATAATTTCTCTTTAAATAAAACTAATAATCCTTATTATCGAGATTGTACTATTAATTTTGATATTATTTGCCATTTAGACTATTGGGATTTAGGAAATTACAGAATAAGACCTCTTAAAATAGCTGGATATATAGATGGTATTTTAAATGAAGCCAAATTATCTGGAATAGGAACTTTTAATTTTTTAGGATGTAATGAACTAATATTAAATGAAGATTTAGGTGGATACACTTTATCTTATAGAGCAGTACATGGCAATGATGATAAACTTCCTAGAGATGAATAATGTTAGATAGTTTATTATTATTATCTGGTAATGATATACCTTTTATAAAAGCAAATTTAACAATTCACAATCCAACATTAAAAGAAATTGGATACGTTGGAGAAGAAAATTTTTTAAATGGTTATCAGATGCTTAATGTTTCGAAAAACTTCTTACCTGAAAAGGACAAAGTTAATTTAGGAGACATAAGCAATTTTGATATATTAATAGCAATACTAAGAGAGCGTAATGCGGTAATGCAAAAAAATAGGAGTTGCGTTTTAATGGCTTTGGCTTTATTATTTCCCTCATATGCAATATCCTTAAAAAAAGATAGTATTGCATTGAAAAAAGAGGGAACCGATGAAGAGTGTTATTTGAATAGGGATAATTATGAAGAATTCCAACAAATAATAAAACAAATGTTCAGTTTTAATACGGGAGAGCAAGATGATGATTTTAAGCCTGATGGGCGTTTAGCATCGAAAATTGCAGAAAAACTAAGAAAACGACATGAAAAATTAGCACAAATAGATAAAAAATCTACTAAAGTAGATATATATAGTCGATATGCATCTATTCTTTCTACGGGATTAAAAATAAGTATAGAAGATATATTAAATTATACTCCATATCAATTGTTTGATCAACTCGAAAGATACCGATTGAAACAAGATTATGATCTCTTCATAAAGGCACAATTGGCCGGAGCTAAGGACTTAAAGGATCCAGAAGACTGGATGAAAGATGTTCATTCTATGTCTTAAAAACTTTAGAAAAAATTAAAGGAGGATATGTTAATATGAAATTTGGAGTACGTGAAATATGTGACGTAGTATTCAAAGCTAAAGATAGAGTTAAAATTGGTAAAAGAACTTTCGAAAAAGGTCAACCAGTTTTATATATCGATAGTGCAAAAACTTCTACTGTTGAAGGAGCAGCTACTACTGTATATGCTCAAGGTGGAAAAGGAAATACAAGATTAATCGCTTGGGAAGGTGAAAAAACATTAACATTTACTGTTGAAGATGCATTATTATCTCCAATTGGTTTCTCAGTATTATCTGGAGCTGGTTTATTTAATGGTAAAAAGCCTGAAGATAAAGTTCATGTTCATACAACAGCTAATGCTTATTTAGGAACAGATGGAACAATCGATTTAACTGATGCACTAGGAACTAATGAAGAAATCGATGCAACTGCACCAATCTTTGCAATGGTGACTGAAGACGATGGTTCTATTACAGGAGAAATGGTTGATGAATTAACAGTAAGTACAGATGGTAAAAAATTAGAAGGAGCTGCTAGTAAATATCATGGAAAAACTGTATTCGTAGATTTTTATGTAGTTAAAGATGCTGCTAATGTATCTGAATTACAAATTGACGCAGAAAACTTCGCAGGTTCTTACTATGTTGAAGCTTCTACATTATTTAGAAAAGAAGCTAATGGTGTGGATATGCCTGCTGAAATCACTTTACCAAACGTAAAAATTCAATCAAACTTCACATTCTCAATGGCATCTACTGGAGATCCATCAACATTTACATTTACAATGGACGCATTCCCAGGATACACTATGTTTGATAACACTCATAAAGTATTAATGGTAATGCAAATCGTTGATGATACTACAGCAGCTGATAAAGATACAAATACAGTTATGAAACACTTAGCTGGTATCACAATTGAGGAAAACTTAAAAGATTCAGTTCCAGGAAATGATGGAGAAGAATCTATCTAATTTATGAAATATAAACGAGGGAGGCTAAATGTCTCCCTCTTTTTTGATATAATAGAAAGGAATTGATAAGTATGGATGATTTTAAAAATGTAGAGGCCATAAGAACTGCTCTTGCAGAAGCATTATCCGCTCCTAGTGAGCAAGCTACAAAAGAATATTTACAACGTGTTGAAAATATTTTAGAAAGTTATTTAAATAATTTAAATAATTTTTATTATCAGATTGAAGCTCAAAGCAGACCTATTATAGAACAATATGAAAGTGCAAATGCAGATACAAAAACAATATCTTATGCAGTTTTTAAACATTTAAATTATGTAGATGGAGAAGTTGAACATTTATTAAAAGAAGGATATGTTTTAATGGATGAAATTCGTCATTTTTTTACTGGTGAGACTATTACTTATCAAATTGGTATTCCTTATCGAGGCACTTTATATGAACAGTCTATCACATTAGAAGAATTATTAAAATATACTAAAATTGATTTTAATACAAAAAGTAAGATTGATAATATTTTTAAATTAAGAATGTCAAATAAAAAAGGATTACGAGAAGCTTTTCAAGATAATTCTGCAACAATTAGAACAAGTGTTCAAGATGGTTCAACAGTATATTCTGCGGTTTGGCATTATATAAATTCTCCTGGGGCAGATCCACGTAATAAAAACTTAGGTAATGCTTATGAAGTTTATCGAGTATTAATTGCAAAGAGACAAAACTCTAATAAAATTCCTCCTGAAGTAACTGCGGAAATGATTGAAAATGCATTTACTGAAGTTCGTTCTAATACAGCTTCTTCAATAAAAGGTGGAGACTTTTTAACTTCTCAGATTAAATATTTTGCAAGTGCGCCATCTTTAGCAACCACTAGTTTAATTAGAACTACTTTGCAAGATGTTCGAGATAGTTTTAAGAGTTTTTTATCTTCTGCAAATATTAATAGTTTTAAACAATCCATTAAAGAAATGTTCTTAAAAGATATTTCAGTAGTTGATAATTTAGAAAAAGATGCAATTCTTATTGCTGAAGAAAAAATCGATCAAATTTTTGCTGACTTAAAAATTGACACAATCTAAAATTTTTGATATAATATAAATAGAAGAAAGAAAAGGAGAGATATAATTATGACAAAAACTACTTATGCAGGAATGAAATTAAAAGTAAATTCTGAAGTTAAAACAATAGATGTTGGAGAAAATCAAATTGAAGTTCTACAATATCTACCAATTGATGATAAATATACTTTATTAAATGTAACACTTCAAAAAGCTAAAGAAGGCGCTATTTATAACCCATTAAAAAAGGATATGTTTTTCCATTTAAATATAATATATATGTACACTAATTTAACTTTTACTGAAAAACAAAGAGAAGATGAAAGTAAAATTTATGATACATTAGTAAGTAATGGTGTATTAGATAAGGTTTTAGAAGTTATTCCAGAAACTGAATTTAATACTTTATACTCTTATTTAAATGAACAAGAAAAATCTATTTTAACTTACAAAAATACTATGGGTGGAGTTGTTACAGAATTAATTGAAAATCTTCCTTTACAAGCAGAACAAATGCAAAAAATAGTAGATAATTTTGACCCTGAAAAGTTTCAAAATGTTTTAGATTTTGCAAGAGCTGCTAATGGTGGCAGAGAAATAAATTAAGCAAGGCCAAAATAAGATAATTAAAAACCCTCTATTCTTATATATAAATAAGCAAGAGGGTTTTTTTAGGTGGAAAAAACTCATAAAAAAGGAGGAAAAAGGATAATATGGCGAAGATAGATATTGCTAGAATGAAAGTCGGAGTCGATGTTGAAGTTAATCATCAAACATTATCAGATTTGAAAAGACAATTAGCTCAAATTAGAGTTGATATTCAATCTAAAAATCGTAATGGCATGACTGAAAGTTTAGAAGAAACTTTAAAAGTAGCTAATCAATTAGATAATATTATAACTAAGTCATGGAACAGTAGATTAAATCAATTTGATTTATCTAAATTAAATAATGATTTGAAAAAAAGTAATTTAACTGCAACTTCATTAAAACAGACTTTTTCAGCTTATCCAGAAGTATATGATAATTTTTCTAGAAAAATATTAGAAAGTAATGTTCAATTAAAACAGTCTAGTAAACTTTTAGATAAAATGTCTGTTACAATGGCGAATACTGTTAGATTCGGAATTTCATCAAGCATTTTTAATAATTTAACAAGCTCTATTTCAAAGGCTTATAATTATACACTTCAATTAGATAAATCTTTGAATGATATACGTATTGTTTCTAATGAATCCGCCGCAAACATGGAGCGTTTTGCAAAACAAGCTAATGCTGCTGCAAAAGAACTAGGAGCAAGTACATTAGATTATACTAAAGCCGCATTAATTTATTATCAACAAGGTTTACCTTCAGACCAAATCGAAGAACGTTCAAATATCACTGTAAAAATGGCAAACGTTCTTGGTAGAAGTGCGGAAGAGGTATCTGATTATATGACTGCAATTTGGAATAACTTTGCAGATGGTTCTCAATCTTTAGAATACTATGCAGACGTTATTACTAAATTAGGTGCAACAACCGCATCTAGTGCAGAAGAAATCGCAGGTGGATTAGAAAAATTCGCAGCTGTAGGTGACACAATCGGTTTAAGTTATGAATATGCAACAGCCGCATTAACAACTATCACAGCACAAACTCGTCAAAGTGAAGATGTTGTTGGTACTGCTTTAAAGACAATCTTTTCTCGTATTCAAGGTTTAAATCTTGGGGAAACTCTTGAAGATGGAACCACATTAAATAAATATTCTGAAGCTCTTAGTAAAGTAGGAATCCAAATTAAAGATCAAAATAATGAATTTAAAGATATGGATACTATTTTAGATGAAATGGGTGAAAAATGGGGTTCTTTAAATAAAGACCAACAAGTTGCTTTAGCACAAGCAGTAGCTGGTGTTAGACAGTATAACCAATTAGTTGCATTAATGGATAATTGGGATTTCATGAAAGAAAATCTTGAAACTGCTGCAAATGCAACTGGAGAATTAGATGCTCAACAAGCTATTTATATGGATAGTGTTGAAGCACATCTACAACAATTAAAAACTACAGCTGAAGAGACTTATAATACTTTATTTGATACTGATGCAATAAAAACATTTGCAGATATGGCTACTGGAGCTTTAGAAGCATTAAATGATTTATTAACAGGTCTTGGTGGCGGTATGAATGCTATTACCACAATAGGATTGGGAGCAACTAATCTATTTAGTAATCAAATTGCTGGTGGAGTTCAAAGAGGGCTAGAAAATAAACGTAGATCTAGTCAAAACTCTGACGAGTTAAAACAAGAAATTATTAACAATCATGAAATGCAAGGAGAAACTGATTTAGATTCAACAGCAATGGATAGAGAAGTTAAAGTTGCAGAAAAGATTCTTTCAATTAAGAAAAATCTTACTGAAGAAGAAGCTCAACAATTAATTTCTCAACAACAAAAAATAGGACTTCTTACAGATGAAATAAATAAACATACTAAGATAGATAAAGAAATTAGCGATATTGCTAAAAAATATGATTTATCAGACGATACTGCATATAGTCTTAATAGTGAGTTAAACGGAACAAGAGATGAATTAAAGAAGATAAAAAGTTTAATGAAATCTCTTAATAGTGAAGATGCAAATATTTATGAAGAAGAAACATTAAATTTATTAAAACAACACGGAATTCAATTAAAAGAAAATGAAAAAACTAATGAAGGATATACTAAAAAATTAACAGCCCTTCAAGGAGAATTAGTAAATAAACAAAATGAATTAAATCAAGCCGCAAAAGACAGAGCTACTTTAGATGAACAAGATATAGATGTAACTATTGCGCAGAGGGATGCTTTAGAAGCAAATGTGGATAGTGTAGTTAGACAAAAACAAGAACAAGAAAATATTCAAACAGTTATTAAAGGGACTACAGCTCTTTTATCAGCAGCGACTTCTCTTGGAGGAATATTTTCAACAGCTTTTGATGAAGACATGTCTACTTGGGATAAGTTTAAAAGTATTAATGCAGTTATTTTAACTCAATTACCTTTTATGTTAGCTAATATGAGTAGTATAGCTAAGTTATTACCTGCAATAACAACTTTATTAGGTATAGAAACTACTGTTCAAGAAGCTTTAAATGCAGCTAAACAAAAAGAAAACATGGTAGATGCAGAAGGTAATGTTTTAAAAGGTAGAGAAATTATAATTAGACTTAAAGCTATAGTTGTAAAAGTTATAGAAACTATTAAGACTTGGGCTTTAGCTGCGGCACAAGCTGTATTAGATTTACTTACTGGTAATTTTACCGCTTTAGGTATTGCAGCAGCGACTGCGATAGTAGCAATGACAGTAGCTATAACCGCATTTGTTATAAATATGGTTAAAGCAAATTCAGAAGAGGCTAAACTTAAGAAACGTGTAGAGGATACTGCAGAAGCAGTGAAAGAAGCTACAGAGGTTTATGATGAATTAAAAGAATCTGTTTCAAAATATAGAGATGCTAAATCAGGTATTGACAGCTTAAAAGAAGGTACAGTAGAATTTTATGAAGCCGTTATGAAAAGTAACGAAGAGGCTCAAAAATTAATAGATACCTTAAACTTAATGCCTAAAGACATGATGGGTAATGGACAGTATTCAATAGATAAAAATGGATTGATTTCTATTGATGAAGATGTTCTTCAAAGAGAAATGTTTAAAAAACAACAAGAAATTTATAGAAATCAAGGTCAAAATATCCAAGCTAGAAAAGATTTAGAAGTATATAATCAAAAGGAAATTGTTAAACAATTTAGAAAAGAAGTTAATCAAGAAGCTAGAAGGTCAGGGTCTGGAGCAACCATTTCTTATGATCAAGCTAAAGATATACTTTCTGGTCAAAATAAATTTAATGATACTTTAGTTCAAAATAATAAATTATTTTCTACTTTTGTTCCTCAGGTAGCAAGTATTTATGGCGTTTTAGATAGAAATAATCAACAACTAGGAGCTTTCCAAAATTTAACTGAAAATAAAGTAGGAGAAGTAAAAACTTCAGTTGATAATTCTTCTATTAATATTCAAAAAGCAATAGATAACAATTTAGGTAAATATAATCAATCTCAAAGTAACATTGACAGTCTTGAAACTCAAAGAATTATTGCTACATTAAGAGGTTATGGTACAGAAGAACAGGTCGAAAACTTTGATAGTTATAGTGAGAGATCGCAAAAAGCTATTGCAGAAATGGTTAAAGAAGGAAATGCTGCAAATGCTCATAATGAAAATGTTAAAGATATGGGATTTGGAGATTATGCAGCAACATATGGAAAGAATACATTAAAATGGGGTTGGACTGGTCCATTTGCACCTATGATAGCATCTTTGAATACTGCAGCAGATGCAGGAACAAATGATGGTAAAAAAGAGGGTATAAAAGAATTATATGCTCAATATGCATTGGGTTATTCAAAAGAAGCGAATGGACAATGGTTTAATGAATATGGAAATGCAGTAGATAAGGATGAAATGAAAGAAATCCTTAAAGAAATTAAAACTGATACTGCTGTTCAAGCATATAATAATGGAGATTTTGCGACAGCTCAAAGTTTACAAAATGCGCAAAACAGTGCAGATAATATAAGAAAAAATGTTAATAACTGGGGATTTAGTACTAGTTCAAGTCAATATATGACTGAAGCTATGCTAGGTTTAAAAACTGGTACATTTGATGAAGAATTAACTAAATTATTAACAAATGAAGAAAAAGAAAAAATTAAATCCGTAGTTAAACCAGAAATAACAGAGCCAGAAAAATCATTTAGTTTTTCTGCGAACGAACCTTTCTCTATGTATAGTCAATACAGTCAAGAGGAATTAGATAAATTTTTAGCAACAACTGACGAAGTAGGTCGTTCTATAGAGAGAATTAAAGCGGATTTAAAAGAATATAATGGTACTTTAGAAAGTCAAGCTGCACAACTAGGCACTACTAAAGAAGCATTAGAGTTTTATGGCCAAGCAATGTATAATGCTTCTAAAGAAACTAATAAAATGGATAAAACTTCTGCAGAAGCTATCGCTAGTCAATATAAATTCAACAAAAAATATAATGAAGCTGTAGCAATATATTATGATAATGAAGAAGCAATAAAAGCATATGGAAAAGCTTTAAAAAATAATGAACAAATTGGTTATGATGTTGCCGATGCAATGGGAGAGCTTTCCAAATCTTTAAAAGAAATGGGATTATCCTTATCAGCTGAACAAATTTCAGATAATCTTGATACCGTTCAAAAATTATTAACAGGAACTAAAGAAGAAGCTGAACAAGCTTATCAAAGTTTATTAAAATTATCTCAAATAAACACTATGAATACGATATTTGGTCCAGAAGCAAAAAATCAATTAGATAAATATACATATTCATATCAACAGTTAATTGATGCAATTAACACCACAAAACCTGGAGCAAATTTATCACAACAATATGCAGCATCATTAAGTAAAATGATTCAAGATACTCATCTTACAATGGATGAAATTAATAAATTAGGCGAAGGTTTAAATATTACTATACCAGTAAAATATAAAGTTCCTAAAAAAATGTCCTTTAAGAAACAAAATTTTACAACTAAAGCACAATCTGTTTTACATAGATATAGTGGAGAAATGCCTAATCCAGCTTATGATGGGAAGAAACATAAGGATAAGAAAATTACTATTAATTATTCTTGGATAGAAACAACAGAAGAAAAAACTGATAGCTTTTTAGTACCAGATGAAACTGGAATCACTGTTAATCAAAGTACTCAATCTTTAGGAGGAGGATCTTCAAGAAACTTTACCCCTTCAATTGCAAATCAAAACGCTGCAAGAAATAGTGGCGGTGGCGGTGGAGGAAGTAAATCTGAGCCAAGTAAAAAAGACTTAAATGAAGACAAAGTAGATAGATATGAAAAGGTTAATGTTCAATTAGAACTAATTGAAGACCAATTAAAGAAAATTCAAAAACAAGAAAAGAAATTAATAGGTCAAAAATTAATTGATAATTTAAATAAACAATTAGATGTATTAAATAAAAAAATAGATAAAACTAATGAAAAGATGCAAATTGCTAGAGGTGAACAAGCTGAATTACAACGAGAATTAGCTTCTTATGGTGTTGGTTTCGATGCTGATGGAGTAATGACTAATTATGCTCAAGTGTTTGCCGCACAACAAAATGCACTTAATAATGTTTATAGGCAATATAATAATATGTCTGCAGATGCACAAAAGAATTTTGATGATACTGTTAAAGCTGCAGAAAAGAAATGGAATAACTTTAAAGACGCTGTTTCAAAATACGATCAACTTATAGGATCTACTATTCCAGGTTTACAAAATGATATTCAAGAAGCGGTTGACGAACAAATTGAAATAAAAATAAAAGAATTTGATATGGAAATTGAGTTAGCTTTAGACATTAAGGCTGCTCAAGATAAATGGAACGACTTTAAACGAAATATTATAAAAGACCTTAAAGAAGATGACATATTTGGAATTGCAATGGATAATTTTGAAAGATTCTTTGATTTTTATAATGAAGAGGGTTTTGGAGTTATTCAAGAAGAATCTAAATATTTAACAGACTTGATGAAACAAATTGATCAATATAATGCAACAGGCAAATCCGATTGGTATGGCGACAATGAATCTGCTATGATGGATGATTTACAAAAATATTATGAGCAAGCTTTTGACGATTTACAAAATGTAAAAGAATTAGTAAATGAAATCCACAAAGCTTTAAATGATACTTTTGATGATATCTCAGACCGAATGGAAGAACAAATGGACTATTATGATACTATTTCAGACACATTAGAACATGATATGAAAATGGTTGAATTAGTCTATGGTGATGAAGCATTTGGTAAATTAGAATTATATTATTCTGAACAAGAGAAAAATTATAACAATCAATTAGAATTCCAAAGAGCCCAAGTAGATTTCTGGAGGCAACAAATGGATGCTTTAGATAAAGGTTCTGAAGAATGGGAAACTGCAAGAGATAATTGGTTAGATGCTGTTGGTGAATGGCAATCAATGGTTGAAAGTGCTATTGAAAATTTAACTGATAAATACTTAAATACAATTAACAAAATATTCCAAGAATTAAATAATCAAGTTACTAAAGGTGCTGGTATGGACTTTATCAACACTGAATGGGAATTAATTCAAAAACATGCAGATGAATATTTAGATACAATTAATTCAACATATGGAATCCAACAATTACAAAATAAATATTTAGACGCTATGAATAACACTGATAACTTAGCTTATCAAAGAAAATTAAATGAATTAATGAAAGCGGAAGTTGCCGATTTAAAAGCTAGAGATCGATTAACTCAATATGATTTAGATAGAGCTGAATTAAAATATCAAATTGCTTTAAAACAAATTGCATTACAAGAAGCTCAACAAAATAAATCTACCATGAGATTAAAGAGAGATACTCAAGGTAACTATACTTATCAATATGTTTCAGATGATGATGAAGTTAAAAAAGTTCAAGAAGAAATATCTGATTTATATAATCAATTATATAATTTAGATGTGGATAGATATACTGGTAACCTAGATCAATTATATGAAATTTGGATGGAATACCAAGAAAAAATGGCGGAAGCCGCAGCAATTAATGATCCAGAAGCAAGATTACAAAAAGAACAATTATTAACACAACAATATGGTGATTTAATTAATGGTATTGTAGACCAAAATGAACAAATAAAACGTAATCTATATGAATCTACATTCTTAGAATTAGAAGATTTATATGGAAAACAAGCAGAAATAGTTCAAGATTTCCTTGATAATCAAGATGATGCAATGAGTTTATTGGTAAACGGATGGGCATCAGGATTACAAGAAATGGCAGATCAAATTTATGCAGATGGTGGTTTTGAACCAACATATGAACAAGCTTTAGCTGATATAACAGAGGCTACCGCAGACTATGAAGAAAGTTTAAAACAATTACAAGACTCTGCAAAAGTTACATTTGAAACTCTTGGTGAAGATGTAGATGAAGTTGAAACTGAAGTTCAACAGTTAATAAATAAAACTGATGAATTAATATCTACATTTGGTAATGAGGTTGCGCAAATTAAAGACGTTATAGGTCAAATTGATGAGTTAAATAATCATTATCAACAACAAACAAAAGTAATTAATACTGCTATTGATGCTTATAATAAGTATATTCAAAAAATGAAAGAAGCTGAGCAAGCCGCAAATAAGAATACAAGTTCTAATGGTGGAAGTGGTCAATCTACTGGCGGAGCTTCAGGTAATGGATCTTCTGGTGGAGGCGGAGGAGCAGGAAATGCAAATAGAATGCCTTCAGTAGGACAATGGGTAACTTATAATGGTGGATACTATTATGCAGACTCATATGGTAATGGTGGAAGAGGAAGCCGTGGACCTGGTAAACGAGTTAAAGTTACTATTGTTAAAAATGACGGAAGACCTTATCCAATACATGTTGAATCTAGTGATTCTGCTTATGGTTGGTTAAGAAAAGACCAATTAAGTGGATATGATACTGGTGGATACACAGGAAGCTGGGGTTCTACAGAAGGACGTGTAGCTTTACTTCACGAAAAAGAATTAGTATTAAATAAAGAAGATACTAAAAACTTATTAGATACGGTTGAAGTTATGAGAAACTTAACAAATTCATTAGGAAGTTCTATACTTAAACAAATGGCAAGTATGTCAAGAACAGGTATAAATGGAATGGTTGGCGGAGATGTCGTAGAACAAGATGTTCACATTGATGCTCAATTCCCTAATGTAAGAGATTCTCGTGAAATAGAAAACGCACTTAACAATTTAGTTAATGCAGCAGCTCAAAGAGCAAATAAAAGGTAGTTGAAAAACTACCTTTTTTTATTTGGGTTAAAATATTTAAACAATATTATAATATTTTGATATATTATTAAGGAAGAGATAAAAGGAGATGTGATTATGAACAGTTATGAAAATAATATTTTAGAAGCCGTCGAGATAATTACAAATCAAAAAATCGATGAAGCTGATTTTAATAAAACTGTTCAAGCCACAATTATTAAGATGATTGATGCGGCATCCGCACATTATTTGGTTAAATACCAAGATAGTAGATTTGATGCTTTTGCCGTAAACAAAACAAAACAATATCAAGATGGACAAAATGTTTATGTATTATTCCCAGGAAATGATACTAAACAAGATAAAATGATTATAGGTCCAGTTGAAAAGAACGCAGAGTTTGTTACTACTATTGTAGACGCAGAAAGATATGAAATAGTTGGAACAAATTGCGCAAATAGTTTAAATGATACTTTTGAACTATGTTCTTATACTCCTAATGGAGATATAAAAGTTTTATATGATAGAGAAAATAGAATTAATTTAATTCATCTTAATATAAGAGATGTCCAAGAATATATACAACAAAGTAGTATATTATGTTGTGGAGCTGATTTTAGAACTCAGTTATCTGCAGAACAACAAATAAAAGGAAACTATGGAATTGTATTTGAATTGGCTTTTAAAGATGGCTTGATGAAAAATTATATGGTGGATGTAAATCAAATGAGTGGAAACCCATATAAATTAATTAAGAATACAACTCAAAAAAGTTATTTTGAAATTGGAGAAGGGTTTCAATATGTAAATAAAATTTATATATTTGAGAAAGACTTCCCATATACAGATGATAATAAAGAAAATGATATATTCGTAAAGAATATTTTTATAGGAGGAGCAATAGGTTTAACATCTGATGAATTATTGTCTACAAGAATAACATTAGAAACACCAGATGGAAGTTACTTCTCACAAACCGAAGATGTAAATGAAAAAAGAATAGAAGCAAAAATAAAAGTAAGTGGGAAGGTTCAAGAAGATATTAGCAATGTAAAATTTTATTGGTTTAAAGAAAATAGTAGTGTTGATTTAACCAGCCCTAAATATAATCATGCGGGAGGTGCCGGTTGGGAATATTTAACCGAAGGTACAAGCACTTATACTGTACATAAAACAGATATTGTATCTGAAGAACAAATGTATAAATGTGTAGCAGATATAGGAGGAATTTTATATTCACAGGTAGCTATTTTTAAAAACTATGATACAGAAATAAAAATTTCAATTCAATCTAGTAATGGAACAGTTTTCTATTATGATATGGGAGAAATTACTTTAACTTGTAATGTTGAAGGAGGAGATTCCGCGAATGAATATAGTTATCATTGGACTTTTGAAGATAGCGGAGCAGGAACCACTTTTTTAGAAAACGACACTAATATACAAAATGTATATATTAAGGACATATCTCTTTCGAGAAAATATATTTGTTCTATATATTTAGGAGATGTTTATATTGGAACATCATCTGTAATGTTATATAATCAGACAAACACTCAAGATATTCAATTTCAATTAAAGGTTTTAAATAATGATATTTTATATCAATATGATATAGATGGAAATAAACCTGATATAGAAATAAAACCTTTAAAATGTATGTTGCAGGATGCAGATGGAAATGAGATAGATGAAAGTATATTTTCAAAATGTAAAATTATTTGGACGTGTCCGCAAGAAAAATCTATGATGAAAGATTTCAGTGCAAGTTTAAATAATTTAACTTACACTATTGAAGATAGATATGATGTAGAAAAAACAAATAATAAAATTGGAGTTCAAGTTCAATTAGATACTCAATATATTTACAAAGAGTTTTCTATTAACTTCATTAAAAAGGGAGAAATAGGAACAAACGGAACTAAATATACAGGGAAAATTGTAGTGAATGCAGAAAATGATTTACAATATCCAGTTTATTCAGGGTCTTCTCGAGTAACTTTTTGGAATTGTAATTTATATTCTAGTTCTAAATGGTTTAAAATTCAATTATGGAGAGATAGTAAAAAAATATATGAAGGGTATTCTGATGGAACTTCAACTGAAAATAAGCCAGTTCAATTAAAATGGAGTGTATTAAAAAATAAATATCCTAATGAAATTAGTGATTATAGTAAAATTAACATAGATGAATATAATAATTATACTGCAACAGGATATGTTCCTGAAGATAGAATTGCCGCAAGTGTAATTCAATGTGAAATTAGTTATGATGGGACAAAAATATATTGCACTAAATCTTTATTAGAAGGTGAATCTTGGCCTGGGAATAAAGTTCTTTTAGTTGAAGGAACAGGATTTACAAGTGTGCAATATAATTCTCAAGGAAGAAATCCTAAATATCAAAATGATATTTTTGAATTACAAGTTTTAAATCAAAATGGTTTAGATATAACTCAAAGAGATTTAACTTTTAATTGGTCTGTTTATGGACAAGTTTGGGATGGATTAACTTGGAAAGAAACTCCTATTGTAAATATTATAGAAGATAATGCTTTACCAGCTTGGAAAAAACGTATTCAACCAAACTCAGAGTGGAACGGAGAATGTGTTACCGCAGGAGTGAAAGTTGATGTTTATCAAGCTACTAACTATATAGCGACATTAAAAATTCCAATTCATGGATATTTAAATAGAAGTATGAATCAGGCTATTGAAGGGTGGAATGGAAATTCAATTCAATTAAAACAGTCTGGTGGATATCTATATACACCTCAAATTGGAGCAGGTAAAAAAGAATCTGATGAAAGTTTTACTGGAATGATAATGGGTAAAGCTAGAGAAAAAAACGTAGAAAAAACAGGGTTGCTTGGATATAGTCATGGTGAACAAAGTTTATTTTTAGATGCAGAAAGCGGAGGAGCCATCTTTGGAAAAGGTTCTGGAGATGGGCAAGTAACAATTGATCCTAAAATTAATAAGAGTTTATTATTTAGTAAAAGTTATTGGAAAAATTATGATACTAAAGGATTTCCGCTTAATTATGAAGAATCTAATAAAAATCATAATGGTTTACTAATAGATTTAGCAACGCCAAAAATAGAATATGGAAATCAACGTTTTATTGTAGATAGTCAAGGAAATTTAACTTGTGGAGAACAAATTACTGGTAATGGTATTTTAATGCAAGTTCAAGGTTTCGTAGAAAATCAATTAGCAGGATATTTTTTAACAGAAACTGGACATACTACATACCCAGAGACAGGACCTGAAGCGGGTGGAGGTGAAGTAAGCTGGCCAACGGCTCATATAGATGGTTTTAAATATGGACGAATTCCAGCTTTAGTAAATTTGTATATTCCTGAGAATTTTCATATTACTCAAGCTCTTTGCAAAGTAATACAAGGTGGAATGGTAAATGAAAGTCCTGAGCAGACTCCTCAATATAAAGGAGGAGAAGCTTTTTGGGGATGGACGACATTAAGTGATGGTTGGAAACCTGAAATGAATCCACCATCTTCACAATATAAATATCATATAGATGGACATTATACAAAATATGCATGGTCTGATTGAGGTCAAAACTACCCAGAAACATATAGCATTGATTATTGTTGCGGTAGTCTTAGTGATGATTTTGCTTTATATTATTTCCCTGGAGAAGTGGTTCATTATGAAGTAGATGCATATGCCACATCTGTAATGGGTATGCAAGATGCATATTTTAATGTTTGGGTAGAAGAAGATTCCCCATTAGTTAAACAATTAGGTTTAGTTCAAACAGGTTTTCCTTCTGTTAGAAATTATAGAATCAACCAAGAAGACTTAATAGTTCAACAACATGAGAGAATTATTGATTTTACAGAGGATGCTAAACAATATTTTCATACTGGAACTAATACGATAGGATTAATGCCATCATCTGTACCTGAAAGCGTAGATATTAGACCATATATTCGAGATAGAAGATATTATCCTGATTTTGGTTATTCTATGACGCATTATCATTCTACTATTTGTGCAGAACCTTATATAACAGAAGCAAACACGAAAAATGGATATGTGTCTTTATCAGTAATAATCTATGGACATTATAATCCAACTCAATAAAAGGAGATAAAAGGAGAGATAACAAATGAATAACTATGAAGATAATATATTAGAAGCAATAGAAACTATTGTAGATAATTCTATTGCTAAATCTAATTATGATAGAACAATTCAAGCTACAATTATTAAAATAGTAGATAAGTCTTTGGGGCAATATAATGTTAAGTATCAAGATAGTTATTTTGATGCTTTTTCAATAGATACAACAATAGAATATGTTGAAGGAACTAATGTTTATATATTAGTGCCTAACGGTGACATGTCTAAAGATAAAACTATTTTAGGTGCGGTTGATGGATATAAAATTCAAGGTGTTACCGCAATTACAGATGCGGATGCATCGGACCCAGTTGGATACAACTGTGTTAATAGTGAAGTAAGTTTTGAATTATGTTCTTATACAGAAGAACAAAATATCGTATTGTACGATAAAGATAGCGAAATTAATTTAATAAATTTAGATAGTGAGGCTTTAAAGAATTTTTTACAAAATAGTTCTCAATTAGTTGCGGGAGCTTCGTTTAGAACAAATTTACCTGGAGAACAAAGAATAAAAGGTAATTATGGTATTATTTTTGAATTAGGTTTTAAAGCTCAGGTTTCAGATGAAATTATGTTAAAAAAATTTATTATAGACATAGATAGAATGAGTGGTAATCCATATGTTTTAAATAATGCAACTCCGCAACTTGGATATTTTGAAATTGATGGAGAAAATTTTGAATATATAAATAATGTTACAATATTTGAAAAAGATTTCCCTTATCAAGCGACAGATAAAGATAATGATATTTTTATTTCTGAGCTTCAAATTTTTGGATCTAATAGAATAAGTGAAGAAGAATATAATGTTGCACGATTAGTAATAAATACGCCTCAAGGTAATTATTTTACAGAACAAGACAGTCTTCAAACAACTAAGCAACTTGTAGCAAAAATAAAAACCAATGGTGCAGAAATGGATTTATCTAAATCTAAAGTGGAATATTATTGGTTTAAAGAAAATGATGATATTACAATAGAAAGTCAAAAATATAATTTTTATGGAGGCGAAGGCTGGGAATGCTTAAATGATTTTACACTAATTGATGGTAATCCTAATTTAGTAACATGGAGTTCAGCATCTAATATATGGAATATTGCAAAAGCAAGTGTTAGAAGTGAACAAGTTCAATATAAATGTATTGTTGTTTATAATAATATTATTTTACAAAGATTAGTTACAATAAAGAATCAGGGGGCTGCATTTTCTATAAAAATAGTTTCAGATTTAGGAGCTGATTTTATAGATGGACTAGGATATCCTACATTAACTTGTATGATAAATAATTCAGAAGAACCTTTAACGGGATATAGATACGTATGGTCTAGAACAGATAATAATGGACTATATATGAAGTTAGATGAAACCACAGAAGAAAATTTAGCATATCAAAATGCTTATAATAATTATGAGAATTTATTAACTCAAATTCAAACTGAACAAGTCTTCCCAAATGCGGTTGCCGCACAGTTAGAAGAGTATAAAAATGAATTTGAGGCTTTTGAAAAAATAACAAGAGTTGATAAAAATAAAATATATAAAATAAATACAAGTGAAATTACTAATTATATGCACTATAAATGTTCTGTATATTATAATAATGAATATGTTGGAACTGAATCTATTATTTTATATAACACAAATTCAACTAATCAAGATTATTTCATTCAATTAGTTAATGGCACTCAAATTTTTAAATATGATGAAAATGGTATATCACCTTGTGATGAAACTAAAGATAATCCACAAGAAATATTACCACTTCAATTTAATATTATAAATAAAGAAGGATTAGATGTTACTAATGAGATTTTAGAAAAGAGTCAAATAGAATGGGAAGTCCCAACTGAAAATACTTTAATTACAGTTTCAGGGGCGCTAACCGCAAGACAATTGCTTTTTACTATTGACAATTTTTATGATAATACAAAAAATAATAATGAAATTAAATTAACAGTAACATATAAGAAACAAAAATTGGTTGCTTATACTAATTTAAGTTTTATAAAAGAAGGAGATATTGGAACAAATGGAACAGATTACTATTGTAAAATTGTTCCTAATACATCTCAAAAGGTTGATTATCCAATGATAGTTAATGGGACTTTAAATTACACTCCAGCTCAACAAGGAAAATGGTTTAAAGCTCAAATTTGGAGAGGTGGTAAATTAATATTTGAAGGAGCTGAATCTGGAGCTTCTATTGAGAGTGATAGAGCTGTTATTAGATGGGGAGTTCAAAAAAATAAGTATAATGCTCAAGTATCAGACCCAAGTTCAATAATAGTAACTAATAATATCTTTAGTACAACGGGGTATTATATTGAAGATGGTTCTGGCGCAAATTGCCCTGCTAATATTGTTCAATGTAAAGTCACTTATAAAGGAATAGATTATTTTGTAACTATTCCAGTTATTACAGTTTCTTATAATGATCCTTATCAAATATATTTAGAGCCAAGAACAGGATTTAATTTTGTAACATATAGTTCTGATGGTAGATATCCTAAGTATAATGATAGTAAGCCTTTTGAAATTCAAATATTGCAAACGATTAATGGAGTAAAAGAAAATATTAGTTTACTTCGTTCAAATCAATATGGAGTAAAATTTGAATGGTATATAAGAGGTCAAGTTTATGATACTAAAACGGGCTTATGAGTAGACAAAACCATGTTTACTATTGATGAAACTGAAGTTTTAGAACAAAATAAAATTAAGTTAATCCCTATATCAGAATATTCTGGGGAATGTGTTTCAACTGCATTAGAGTGTATTTGTAAAAAGAAATCTGATAATACCACAGTAATTGGAAAAATTCATATTCCAATACATTGTATGTTAAATAGATATGCAAATGCGGCAATTAATGACTGGGATGGAAATAGTGTAACAATTAATGATACAGATGGTTATATATTAACTCCGCAAGTTGGGGCCGGAACAAAAGATGAAAACAATCGTTTTACCGGAATGTTAATGGGTTCTGTTAAAGATAATTCTAATGGAGTTACTAAAACTGGATTGTTAGGTTACGACACTGGACAACAAAGTTTATTTTTAGATGCTGAATCAGGTGGTGCGATATTCGGAAAAGGAAATGGTGGTCAAATTATAATTGATCCGCAAAGTAATAAGAGTTATTTATTTAGTCATGACTATTGAAAAAGTTATAATGAAAAAGGTTTTCCAATTAATTATGAAGACTCTAATAAAGATAATAAGGGAATGTTGATAGATTTAGCAACACCGCAAATTGTATTTGGAAGTGGTAATTTTAAAGTTGATAAAGATGGTAATGTTACTTGTGGGGATATGTTAACCTCAAGAGGAATTTTAACAATGTTGAGATATGAAAATGAGGGGTTTGTAGGATGGGATTGAAACCTTTTTTCTACAGATTATATATCAAAAACAGCAAGCTCTACATCAGATGGTTATACACAAACAATAACATTAGCTTGTCCAAATTATTTTGAATATGAACCTCATTTATTGTTATTCTCTTGTTTTATTCCAGAAGGATTTTCTTTATATAAAGCTGTTTGTACTTTAGAACAATATTCTTATAATGATCCTTATAGTATAGATTCTTGGTATGGAGAAAGATCAGGAGACATTCCAAGTTGGATAACTAGGACAACAACTGAACAGGAAACTAGTTTAACTGTACCTGGCTCAGCAACAGATGCACCGGCAGTATGGTTTGTCCCATATGAAGCATATACAAGAGTCGTAGGTAGAGGACATATGAGTGGGGGATATAATAGATATAGTGTTGATACTTCTCAATGTATAAGACTAGGAGTGGCAGATTCAGGTTTCCCTGATGCGGTTACAACACCTCAGACTACAGTATTATCTAAAACAATAGATTTTTCTGGAGCAATAACAAATAATTATTTAGTTCCTGGACAAGTAAATTTATTGGCTGTTATGCCAGGAAACATATTGGCTAAAGTTCCATTGACTTGGAATTCTGTAAGTTTTACGGAGACAGAATATGCTCATACCACAACTTATAATACATGGAGAGCCTCTCAAGGGACAGCAAATTTAAAAGCTTGATGTAGAAGACGAACTGGATATGTAAAAGCTCAAATTGTTTTGTATGGATATTATGATCCATCATTAGTTAATAATAGTTAGTGCAAAGGAGGTTTATTATGGCACAATTATCAAGTGAAGAAAGAATTGCTAGAGTTGAACAAGCACCTGTTGAAGTGCAAACAATGGTAGCAAAAGCTTTTTTAAGAGATGATATTGACGATGAAGATGTTCAATATCTATTTAATACAGACACTATTGAACAATTAAATGATAGTGAAAGTAATCAAGAAGTTGAGCATGTAAACGAAGAAGAGCCAGAAGGGATTGGTGCTGCGGGTTTTACAATGAGAACTTCAAAGCCTAGTAATAATAAAAACTTTATTACAACAGGTTCAGGTGGATGGAATACATGTATTAAAGGATATCCAATGGATCCAAACGCAAATGTTTTAGCAAATTGCGTTGGATACGCAAGTGGGAGATTTAATGAAATAATTAATATTGCTAGAGATCAAGGTGGTTGTACATATAAAACATTAAATTGTAATGCAGTAGGTTTCAAAGAAAGAGCGGAAGCAGCAGGACTTCAAACAGGTAGTACTCCAAGACGTGGAGCTATTATGTGTTGGGGAAATGGTGGAGCTGGACATGTTGCAATTGTTGAAAGAGTAGATAGCAATAATCAAGTTTATACTTCTGAATCTGGATATGGTTCAACAGCATTTTGGAATCAAATAAGAACAAATAATAATGGTAGATGGGGATGTTCAAGTAATTATTACTTTAGATGTTTCATTTATTTACCAAGTGATGTTCAACAAAAAATTGATGGCGGACAACCCGCCCCAACACCTACTCCAGGACCAAGTAGCAAATACAATATAGGAGATAAAGTAGTTATTAATGGGCCTTTATATACTAGTTCAAATGCGGCAAGTCCTGCAGGAAGAACTGGAGATAAGGTTACTAATATAACTAGAAAAAATCCTGGAAGTGCGCATCCTTATAATACAACAGGAGATTTAGGATGGATGGATGAAAGTTCTATTAAGCCATATGCAGAACCAACTCCTCAACCTGCACCACAGCCTAAAGGACTTCAGGTTGGAGATACAGTTGTTATTGTAGGAACTGGTAATGGAAGTTCATATGGTGATAGTAACACAGCATATGGAATTGGATGGACTAGACAAATCTTAAGAATCTGGAGTGGAAGATCATTCCCATATCAAGTTGGAAACGGCTCTGGTACAACTGGATTCTATAGAGCAGAAGCTTTACAAAAAAAATAATAGGAGGTTAATATGTTAGAAGCAATTATGGAAACTTTAAGAATTATGGGTTGGCTAGGAATTGTATTAGGAATTCTTGCAACAGTTAATTTAGTTTGTGGAACAGTTTATAATATCAATGACGGTCAAACATTTTCTTGGAAAAAGTTTTTCAAAGGAATTTTAAAAGTTGTAATCTTTTATATGAGTGCTGTATTTGTAAGTGTTGCATTTACAATGCTACCTTATATTAATACAATGATTACAGACGCTTTTGGAGTAGTATTACTTTCAAGCGAATTATTAAACACTTTATCAAGTGTGGCAGTTTTAGGAATTGTAGTAGCTTCAGTAGTTACTCAAGCTAAAAAGGCTTTTGAAAATATTAGTAAATTATCTACTATGTCTTCAGATGTAGAAGTAATTACTTGGGATGTAGTAGAACCAGAAGAAGATGAAATGGAAGAAGAAGCCTCTGTATAAGAGGTTTCTTCATTTTTAAGGAGGGACAATAATGAGTAGTATAAAAAAGATTAGAACTACTGAAGGAGATTTATCTATTGATTATAATAGTTTAGATAATCTTCCTACCATCCCTAGTAAAGTTAGTGATTTAACAAATGATAGTGGATTTATAACAAAAAGTGTTAGTAGTTTAGATAATTATTATACAAAAACTGAGGTTGATGAAAAAGAGGTTGAAGTTACATTAAATGGGGCTTCAGTTAGTTCACCTAGTTTTTACGCACCTACAACAGCGGGAACATCAGGACAAGTCTTAAAATCTAGCGGAAATGGCGCACCTGTTTGGGGGAGTGTAGATGTAGACGCGAAAGAAGATAAATCAAATAAAGTTACTTCAATGACTAGTTCAAGCACAGACCTTCAATATCCTAGTGCAAAATGTGTATACGACTGGATGTCAGGAATAAAGATTGTAGCTTTAACTCAAACTCAATATGATGCTTTAACAACTAAAGATGCTAATACTTTATATTTTATAACAGGAGCATAAGGGGGTTTTAAACATGGCTCGTAGTGAGATACACGTAGGAGACGATTTATCTGGTAAAACTTTATTCTTTAACTTCCAAGAGACGGGTGATTTTCAAGGTAACTCAAATGGAGATGCTTTTACTACTTCTGGCGGTTATGTTTTAAATTATTATCATGCAGGGGCAACAGGAGTAGAAGAATTAATAGAAATAACTGGACCAAATGACTTTTATGTTGCTGTTTTTTCAAACTGGAGATGGAGGATTGATCCAAATCTTAGTGAATATACTCTTCCTGAAGATGCAGGAACAGTAACCGCGATAGATACATCAATAGGAATTTTAGATAAAGTAAAATGGGGAAACCCTTTTACTTCAAAAGTTTATTTAGGTAATAATGAAATTTCTCAAATTTATTTAGGGACTACTGCAATTCATAAAGCTAATTTAGGTGAGAATGAATGTTCTATTGCCTCATTCATAGTAAGAAGTAGTGAATTTATTTTTGAAAGAGGACAGACATGGAAAAACTGGATTGATCAAGCTAAATATTGGACTTCTTCAGATAATTTTAGTTACAATGAAAATGGAGTATATTATGGTGAAGCTAGTTTATATCAAAAACCTGGATGGGGAAGTGTATCCTATACAGATTTAATTACTGAAGGCGGAGAATATGGTGCAGCATCAGCATGTTTAAGTCCAGATACATTAATAAAAACAGATAAAGGACTAGTAGAGATTTCTACACTTTCAGTAGGAGATGAATTAACTGAAAAGAATATAGTAGAAAAAATAGTTGCTCATAATAGAGAGCAATATTATATTATTACACTTGAAAATGATGACACTATAAAAGCTTCGAATGACCACTTATTTATAAGCGGAAATGAAATAATAAGAACTGAACAACTTGAAAAAGGACAACTTTTAAATAAATTAAAAATAAAAAATATAGAATTGGTAAATGAACCAATGACTATGTATGAAATAAAAACAAGCACAAATCAATATACATTATTCAATGATATAATTTGTGAATGTGAAAATATTTAAGGAGGAAATTAATATGGCAGTTTTTGGAATAGATATTAGTGCACATAACGCAGGTTTAAATTTACAAGCTGCTAAAAATGAAGGTGTGCGTTTTGCAATTTTAAGAGCAGGATATACAGGTTATGGAAATGGTATTAGCAAAGCAAAAGATACACAATTTGAAAACTTTTATTCACAATGTAAAAACTTAGGTATCCCAGTTGGTGCATATTGGTTTTCATGCGCAAATACTTATCAAAAAGGTGTAGATGAAGCAAACTGGATGTATGATAATTGTTTAAGAGGAAAATCATTTGAATATCCAATTTACTTAGATGTAGAAGAAGATGCTGGAGGTAGACATTATTTAAGCGGAGCAGGAAAAGACGCGGTTACCGCAGGTATCAAAGGATTTTGCGAGACTCTTGAAAAGAAAGGTTTTTATGTGGGGGTTTATGCCAATAGTGATTGGTTTAATCGTTTAATTGATGCTAGTATTCCAAATAGATTTGACTGTTGGTTAGCAAACTGGAGCTCTCATAATCCAGGTTCACCAGCACATGGAATATGGCAATTCGGTGGAGAAACTAATAGAGTAAGAAGCAATAGAGTTGCAGGTATGGTGATCGACCAAGATTATGCTTATAAAGATTATCCTAATATTATGAGAAGTGGTAACTTTAATGGATGCGGCGGAGGTGCTCCTACACCTGCCCCACAACCTCAACCAACCCCTTCTAAATCTGTTGATGAGTTAGCAAGAGAAGTAATCGAAGGAAAATGGGGTAATGGAAACGACAGAAAAAATAGACTTCAAGCCGCAGGGTATAATTATAGTGAAGTCCAAGCAAAAGTAAACGAAATCTTAAATGGTGGAAATAAACCAGCACCAAAAAAATCTAATGAAGAAATAGCTAGAGAAGTTATAAATGGTCAATGGGGAAACGGTGAAGATAGAAGAAATAGATTAACTCAAGCTGGATATAATTATTCTGAAGTCCAAGCTATTGTAAATAAAATTTTAAATGGCGGTTCAAGTAAACCATCTGCAGAGTATTATACAGTTAAAAGTGGAGATACTTTAAGTGGTATTGCCGCAAGATATGGAACAACAGTAAAACAATTAGTTGCTTGGAATAATATTTCAAATCCTAACTTAATTTATCCAGGACAAAAATTTAGAGTAAGGTAGTTATAGCCTTACTCTTTTTCTTTTGGATAAATGTAGGGTATACTAGATTAATATTTTAAAAGAACTTTTAATATATTTTTAGAAAACATATTGAAAATATGTTTGGAGAAAGAAGGAGGCTAAAATAATGAAAATAATGAGTGATAATACTATTGGCATAAATCGCGGTGACGAATTATTATTTGATTATCAGATTTATAATGGTAATGACATTTACGTTTTCGGTGAAGGAGACGAAGTTGGATTTTATCTTTATAAAAAAGGTCAATACAATAAAGAACCGATTATTCAAGAAGTGTTTACCCCTGAGGCTGGAGATGAAGTTGTAGAAATCCGCATTTCTGCAGACGATATGGATATTGGAGGATATACTAATATACAACAAGAATACTGATATGAAATTACTTTAAATGATGAAGTTACTTTAGGTTATGATAGCGATGGACCTAAAGTGTTAATATTATATCCTACAGGAAAGAAAATCTAATGAATAATACAGGAAGAATTTTATCCAAAGTCGGAAAAGGGCAAATAGTAAGTAAAAAACCTTTATTAATAAGTATAAAATCAAAAAATAATTTATATGGAAAATTAAATATAGGAACTAGAAGAATTATTGAGTATATTCACTATGAACCCTATGTAGTAAAAACAACTTTATTTTTTAGAACTCAAGCCTCTGTCGAAGAAAGTGAGTTGACGATAAGTGGATAAAAAAATTGAATATATAAATGTAGAAGGTATAACATATCAAGTTTCAGACCCATCAACTCCTGAATTCGTAAAACAAATTAGTCAAGAAGAAATTTACAATTGAAATAATCCTGACTATGAAAACGAAGATAATAAGCCATCTATAAATGGAGTTACTTTAATTGGAGATATAACATCAGAAGAATTAGGTTTAGATGCGGACAAAACTTATCTTTACCAACAAACAGTAGCTTCGGATACATGGATAATAGTTCATAATTTAAATAAATATCCATCAGTATCAGTTATAGATAGTGCAGGGAATGAAGTGATTGGAGAAGTTTCTTATGATGATAAAAATCAAGTAACTTTAAAATTTGAAGGTGGCTTTAAAGGAGTTGCCACTTTAAATTAATTTATAAGAAGGAGGAAATAAAAAATGGCAAAGAATTTTTTAGTTGATTTAAACTTAAATCAAAATGAAGTTCAAAATGGTGTTATTCAAAATTTAGCATCAGATCCATCTAATCCCATAAAAGGTCAAGTGTATTTTAATACAACAACAAATAAATTTAGATGTTTTAATGGTACAACTTGGGATGAAATGGGAACTGGTGGAGGAACTGTAACAAGTGTAGCTGTTGAAAATAGTACAAATGGGGGTTTATCTGTTAGTGGAAGTCCTATTACTACAACAGGTACAATTAATATTGGACACAGTAACGTATTAGAAAAGGCACAAACTACTAGTGGAATTTATCCAATAAAAATAGATAAAAATGGACATATTACTGATTATGGGACAGCTTTTGATCCATCTACTAAACAAAATTCATTAAGTGAAACTCAATTAGCTGCTGTTAATTCTGGAATTACATCAGCAAAAGTTACAACTTATGATGGATATGCAAGTCAAATTGCAGGAAAACAAAATACAATCGAAGACTTAGATGATATTCGTAGCGGAGCTGCTTTAGGAGCAACTGCATTACAAACTGAAACAGACCCAGTCTTTTCAGCAAGTGCTGCTGCAGGTATTACAAGCACAAATATTTCTACATGGAATGGAAAACAAGATGCAATTAGTGATTTAGCAACAATTAGAAGTGGTGCTGCAGCCGGAGCTACAGCAGTTCAACCAGATGATTTAGATGATTATGCACCATTAGCAAGCCCAGCTTTAACTGGAACACCAACTGCGCCAACTGCAAATGCTGGAACTAATACAACACAAATTGCAACTACTGCTTTTGTTACTAATGCAATAAGTGGAATTACAGGAGCAATGGTATTTAAAGGTACTATTGGTACAGGAGGAACAGCTGGAACTGCATTACCAACTTCTAATGTAAAAGTTGGAGATACTTACAAAATTGTTACTGCTGGAACATATGCGGGACAAGCTGCAAAAGTTGGAGATTTATTTATTGCTTCAGCAACAACTCCAACATGGGCATATGTACCATCAGGTGATGATACTGATGTAACTCAAATCACTGCAGGAGCTGGTTTAAATACAACAAGTTCAGATTCAAGTACAGATGGTGGTTCAATCACAACTACTGGCACATTATATTTAACTAAAACTGCTGTTACACCTGGAACATATCAAGGTATTACAGTAGATAAATATGGACGTGTAACTGGAGCTAGTGACCAAGGTTATACAACTAATACAGGTACTGTTACAAGTGTAGGTATTACACAAGGTACAGGTGTTACAGTTAGCGGAGGTCCAGTTACAACTAGTGGAAATATTACAGTTGGATTAGCAGATCAATTATCTGCCGCACAAACTACATCTGCAGTATATCCAATTAAAGTTAATAAACAAGGTCAAATTACTGAGTTAGGTACTGCAGTTACAATATTAAAAAAATATGCAGCTGATATTACAGGAAATGCAAATGCAACATCTTTTGATATAACTCATAATTTAGGCTCAAGAGATATTACTATTCAAGTTTATGATGCAACTACTTATGAAGAAGTTATTGTAGATATTACAAGAAAATCTACAACTGTAGCTACTATTGCTTTTGCTAGTGCACCAGCAAATGGTAAAAAATATCGTGTAGTTTGCATTGGCTAATTAAATATATAAAGAAGGAGGATTTTAATAAATGAAAGTATTGTCTGTAATTAATAATGATAAAGATGCAGTAACAAAAGAATATGTTGATAGTAAAGCGGGAGTTACTGCAGTAGATCCTACTTCAGGTCCTGTTGAGACAGATTTTTTCATCCCAACAAAGACAAGTGAATTAACAAATGATAGCGGCTTTATAACTGAAGCCGCTTTAGCTACTAAACAAGATACATTAGTATCAGGAACTAACATTAAGACAATAAACAACACTTCTTTACTTGGAAGTGGAAATATAAGCGTAGCAACTGCAAGTGATATACCAACGAAGACTTCGGATTTAATAAACGACAGTGGATTTATTACAAGTTCTGCAAACAAATATAGTTTAACAGAATTAAAAGCTTTAACAGATCCGACAGACGATCTTTTTTTAAGCCTAAAAGCAGACATTATCAATCACAACCCAATGGTTATAACTTATAGCCAAAATCTAAACAGTAGCGCGTCTATTAGCGCTGAAGCTGTAGTTTTATCTGCAACGGTTGAAACGGTACAAAATTATGGCGAAGTTTATATAATTAGTTTTAGAAAAGATATTATAACACACCCAGGCATTATACACACTATAGGGTTTATACCTCAAGGAGAACAGCTTGTAGTTTCAGAAATTTTAATGATAGAAAACGAAGTTGTGGCAGAAGCGCCAGAGCCCACATCTAATTTGACTCTCAACAGCCTCGAACCTGGCGATATGGTGGGGTGCATCTCAAACATGGAAATCAGATATTCAGAATCTGACGAGTGGTCAACATTAGAAGGAGTAAATACTGGAGACATCTTTATTAAAAATGCACCTCAAAGAAGCGGCGATCCGGTTGGTTATATTGCGGCCAAAACACGAGATCATTGGTATATGGTATATGCAGCCGTTTATCACAAAAGTGGTGATGAATTGGGTTATTATATTTCTGAGCTCACTTATCATGGCAACAATCCAATCAATCCCATAGCTTACATATTGAAAAACTCTGTCCGAAAAGATCGACTTATAGAAGGGGCAAATGTATCCATTGAAGACGATGAAAGCGGTTGGCTAAGAATTAGTGCAAACGAGAACGAAGCTTATGGTACGTGTTCATCAAGCGGAGATGCCAGCGTTAAGGTGGTTAACATTGTTAGGGGAAGTTCTTTGGTCGAAAGCACTGTAGGAAATATATTAAGAGTGAGATTTGATAACGCTCTAACGTGTAATAATCCAACATTAAGAGTAGGAAGTGGAACCTTTGATATATATGACCGAGATACTAACAACAAATTGCAGTCGGGCGCTTGGGGTGCAGGAGATATAGTAACTTTCTATTGGGACGGAAGTGCGGTTAGAGCTATTGCGGGATTGCGCGCAACCACCACTAATTACGGAGAGGCAAAACTTAGCAGCAGTGTTTCTTCAACAAGCACAACCGAAGCTGCAACCTCAAGCGCTGTTAGACAAGCTTATAATTTAGCAAATGGCAAGCAAGATGCATTAATAAGTGGAACCAACATAAAAACGATAAATAATGAATCTTTATTAGGTAGCGGAAATATAAATATATCTGGAGGCGGAGGAACTGCCACAGATGTTCAAATTAATGGTACATCAATAACTTCAAACAATGTTGCAAATATAGTAACAGAAGGAACTTATAATGCTAATACAAATAAAATTGCAACAATGACTGATGTATCAAATGCTGTTGCTAGTAAGTTAGATGGTAATTGAAATGCAGATGATAGCAATGGATCTATTGAATGACAAGAAGGAGAAAGTCCAACAGCTAGTAAATTAATCACTAAAGTTGCTTCTAATACAAATAATAATTTTAGTCAAACAGAAATAACATCAGATAATATGCTTTTAACTTCTGGAGTTAATGGTGCTCAAATGAATACTTCTATTAATATGACTCCTTATGCTATTAATATTACTAATCAAACTACTGATGGAAGTATTACTATAGACGCAGACTTAATTACTTTAAATGGAGGAGCACAAATTGCAACTGTTCCAGATACAAATAATAGTATTGTAAATAAAAAATATGTAGATGATATTGTTGGAGATATAGAAAGTTTATTAGGAGGAATATAGTATGAGTATAGCTAGTGAAATTTCAAGATTACAAACTGCAAAGACAGATATAAAAACAGCGATTGAAGCAAAAGGAGTTACAGTTCCTAGCTCTGCAAAAATAGATGTTTTTGATGATTATATTGCTCAAATTCCAACTGGAGGTTCTTATCAAAGCAAAACAGTTTCTCCAACAGAGTCTTCTCAAACCGTGTCTCCTGATAGCGGATATGATGCTTTATCGAGTGTTACTGTTAATGCTATCAGTAATACATATGTAGGAAGTGGAATTGCTAGAAAAAGCAGTTCAGATTTAACTGCTTCAAGCGCAACTGTTACAGTACCTGCGGGTTATTATAGTTCGCAAGCTACAAAGTCTGTTTCAAGTGGTTCTGCAACAGCTCCTGCATCAATTAGTGGTTCAAGTGCTACTGTTAGTACAGGAACTAATGCTTTAACTTTAACTAAAACCGTAAGTGTTACGCCTTCAGTTTCTGCTGGGTATGTAAGTGCGGGAACAGCTGGCAACAGTTCAGTAAGTTTAACAGCTTCTATTGCTACTAAGGCAGCAGCTACTATTACTCCTGGAACTACTAATCAAACAATAGCTTCAGGAACTTATTTAACAGGGACTCAAACAATAAGCGGCGATGCCGATCTTGTAGCCGCAAATATTAAAAAAGGCGTTCAAATATTTAATGTAACTGGTTCATATACTTCAGATGCCACAGCCGCAGCAAGCGATATTGTTAGTGGAGAAACTGCTTATGTTGATGGAAATAAAATAACAGGAAGTTTAGTTATAAATAAATATTATACAGGATCAACAGCACCATCATCTTCTCTTGGTAGTGATGGTGATATATATTTCCAAAGTTAGGAGGACAATTAAATGGCAACAATTAGATTAGTACCTAGTACATATGCAGTTTCAAGCACTTCTTATTTATCAGTTGAAAATGCGGCAAATATGTATACTAACACAGATAGCACTACATATGCAACTATTACAAATAAATATGCATCTACTTCTAGTAGATATTTATATATAAGAGGTTTTAATTTTAATGATGTTCCTAGCGATGCAATAATTAACTCTTTTACAGTAAAAATTAAAGGATATGAAAGTGGCTTAGCAACAAGCACTTCTTATGCTCCAAGACTTGCAAATAGGACATCAACTATTTCAAACACTGCAGCAGGAGAAAATTTTGGAACATCAACAAAAACTATAACAGTGCCTACAGGAGCATTAACTTGGCAACAAATTTCTTCTACTTACGGTAGTAATTTTACTATTGTAGTTTATGTTAGAAGAAGTAGTAGAAATACAACAGGATATTTTTATTGTTATGGAGCAGAAATTGAAGTTGATTATACAATTCCTACTTATCATACTGTTACATCATCTACTTCTGTTGGAACTATTTCTCCATCCGGAGCAACTTCTGTTTTAGAGGGCAATGATTATACATTAACAATTAATGCAAGTAATCCTGTAGCGACTGATAATAATGTTGATGTAACTTCTCAATTAGTCCGAATGACAGGAGGAACTGGTGAATATGTTCCATATAATTTTACTCGTACTGGATTTTCAGTTACAGACATTTCAAATGCTTATACAAATATAGAAAGTTCTACTCGTGCAACATTATCTCTTTCTGGAAATACAACAGGAACATTATATTTAGGATTAGGTCCAATTAATATTCCATCTAGCGCGACAATTACAGATATAAGTTGTCAAGCTAGTTTAGCTTTTAGTAGAAATGGTTCTTCTGCAAGTGTAACCGCATCATGTCAATTATATAGTGGTGACACTGCAAAAGGCTCATCTACTTCAGTAGTATCAAGTGCAACTGATTTAAGCCAAACTACATTCACACTTACTCCGGGGACATGGTCTGCAAGTGAATTAGCAAATGCACAATTTTATTTTACTGCACATAATGGAGCATGAGGTACAACTAGATTTTTTTATGTATATGGAGTATCTTTTACTGTTACTTACACAGTAAATGATGAAATTTATATATATACAATTACTAATGTTGTTGGAGACCATACAATTATAATTTCTCAAGGAGTAACAACTAAAATATATGTAAAAGTAAATAATACATGAGTTCAATTTTCAAAAATATATAAAAAAATAAATGGTAGTTGGATTGAACAATCTCCTTCAGATTGGGGAACTATATTTGATACAACTGCTAATTATGTAAATAAGGATTAAAAGGAGGAAAAAAAATGGCAAATTATCCAGTAAAATTATTAAAGGATAAAGATGGGACAGCTTTTATTCCTGTCGTTAATTCAGATTCCATTATTACCCCAGAGGGCGATACTCTTAATGATTTACTAGAAGAAAAACAAGATTTATTAACTTCTGGTACTAACATTAAAACAATTAATAATGAATCTTTATTAGGGTCAGGTAATATTTCAATACAAGGTGGTGGAGATGCAACTGATGTTCAAGTTAATGGAGTTAGTATTACACAAAATAATGTAGCAAACATAGCAACTCAAACAGCATATAATTCATTAACAAATAAGATTGCTACAAAAAATGATATTCCTACACAAACTAGTCAATTAACAAACAATAGTGGATATATAACATCATCTGTTGATAATTTAACTAATTATACAAAAACAAATGATTTATCAGAAGTAGCGACATCAGGTTCATATGAGGATTTGTCAGATAAACCAACCACTTTAAGCGGATACGGTATTACAGATGCAGGAATTTCAAACGGGACAATTACTTTAGGTAGTAATACTATTACACCTTCTACAGTTCAAAATATAAAAGATGGTTCTAGTACAGGTAGTTTAAGAAGTTCGGGGTCTAGGACTGAAAATGCAAATTATACCATTGGAAGTTATGCTTTTGCAGAAGGTTACAATACAAAAGCATCTGGTGGTAATTCTCATGCGGAAGGAAATTATACCGAAGCCTCTGGTAATAGTTCTCATACAGAAGGAAGTAATACAAAAGCTATTGGAACGATTTCTCATGCAGAAGGAAATTATACAGAAGCCTCTGGAAATCAATCTCATGCGGAAGGCTATTATACAATAGCTTCTGGGTCTGATTCACACGCAGAAGGAATTCGTACAGTAGCGAATGGAAACAATGGAAGTCATAGCGAAGGATATTATGCAGAAGCTAATGGAAATTATGGGTCTCATGCTGAAGGACGTGATACAAGAGCTATTGGTGATAGTTCACATGCTGAAGGTAAGGGTGCAGTTGCATCTCAATCTTATTCGCATGCTGAAGGATGAGATACAATAGCAAGTGGAAGGTATTCACATGCGGAGGGTGGTCGCAGAGACGGTTATCTTTTTGTAGGAACTGTTGTTTCTGTGGATGCAGAAAATCAAACTTATGAAGTTAGTGGAGTTCCAAAAGAAGCAATAAGTGATAATTTATTTTATAGTGGAGCTTTTTTCTCAGAAACTAATAATACTGATTCAGACCAAAGGATAGTTTCAGCCACTCGTTCATCTGACACAAATAATGTTACTTTTACAGTTTCAAGTTTTGACTCTTCTATAGCAGTAGGAGATAGTTTTAGAGTTTTTGCAGGATCAAAAGCAAGTGGAAATTATTCTCATGCTGAAGGAAATAGAGCTTATGCTATTGGTAATTATTCTCATGCAGAAGGAAATGATACAATTGCAATTGGAACAACTTCTCATGCAGAAGGATTTAATACATTAGCAAGTGGGTATTGTTCTCATGCAGGAGGGAATAATACAAAAGCAAATAAAGATTATCAAACTGCAATTGGAAAATACAATAAAAATGTAAATAATGCTTTGCTTGAAGTTGGAAATGGGACTGCAGATGACTCTCGTTCAAACGCTTTTGTTGTTTATTCAGATGGAAAAGCTGAATTGGGTGCAGATCCAACTTCATCTATGCATGTTGCAACAAAACAATATGTAGATAATAAAACTAGTAGTCTTGCTTTATCTAATATAAAAGATGGTTCTGCTACAGGTAGTGTTAGAACATCTGAAGCTTCAAGTGAAGGTTCCTCTTATACTATGGGAAGAGATGCTTTTGCAGAAGGAAATAATACAAAAGCATCTGGTAATAGTTCTCATGCGGAAGGTTCTAATGCAACAGCAAGTGGGGATTATTCACATACAGAAGGAAACTGGACAACAGCTTCGGGAGGCTCTTCCCATGCAGAGGGGTATAATACAATAGCGAGTGGGAACTATTCTCATGCTGAAGGATATTATACTCAGGCAAGTGGAAATTATGGAGCTCATGCCGAAGGATCTTCAACAAGAGCTATTGGTAATAGTTCACGTGCTGAAGGAGAATACACAACAGCTTCTGGGACTTGATCACATGCAGAGGGGTATTGAGCTAGGACAGGTGGAAAAGGATCTCATGCTGAAGGAGGATGGGATTCAAGTATACCTTATAATATTGTTGGTACAGTTGTTTCTATAGATACAGAAAATAAAACCTATGAAGTTAGTGGTTTAACTAGGTATGTTACTAATGATAAAAATTATGTAGGAGCAATGTATCATAATAGTTCAAATGGTTGTGCTAATAGTTATTATATTACTTCAGAAACTTATAATACAGCTACTAAAAATTTTACTTTTGAAGTATCATATATAGATTCTTCTATAGTAGTTGGAGGTTCTTTTTATATAAAGATATCTTCCACTGCGCTTGGAGACTTTTCTCACTCAGAGGGAAGAAACACTTTTGCACCAGGAACAGGTTCACATGCTGAAGGATGAAATACAATAGCAAGGTATAGTGGTTCACATGCGGAAGGAGATAGTACTTATGCAGGACCTTTTTCACATGCAGAGGGGTCTTGGACAACCGCAGAAAGCAATGGTTCTCATACCGAAGGATACGATACTTTTACTAAAGGATACGGCGCTCATGCAGAAGGTTTTGCTGCTAGAGCAATAGGAGATTATTCTCATGCTGAAGGTGGCGGAGATATTGTTACTGGAACTGTAGTTTCTTTAAATTCTACTGATAAAACTTATGAAATTAGTGGATTAACTAGATATAGTGATAGTAATAATAATTATATAGGTTGTGTTTTTTCTTATCAGGCATCATATGGTTATGGGAATCAGAACAAAATAGTTTCGGAAACTTATGATTCTACAACTGGTAATTTTACTTTTACAGTTACAAAATTTGATGAAACTCATTTTAATGTTGGAGATAGTTTTTATATTATAATGGGTTGTACCGCTTGAGGAGACGGTTCTCATGCTAGCGGGTTAGCAACAATAGCGAAAAAGAATTTTCAAACTGTAATTGGAAAACACAATGATAATAAAAGTGACACTTTATTTGAAATTGGAAATGGAAGTCGTTTTGGTGGTCGTTCTAATGCATTTGAGGTTTATTCAGACGGAAGAGCTATCGTTGGGGCAGATCCAACTACTGCAATGGGGGTTGCAACTAAACAATATGTTGATGATGCAATAGCTAGTGCTATTACTACAACTTTGAACGGAGGTTATTAATATGGCAAGAACAGATACACTTCCTAACTTCTTAACAGATGTAGCTGACGCTATAAGAGAAAAAAAAGGAACAGAAGAAACAATACAAGCAAGTAATTTTGACACAGAAATAATTAATTTACCTAGTGGTGGAGCAACACCAAGGGTAGGTTTTACAGTAGATGAGTATGATGAAAATGGCTATGCTACTAGGGTTACACTTCTTGGTATGACTAGTGTACCTGCTGGTGCTTTTGCTTCTCAAACTTCTTCTACACCTTCGTTATTAGGAAGAAAGTTACAAAGTATAACTTTACCTAGTGGAATAACAAGTATAGAAATGTATGCTTTTCAAAATTGTAATAGTTTAGCTTTAACTAGTTTACCTAGTGGAGTAACAAGTATAGGAAACTATGCTTTTAGTGGGTGTACTAATTTAGCTTTAACTAGTTTACCTAGTGGAATGACAAGAATAGATAGCTATGCTTTTTATAATTGCACTAATTTAGCTTTAACTAGTTTACCTAGTGAAGTAACAAGTATAGGAATGTATGCTTTTAGTGGGTGTACTAATTTAGCTTTAACTAGTTTACCTAGTGGAATAACAAGAATAGACACATATACTTTTCGAAATTGTACTAATTTAGCTTTAACAAGTTTACCTAGTGGGATAACATATTTAAACAATGGTGCTTTTCAAAATTGTACTAATTTAGCTTTAACTAGTTTGCCTAGTTCGGTAGGCACTATATCAGCCTCAGCTTTTGAAAATTGTACTAATTTAGCTTTAACTATAATACCTAGTGATTCAAAGGATTTGTATGGAAGTAGTTTCAAAGGTTGCACAAATTTAAAAAAACTTAGGATCACAAGGGCATCAACAATTACAGGTACTAGCACTTCTAACGGTGCATTTAATGGTTGTACAGGCTTAAAACAAGTATGGATAGGGACATATTCAACTTCATCTAGTTCTATAACTATAGGTAGATATGCTTTTTATGGTTGTAGTGCTTTAGAAAAAATTTATATAAATCGACCGAGAGCAACTGTAGAAGCTATAGCTAATTACCAATATGCTTTTATGAATGATGAAAGTAAAACAGGAATTATTGTATGTAATGATGATGAAGGGTTTATTACTCAAGAAGAATTTGATGCATTAGTAATTTCGTAAAGGAGGTTAGTATGAAATATTATAAAGTAATGGCATAATTTTACTTTACAATATTTTGTAGACTAATAAAAAGAAGAGAGAGATTCCTTCTTCTTCTTTTTATTTAGGTCTAAATAGTATAATAAAATAAAACTCTTTTTGATATAATTTTAGTAAGAGAGAAATGGAGATAGGAGGATTTAAAATGTTTAGAGTAAGAAACAAAAATATTTACTTAAACAGAGGAGACGCCATTACTTTACAATTAGTAAATAATGAAGGCAAATTCGAAGCTGGAGACACAATTAAATTTTATGTTTGTGCAAATGGCGACTATACAAATATTCTTTTTGAAAAAGAATTTACTGTAGAAGAAACAAGTAATTTTGCGGAAATAAAATTAACTTCTGCAGAGACTCGTATTGGAGATGCATTCAAAGATGGTTCAGTTACATATTGGTATGAAATTGAGTTAAATGGAGATACAACTCTAATTGGATATGATGATGAAGGAGCTAAAAAATTCGTTTTATATCCAGAGGCTACTACAGAGTAAGAAATAAAAGGAGGAAATAAATATGGCTAAAAATACAATGGGATTTAGAGATGCTTACACTCAAACATTAGATATAGATATTTATCCTAAAGGTAATGATGGAGCCGATGGTATATCGATAATAGATGTTGCAGTTGATAATAGAAGACATTTAATTTGCACTTTATCTAATGCTGAAGTTATTGATGCTGGAGAGGTCCCTGCACCAGAAGGAACTTTTGATGTTGAAATTATAAATTCATTACCTGCATCTGGTTCAATATCTACAATGTATTGCGTTCCACTTCCAAGTGAGCAACAAACAACAATTAAAAAATATGAAGAATATTTTTATATTAGTAATGCTTGGGAAAAAGTAGGAACAGCTACAATAGATTTAAGCGGTTACTACACTAAAACTGAAGCTGATGCTATTACAGATGCATTAGATGATAAAATCGATCAAGAAATTGAAGATAGAGAAGCAGCTATTGCCGCGCACACTAATAGTGAAACTATTACTACTGATTTATCTGCAAAAGAATCTACTTATTATTTATTAGGAACAGAAGATGGTATTGGTAAGGGGACTGGAATTTCACAAGCTAAAACTACTGTTGAAGGTAGTGGTGTAAAATATGAAAGTGGTAGTGAACAAGAAAATGGAAAATTATATATAGATGAAGAAAGGGTTACAACTGGATTGTACTTCACAATTTCAGAGTAGAGGAGGATTAGATAATTATGTCAAAAACAATTAAATTTTATGAAGACGAATTAAAAACTAAACAAGTTTATCCTGAGATTGATCCTGAAGGAAAATATCCTGGGGTAACAGTTGGTTTAGCAGAGAACTTAACTTCTATAGATGGAGTTACTGATGGTTCATCATTCCAATATAGATCTGCTGCAAGTCATACAAGTGTGGCAACTGATGGATATGCAGTATTAAAGAAATTACATGGAGCTAAATCAACAACTACAACAATTCCAGAAAGTATTAAATATAATTTATTAACTACTGGAGTAAAAAGTATTACATTAACTTTAGCAACTTTTAAAACTCAAAAAAGTGAAACTGGAGTTTATAATTTTATTTATACTCCAACAATTACATATACATCAAATTTAATAAGTTCAATTAATAAAGCTACATTTGCTAGAAAAATGAATGCTGCAACAGGAACTTTTGTATTTGAGTTTGATGCAGCTATTGATTATAATGATCCATCAACAATAGTATCAAATTTTAATAAAAATACTTTTGCAAATAAAGTTTTAGGAACTGCAAATACATATGAATTTACATATGCAACAGATAATTGGTATTTAGGGACAGAACAAGTTTCTTTATCTCAATATGGATTTACTTTAAATTCAACAACACTTACAGAAGGAATGAAAATTACAGTTTATTATACTGCTAATAATTGAAAATATGGTCAAGATGTAGTTGCATTATACCAATATGGAATTATTACAACAGGAAAAGAAAAACCTGGAAATACTATTACAATTAATTATACTGCAAATAATTGGATGTTAGAAGATGATATTGTTACATTATCAAGTTATGGTATTTCTATTACAAATGGAGCTGCCGCAATTAATGATAACATTCAAGTTATATATCAAGCTGAAGAGGTTGGAGTAGTTCAAATAGCAAATCCAACACATTTATTATCAATAGGAATGAATCAATTCAATAAAAGAGGTAGTCAAATTTTATCTAATAGTGGGATTGATGGTAATGGAGCTATAGGAACTGTTAATGACCATTATGTTATTTGGTTTAAGTGTTTAGGTGGACAAACTTATACTATTTATGATAAAAACGAAGGTAGTATAGTTCAAGCTGCATATAGTACTGAACCTATTGCAAGTTATTCAACAGGATTAACGATTTTAACACCTGTAACAACTTCATCAGAAGGAAATGAAGTAACAACTACAACAACAAAAACTTATTATCAAACAACTAATAATGGTTATATGGCTATTGAAACTACTGATATTGAAGATTTATGTTGTCATTTAACCTGGTCTGGGACAGAAGATAATACTTATTCAGATTATTGAGAATTTAAATTAGAAATTCCATATGAAGATAAAAATGGAAATAAGATTTCTACATATGGATTACCTCAATTAAATGATAATGTATTTGATGAAATTGATTTAGAAAATAATAAATATTATGTTAGAGTAGGAAGAGTTGAATATACTCCTACAAATTTATCTAATATTAGTGCTCAAACTTCTAATTATATATATGATAGTAATTGAATTTATTATAAGGCATCAAAAGAAAGAGTTTATGACTTAAAAGAAAGAGAAGATATATATCCTTGTGCGGACTTTGGTACAGAAGAATTTTTAAATAGTGTTTTAGAATTATCCCCTACAATAATTTATCAAAACAATTTAAAAGATAAATTAAGAAGAGATGTTGAAGTTTTAGCTAATAAAACAAATGACTTATCAGATGTTTATGATTGAAATGCAACAACTATGTATCCAAGTGCAAAAGCTGTAAAAACAATAACTAATAATATTTATGCAATGTTAGGTTTAGCTGTAAACACTTATGATAATAGTACTGTTTACTCTGCTGGGGACTATGTTGTATATGATAATATATTATATAAATGCGTAACAAGCTCTAGTTCTGCAGGAGGCTTGACTAGAAAACCATCTGCAGTTATTTGGGATAGTTCTAATGAAGTATTCTCAATTACAGATGAAACTACTTTACTTAATAGCGATCCTATTCAAGAACATGGTATAGGTGAGTATCAAATAAAATTACAAGCAGATTATCATGATCCAAATCATTCACATTATTTACAAACACTAATATGTCCTGATGGGTATGTTTATGGACCGGAAGAAGGGCTTTTCTTGAATATGGGTATTCAAACCTTAACTAATACTGGTGAAGGAAGTTTTCAAATTACAGATGGACAATGGACTAGATCTTATTTATTTAAAGCTTAATTTATAGGGAGAGGGAGATAGTTCCTTCTCCTTTCTTTTAGTATATAGAGATAAAAGGAGGATATATATGATTTTAAATATAAAACGATTTGCGCCAGAGTTAGATGAATATAATCCTGAATATAGTTATACCTATACTAAAAAAGGATATGTTGCAACAGTAGAGGTTTCTATTGAATGTGATTATGATATTTCAAGTATAGAATTAAGTCGAGGAGAAACTTTATTAGGAGATTTAGTTGATGTAACTTCTGATTGAACTCTTTATAATGATGGGAGTTCCATTAAAAGAACTTTTACTGAACCTTGTCATGATACTTTTGTTATAAATTTTGAAAACGCTACTGTAACTGGATATGTTATAGTAAATACATCTGATGACTTTACCCCAGAAAGTGAACAATATCCAGTAGAAATTAATGGAGATATTCGAATTAGTAATAGTGAAATTAAATTAAAAAAAGTTGCTGAAACGATTAAAGATTTAACGAATATTATTTATCCTGTTGGAAGTATATATAGAAGTACAAATGCGATAAATCCACAGAATATTTTTGGCGGAACGTGAACACAAATTACAGATGATACAATTGTTGCTTATGCAGAAATGTCTGGAACAACTTTAAATCAATCAAAAAATATTTCTTCCATTACTGGATCTAGTACTTTTATAGTAACTTTTTCTAAAACTATGGCAAATACAAAATACAAGGTTTTTGTATCTGGAGAATGTAGTGGATTAGGAGCTGAAATTATAGGAGTTTATGGAAAAACAACAACAGGTTTTAAATTTGATTTTTGTAATTATAGTGGGACAGCAACAACTCCTACAAGTCAAAATATTTTAGTAATAGGGCAACTTGCTAATCCTGAATATTACGAATGAAAAAGGACAGCATAGGGGGTAAAAATATGATTATTAATACAGATTTAATTTATCCGATAGGAGCAATTTATTTGTCAGTGTCACCTATAAATCCTAAAACTCTTTTTGGTGGAGATTGAGAAGCTATTTCTCAAGGAAGATTTTTACTTGGAGCTGGTTCTCCTGAAGCGAATACCGCAAATGATTTTGGAGATTTACAAAATTCAGGATATATTTTTCATGTTAATGATAGAGGCGGAGCTTATAAACATACTTTATTAACAACTGAAATTCCTGCTCATAAACATCAAATAAAAACAAATAATGATGACTGGAATAATACTCAAAGTGGTGGTAACTATGGTACTACTAAGGACGGAACTACCGCTTGGTATAATAATAACTGGTATACAGAGAATACTGGTGGAGGTCAAGCACATAACAATATGCCGCCTTATACAGTAGTTTATATGTGAAAGAGGGTGGCTTAATAATGAAAAAATTAAATATGAAAAGATTTGCAACTCCAGATCCGGGTTCAGATACTTTTGAAATAACTGTTCATTATACAGAAAATTATAACCAAGCAGGTTATTGTAATAGTGTAACCGTATTAGTAACATCTAGTATAGCTATGGCAAGTGTAGAAAGAAATGGAGTGGATGTTGCAGAAGAATGGAACGCAGAATTTCCTACAACTACAATTCAAAAAATTTATACTGAAAACACAACTGAAACCTTAACTTTTTCAAGTAGATATGGTGAAGAAATAACACAAACTATTGATATTATTTCAATAGATGCTCAAAGTGTTATTGGAGCAGATCCAGCAATAGATGCAAATATAAAAATTAATCCAGATATAAAAATAGAAAAATTATCTTTAAAAGAAATAGATGAAACTGTAAGCACTTTGTTTGATTTAATTTACCCTGTTGGCTCTATTTATTATACAAATAATGCTAATTTTAGTCCTAATGTAAGTTTTAATGGAACATGGGAACAAATTAAAGATGTATTCTTACTTGCGGCAGGAGATACTTACGTTGGTGGAACTAGCGGCGGAGACACCAACACGGGCGCTGCTTCAGGTAATACTGGTGCTGCAACCGGAAATACAGGTTCAACTACCTTAACTGTCGATCAAATACCAGCGCATACCCATAAAGTAAAAAGAAATAATAATTATTCAAATAATTTCATGATAGATACTGGTAAGACTAATCAATGGGGTAGTGCTATAATAAATACATCAGGATATACGGCACAATCAATGGGCATTACCATTGAAAATACGGGCGGCAGTAAAGGTCATACACATACACTAAACTCACACACTCACACCTTAAACGATCATACCCACACCAATATGCCCCCTTATATTGTAGTTTATGTATGGAAGAGGGTGTCGTAATGAAAAAAAGAATGAAATTAAATATTTTAAGATTTTCAACCAGTGCTGAAGAAAATATAGACATAAAAATTAATGCAGATTTAAAAATAGAAGGAACAGATAGAAAATTAAAAGATATTGATTTGTCATTAACCCATCTTATAGATATTCTCAATTCTCAATGTGATATTGGAGGATTATATGAAACAACAGATAGTGCTGTCGATCCTAATACTTTTTTACCTGGCACTTGGACATTATTAAGTTCTAATGTTATTGACACTGGATGGCAAAATTTTTCTTGGACTAATTCTACATATATAGGAACATCACAATCTAGTTATACTCTTAATAAATGGCGTATAACAGATAATGTTTTACACGTTGTAATAGGTGTAGGATGTACATCTACTATTAACCATGGTAACGAAGATGAAATTGCTAGAGTCCCTATTGCAAACAGTGGATTGAATGAAAGTGCAACAAGAATATGGACGGGTGCCGTTGGTGGATCTGGATGTGTGGCAGGTTTCATTTTAAAAGAAACTTCAAATGGTGTGACAGTTGGAATAAAACCTCATACATCTTCTACTTTTGCTACAGCTCCTTGGTATTCAACTTATTTTACTTATCCATTACCAAGTAATTTTGTTTTTAAAAGCGGTAATTATAAAAGAAAATATATTTGGGAAAGAACAAATTAAGAAGGAGGGTTAAAAAATGAAAATTAATGTAGATTTTATTTATCCTATTGGATCTGTTTATATTAGTACTGAATCTATAAACCCTTCTGTTTTATTTGGAGGGGTTTGGAAACAGACTGCAAAAAGTAGAGCTATTGTAGGAGCAGGGGCAAATATAGCTAACACAAATACAACTTATGGTTCTTTATCTGCGGGAACGTTAAATTTTACAGCTGGCACCCTTATGGGAGAATCAACACATACACTATCTATTCAAGAAATACCATCACATTCTCATGATTTAACTGTACATTCAGGAGGAACTACAGCAGCTCCTATAGGTGGAGTAGCAAATACCGCAAATGCTTCAGGCAGTGGTCTACTAACAGATGCTAGGTGAAAAATACAAAATACTGGTGGAGGACAAGCTCATAATAATATAATGCCTATTGAAGTGTATTATATATGGAAGAGGGTGTCGTAGTGAAAAAGTTAAATATTAAAAGATTTGCAGTTGATGATAATGCAAATATAAAAATTAATGATGAATTGAAACTTGGAACAAGTGGTATATCATTAGCAGATTTAGTAGTAATGAAAGGTTTCTTTGATATGTTTCATTTTGAAACTAAAACTTTTGGCGGAGCTACTTGGTTAAAGGTTTATTATACAAATAGTAAAAATGGAACTGTTTTATGGAAAGATATAGATGAATTAGGTTTTAGTTTGCAGGCTTATAAATGGTCTATATTGGGGATGCTTCCATATTTTTATAATAATACTTGGAAATATGAGTTCTTATTAGAGTATCCGTCTTTAGGAAAATATAATAGATGGCGTCAAACAAGTAATCCATTATTGGCAGATCAATCTGTTTCTGGTTATAGTGCAGTAGATATTTCTATGACACAAAATAATTGGGGCGGATTAGCATTATCAAGTACAAAAGGAACCTCTTGTATTATAGATGGCTCACCTGGAGCAACAACTTGGTATTATGCAATAGGACAACAAGCTGCTTATCAAGGTGGAATTCCTGCCAATGATCCTAGTGTTCAAGAGGTTTATTTATGGATTAGAATAGGTTAATATAAATGAGATGTGGAAACACATCTCTTTTTTATTGGTCTAATATAGAAAATACAAATTAGTGTCTTTTTAAATATTTTTAGAAGAGGGAATATTATAGGAAGAAAGGAGTTATGATATGGGACAACTATTAGCTAAATATACTATTACTGAAATTGTTGTATTTTTAGTTCTTTTAGGATTTGCTATTAAAGAGGTTGTTACTTTTTTTGACTGAGCTCATAACAGACTTAGAAAAACTTTTAATAAAGAAGATGAACATGAAGAAATTAAAGAACAATTAGAAACAGTTGTAAATCGTTTAAATGATATTGAAACACATTTTAACACAATGATAAACGAAAGTCGAGTAAAATATACTGAAATGCAACAATCAATAGATTTATTAATATCGTCAGACAAGGATGATATTAAAGCCTGGATAACAGCGCAACATCATTTATTCGTTTATGAATATAAATGTATAGATGATTATAGTTTAGATTGTATTGAGAAAAGATATTCTCATTACAAAGATGAAGGCGGAAATAGTTTTATTGAATTATTAATGAGCGAAATCCGCGCATTGCCTAAAGTGTCTGTTCTACCAGAGCAGGAAGGAGTAGAGAAAAATGTTGAAGATAAAAGATAAAACAAATTTATGCTTCAACCGCGGTGACGAAATTTATTTAACTATTACTCTTGTAAATGAAACGTTTAAAGCTGGAGATAAAGTTCAAATGAATATAGTTGAAAAAGAACATTATGAAAATGTTTTATTCACAAAAGATTTTACTGTTGAAGAAGAAGGTGCTTCATATGTTATACACTTAACATCTGATGAAACTAGATTTGGAGAGACATTAACAAAAAGAGGAAAAAATTATTGGTATGAAATCTCATTAAATGATATTACACTAATTGGGTATGATGCAATGGGGCCTAAAATATTATCACTTTTCCCTGAGGCAGAGGTGTCTGAATAATGGATAAAATTTGTGTAAAAATAGAACCACAAAAAGATATAAAAGTCATTTTATCTGTGGGACAAAATGGAAACGTTAACCAATAAAATCTAAATAATAGAGATGTGATTTTCACATCTCTTTTTTTATTGGACTAATTAAAGCAATATAAATGACTACTTTTTTATATATTTTTAGAACAGAGAGAAAAAAGGAGTGTGAATTAAATGGCAGCAACAAATGCTTTATATCCAGCATTAATAGAAACATATATGCCCGCTTTTTTAATTGACAGTGGAGACACAGAAAAAGATATTTGTAAAGTTTATTTTTCTATATCTCAATATAATAGTATTGGTGATATTGCTAATGCACAAGTTTCAGTAAGAAATCAAAATACTAATTTATCAGTATTAAATAAAGCACAATATCCTTGTGAAGTTATGGTAACTAATATTTATACAGATGAAACAGTTACAACTGATTATAAATATTATGTAAAAATTAGAAAAACAGATATGGAAAATAATAACTTTAAAATAGATGAATATTATAAGGTACAAATTAGATTTACAGATACTCAGGCTAGTCCTCTTCCTCAAGGAATGACACCTCCGCAAAAGATTGATAGCTGATTAGTTAGCAATTTAGATCATTTTTCAGAATGGTCAAGTGTTTGTTTAATTAGGGGCATTTCTAAACCAAGTTTAGACTTATTAGATTGGGATCCTGAAGAAACAAGAGATATAGATTGAAGTATTCAAAATACTCAAATAAATGGTTCTTTAACTTTTACAGATGCTAATGAAAATGAAACATTAAAAAGTTATAGAATTAAACTATATGATAGTGAAGATAATTTATTAACTGATAGCGGAGATATTTTTACAAGTAATTATAACAATGTAAATACTATTAGTTATACTTTTAAATATAATTTTAAAGTAGATACTTCTTATTATTATACTTTTGAATATACAACTCAAAATCTTTATTCAGAGATTTTTACTTATAATTTTAGAATGATACAAGGAAATACTCAATCTTATAATTTACTTTTAACAGGGTATATCCGCCCTGAAGATGGAAATATAGATATTCAAGTTAGAAGAAGTACAGACCAAACCCCAGTATCAGGAAATATTGTTATTAGAAGAAGTTCTAGTAAAGAGAATTTTACAATATGGGAAGATATTCATACAGAAAGTATTTTAAATGTTCAAGAGGTAGATATTACATGGTCTGATTTTACTGTTGAAAGTGGAGTATGGTATAGTTATTGTGCTCAAGTTGTATTACCAGATGGAACAAGAGGTAAAATAACTGAAATTGCAAAACCTGTTATGATTGTTTTAGATGATATATTTCTAACAACCGCAGAAAGACAATTAAAAGTAAAATTCAATCCATCATTAAGTTCAATTAAAAGAAATATTAATGAAACAAGAACTGATACTATTGGTTCTCAATTCCCTTTCATAAAAAGAAATGGAGATATGAACTATGTTTCATTTCCTATTGGAGGACTTATATCTTCAGAGATGGATGAAAATAGAAAATTTACTTCTAAAACTGAATTGTATGGAGATAATAGAAATTTCTATCAAGAGTATAATGAACAATATGAAATCAATAGACATTCAGATGTAGTATATGAAAGAGCTTTTAGAGAGGCGGTTATGGATTTCTTATACTCAGGAGAGGTTATGTTATTTAGATCTCCAACTGAAGGAAACTACTTAATTAGAATTATGGATTTAAGTTTCTCACCAGAAACTACTTTAGGCAGACGTCTTTGGTCATTTAGCGGAACTGCTTATGAAATAGATTCTTGTTCTATTGACAATTATGATACTTATAAAATTATTGAAGGAAGATACTAATTATGAAACGTAATTATGTATATTTAAATGACTCAGATTTTTTAGAAAAAATAAACTCAGATAGACAACAAACCCAATATGTAAAAATTACATTGTTAGACTGGGAAGAAAATCCTATAGAGGAAATTCAAGGTCTTACTACCGGAGGTTCTATCAATTTGAACGGCGACTCCGCAGTAAGAAGAACTTGTAATTTATCAATGTATGTTTACAAAGAAAATTATATGAGGATTACCGATCCAAATAATATGATTTCAATAAATAAAAAAGTTTTTCTTGAGGTGGGTTTAAAAAATAATACAGATAAATATACTGATTATGATATTATATGGCAACCTCAAGGAATATATGTAATTACAGCATGTGGGACTTCACACAGTACAAGCGGAATTACGTTAAATCTTAACTTGCAAGACAAGATGTGTTTATTAAATGGTACATGCGGTGGAGTCCTACCCTCATCAATTCAATTTGATAGATATGATACTATTGATGAATCAGGTATGTATGTTACATTAAGACCTACTATTGTTCAAATCATTCGAGAATTAGTAAACCATTGGGGAAATGAACAATTAGGTAAAATTATTATAAAAGATATTGATGAAAGAATTAAATGTGCTATGCGTTGGATTGGAGATACTCCTGTTTATGCTTATCATAATGGAAGTCAATATGGTATGACAACTAACAAATCAGAAGTTGAAGATTCTGGTGAAATACTAGGAATAAGCGGGAATGGTACATTAACAGGAAATAGTGATTTTACTATTGATGAAAATGGAGTTCTTGATTATCCTGATGGACTTTATACAGATTCAAATGGAAAAATGAAAGTCGTATCTCATAATTATACAGAATATAATTGGGGTGAAGATGTTGGATATATCTTTACAGACTTCACTTATCCTGGAGATTTAATTGCAAATCCAGGAGATACAATTTGTACTATTTTAGATAAAATAAAAGCTACATTAGGTAATTATGAATATTTTTATGATGTAGATGGAAACTTTCATTTTCAAGAAATTAAAAATTATTTAAACATTACTCAAGCAACAACAGACTTAAATAATATGCATAATGAACAATATCTAGTAGATATTTCAAAAGGACAAAATGTTTATAACTTTAAAGATAGTACATTATTTACAAACTATTCTAATTCACCAAATTATAGTAATATTAAAAATGATTATGTTGTTTGGGGAATTAGAGAAAATACAGAAGGAATTAAAGTTCCTATTCGTTATCATTTAGCTATTGATACTAAACCACAAACAGGAAATATATATAATGTATTTTTCTACGATGATCCAGATGATGGATTAACAAAAGTTAAAGTTCCTATTGAGTTTGTAGATAAAAGTCATTTCCCAACTAAAGGTGCAGAAGGATGCTTTTATATGGATAAAGCGTCTAGCATTATTTATAAGTGGGATGGCGAAATAGAAGATTTTGTAATTGTTTCTGGCGGAGAGATCGAGCCTTATAGCACTAAGAGTGAGTTCCCGCAAACAGGAGAACAAGGTGTTGTATATGTTGATAATTCAACAGCAAAGACATATAATTGGGGATTAGATAAGACATCAGAGCATTTTAGCAAAGTGCAAGAAGAGTTGGATGGACTTTCTACTACATATTATACCAATTTACAAAGTGTCCATTCAAACATTGAAAATACCGATGACACTATTAACAGTTTACAAAATTCACTTGTTGAAGTGAACAATACAATTACCCCTATTGAACAAAATATTGCTAAAACTACAAATGAGAAAAATGAAGCTGAAAGACAAAAACAAAGAAATTTAAATGAGGCGGATGCTCTTCAAGATCAATACGATGAGGATTTAGAACAAAAACCTATCGTTGAGGCGGAGATCGCTGACTTGAATGATGAGCTAACCGAGTTAATAGATTTAAATAAGGCAACAGTCAATGGAGAATTAATTGATGTAACAAATGCAGAAAATGCAAATATATTATCAATTAAGGTTCATGGTAAAACAACTCAAAGAGCTACTCCATCAATGACTAGACCTATACAAGTATTCCCTTTAACAGGTAGTGTATCTATTACCGCAAGTACAAGAACAGGGTTAGAAAATACTTTATATTATTATTTAGGAAATGGAAATTTTGCTCTTGCAGATGATTATATTAAAGATGGAATATTAACTAATAATTATGGAAAATATACTTTATTAGGATATGAGAACTGGATTGTAACAACTACAACTTCAGACTATATTGAATTTAGTTATGATGCTCCTATTGAAGCTGGAGTAACTGCTACAACTTATTCAAGTTATTTTCCTAATACAGAAGATTGTAGAATAGATGTAACTGGAACTATGATTTCTGTTAGAGTTCCTAGAAATATGAATATTACTACAAAAGAAGAATTTAATGATTGGATTATAAATAGTTTAACTCAATTTGCTATTCCTGTTGATGTTTATTATAAATTAGCTACACCTAAAGAAACTGAAATAGCTTCAGTAGGAATTTTAAAAACTTATAATCCAGAAACAATTATTTCAAATGACATCTCATCTCAAATAGAATTAACATATATGACTAACACATATTCACAAGAGATTGCAGATGTTGAAGCTGAATTGAGGACTCAAGAGAAAAAATTAAGAACTATAAATAAAGAAATTGCGGAATTACCTGATACTATCCAAACTCACCTAGATATTGCTCAACAATTAACTGGAGATATTATGGTAATGGAACAAAATTTAACTCGTTTAAACAATCAATTAGCGCCACTAGAAGCTCAAAGAGCTGAAATAGTAGAAGCTATTACCGCCCAAGAAGGTTATAAAGACGATTATATTAATCAAGAAAATGTTCTTACATATGGCTACAATGAAGATTATGCAGCAATTGCCGCAACTCAATATGAGTATGTAGAAACAAGTTTGATTGCAATGGATAAAGTTCAAACTACAGACTGGCGTTCTGAATTATATCTTCAAGGTGCAGCCGCAGAACCTCTAGGAGTTTCAAGTAATTATTACTATCCAGAGTTAGCTGCCGAATGGCCAAAGATATATGATATGAAGAAAAATCACTATTTAGATACGCAAGGAAATATTATCTACACAGGTGGATTTAAAGATGAAATATTAGCTAATCCAAGTAATATGGATTATTTCCTAGACTTTATTGATTCAGATGCAGCAATTTCTCAATTCAATGTAAATGCCATTGGTAGAAGATCTATGGTAGAAAGTAATGATGGATTTAATTGTGTGTTTGAACCTATTATTCCTGACTATGTTATTATTGAAAAGGGACAAGGAGAAGATACTAGAAGAAAAAGAGAAGAATGTGAAAAGAAAGGTCAAGCATTTATTCAAGTTGAATCAGCAATTTTTAATACTTTAGCAACTGGTGGTGCTTCTAACGGATGTTTTGAAGAAGTAAAAATGTTATTATATAATTATACAGGATATAATGAACAAATTAATTTAAGTATGATACCATTATATTATTTAGAACCAAATATTAGAATTGGAGTTAGAGATATAGAAGCTGATATTTCAGGTGATTTTATTATTAAAACTATATCTTTACCTTTAGCCGTTGGTGGTACAATGTCTGTCTCAGCTACTAGAGCGATTGAAAAGTTATAAAAACTAAAAAAGACTCAAGAGATTTTAAAACTCTTGAGTCTTTTTTTTTATGCAATTTTAAATTGTATTTATTTTAAAAATAAGAAAAAGAAAACTTATGATAAAAAATCTTACCACTTGTAATTTTTGTTAGTTATTTTTATTCCCAATTAATTTCATTAGGTTCATTTTTAAATTGCGCGAATCCGATACATATTGCATCAGCCTCGTCATCATTTACTTTTATCCCATATTGTTCTTCTACAAAGGCGATATCCGCTTCTTTTAATGAGGTTCTTTTTATACCTCTACCATTTTTAATTCCGCATGCCGCTCTCCATGAACTAGGATATATATATTCAATAACAACTTTTTTATTGTATTTATCATGGATTAAAAATTCTAACGCAGCCTGAAGATACATTAACGCTTTATGAGTTTTTTGATTACCTACCCCATATCCGCCTTCAGGTCTAACTTCTTCTACTATGATTTTATCAATTTCATTATTTTGTAAAATTTCATCGATAGCATCCGCCATAATGTGAATTCTTTTTATTAAGTCTGTTGAAGAAGATGTAATACATCCGTGGTCTTTTAAGTCGCCATCTGCGAAGATTGCCCATCCAGAACTTTTTGTACTTAAATCTAACGATAATAATTTCATTAAATCTCCTCCTTTATTTCCTATATCTACATTATATCAAAAAATATTGAATTTGTCAAGAAATTATTTTCGATTTAAAAAATTCCAAATGGCTTTTTGATTTTGAGTTGACGATTGTCCGCGCGCCATTCGTCCCATAAAAAAAAGATGGATACTATTTATCCATCTTATTAACTACTTTATATTTGCTTTTAGGTTTTTCTTCTTCAGGAGGAATTTTTTCAACTAGGGTAACATATCTCAAATGATTTCTATTATTCCCAGATAATGTATCATATCTAATTTTTGAAACTATCCACTCATATCCTGGTTTAGGAATAAAACCTAATTCTCCATCAGTGCAATTTCTTTCTTTATATAAATTTGTTGCTCTAACTTTATATTTACATTTTAAATCATATTGATATTGTGAATCTCCTGGCTCTAAAATCTCATCCCAACGATCTTTAGGAGGTTGATAATCAAAATTAAATCTTTTTTCATAAATTTCTTTTACAGGAATATTCTTCATATCAAAAGGTAATATAAAACCATATTTTTCTGTAATACCTAATTCTTTTAAGCATCCCCAAGGAGTTACTATAATTGGAATATGTAATAATAATGCTTCTATCATTGTATAACAATACGATTCGGAGTCGCTTAATTGAACTACATAATCGGCTTGCGCAAGCTGAGTATTTATATCTAAAGTTGGTGGCATATATTTAACATTTGGACTTGGGATTGTTTCTCTACTATTTGTATAAACATACCAAGTATAAGGGATTCCCGCATCATCAAGAGCCTTAGCTAAAGCACACATTCTTTTATATCCTTTTTCTTTTGTTAATCTAGTTGCGGAAACTAGCTTTAAGATTCTTTTAGGCGGATCTATTGTTATTGGATTGTAACATAATTCACAAGGCTTTCCAGATATTTCTGTGAAACTGTCGCATACTGCTTGACTTACTCCAATATATTTTACATATTTAGGTACTTTTGGAGGTTCTATTCCTTGTGCTTTATAATCAGCATGGATTATCATATAATATTCTTTAGCTTTTACATTGTTAATAATAGGGGCTTGATAGTTGAAAAAGACTTTATCACATTCTATTGTTTGTCCTGTTTCATATTTTCTTACATCTACATATTGTTTTAATCTTGCAATTTGATTTTTATCTCCTGAACCGTAGTAAACAACTATATCCCAATTTTTATACTTTTTACCTAGTTCATAGAACATGTTTTCTACTCCACCTATAACATTTAAGTGGTGAAAATAAAATACGTTTTTCATCTAAGCACTCCTTCCTATTGAATATATTTTCCATCTTTTATATTATTTAAACAAATACCTAATCTCCATTTTCTATGGTCTTCACATACTTGATTTTCACAAGTGAAGTCCATTAAATCTGCGGCGTATCTATACATACTAGATTGCCATTTTCCTTGTTGTAAATTTTGATTTTCTTCTCTACTACAAGAATTTGTATTATTTCTATTCCAAACTATCATAGGTTCTTTTATACTTACAATAGTTTTTAATTTATCGCAGCATTTTATATGTTGAACCACATCTTCCATTAAAGTGTTCTCAGGGAAAAGTGGAAGTAATTCTCTTTTTACACATTTAGTCCAACAAGCAACATATAAACTTTCTACTAAATCTTTTTGGTTATTTCTGTCCATAACTTGTAAACTTTTATTATTTCCTATTAAACAATCATATGATAAACTTACACAATCTGGATAGTTATTTTCTATAATTTTATTATATATTTTTTGAAAAACATTTTCATCACTAAACCAATCATCACTATCTAAAAATAAAACATATTTTCCAGTTGCGGCTTTAATTCCTAAATTGCGGCCTCCGCCATTAAAAACCTTTTCAGTACATTTTATTAATTTTACATCAAACTTTTCTATTTCTTCTATTGAATTATCGGTAGAACAATCATCTACTACAATGACTTCATAATCTTTAAAAGTTTGATTAAAAATAGAGGATAAACTTTGAGAAAGCCATTCTCCATTATTATAGTTTGGCATAATCACACTAAAAAATTTTTCCATATTATCCTCCTTTATATTGACATTAAATTTATTTCTTCTTCTGTTAAATCTTCTTTTTTCGCGTGTTTAGGTTTATATACCTCAGGGGCAGTTATTTTAGTGGCATCGTAATTAGATTTTTTTAATTCTTCTTCTTGTTTTTTCTTACGACGCTCATCTTCTTCTCTTTGACGTCTATGATTATGTTGCATCATCATTGTAGTTGTTTGAAGAGCAGTCATAGTCGCCATATGATTAATAAGGAAACTCATTATTGTCCTGTGCTTCCAAATCCACCTTCACCGCGATCAGTTTCACTTAATTCATCTACTTCATGAAATATCATATTATTATATGACATTAATATCATTTGTGCAATTCTTTCTTGAGGTTCAATAGTTCTAATTTCTTCGCTGTCATTATGTAAAGCAACTATATATTCTCCTCTATAATCTGAGTCACAAACTCCTACACAATTAGCAGGTCTTAAACCTTGTTTTGTAGCTAATCCACTTCTAGCAAAGATTGCCGCAAATACACCATCAGGTAAAGCAAATGCTAATCCTGTGCCTATTTTTGCAGTTTCATGAGGTCCAATTACTACTGCTTCATCGATTGCTGCATATAAATCATATCCTGCAGCATATTCACTACCATGAGTTGGTAATGTTGCATCTTCTCTTAATTTTTTTACACTAATATCCATTAAAACGCACTCTCCAAACTATTATTATATTGAACTTCTGTTTGAAATTCTGGTTCTTTTTCATCGGTGAATTGTTTTGTAATTGAAAGTTTCCACCATGAGTCTACAACTTCACCTTTTTGTTTTCTTTCTTTATATTGACTAGTATATTTAGTCACGATAAAATGATTATCGGTTTTAGCTTCTTCGATAATTTGTTTTACTTGTTCTTCAGTATCTACTCTATACACTTCTGTTGTTGTTATTAAATATTTCATATACATTTCCTTTCTTATATAATGTTTATATTTAATTGTCGGCTATATTTTGAACCCATTGCTTTTGTAAGGTCCTTTTTTAATCCTGAAGAATAAATTTTAGAACCTTTAATTTCAACTGTGTCAATATCATATTTATCTGCTAGACTAAATACAGTTTCAATTAATTTTGCAGGGTTTACAGCAGTTTCTTCAATAACTTTATTTTCATCTATTGCAACAAGTGTTTTTGTAGCAACAAACATTTTGTTAAGGATAATTATTCTTTTCACGCGTTTCCGCCTCCTTTACTAAATTTCTATTACTGCGTTATCATATGGGAAGAAATAATATACAAATGCTTCTTCACCTATTGATAACCAGATTTCAATGGCTTGCTCATCTTTTGTTAAGTCTATTCCTTTAATTAGCCCTCTATTCAATAGACACTCCATTAATTCACTTATTTCAAATTTTAATTTTTCTTCATCAAAATTTCTCATTTCATTTCTAAAGATAGTATAATCTTTTCTTTCATTTGATAGTAACATATAATAAATTGCGTTAGTATCTTTTAGAAACTCCATTATTAATTCTTTTTTTTCTTCTAGCATTTCGCCAACAAGAGCTACTTCACCTTTTTCAACAGCCATCTTGTTTAAATCGTATAATGTTCCCATACCAATTTCACTCATTGTATCTCTCCTTAAAAACCTAATATTACGCACATAAATTTACTCCAATTAGATTGTTCTTTTTTTAAGATTAAATTTTTACTTCTTTTTCTAAAAATGTGCATTTTATATAAACGGTTATGATACCTCCACTCTTTAATAAAAGTTTCCATTTTTCTATTAACAAAAAACTCTTCAGTTCTTTCAAAAATAGATTCTAGTATCAATTCCATTTTTTCTTTATTATTTATAATATATGATTTTTCAATTTTTATTTTATCAGGATAGCAAGTTATTTCTATACCCCTAATTTTCATCTGTTCCATATATTATAAACCTCCTTCTATTAATTTTGTTCATCAACTGCGTTGAACACTTCGCAGAAGCCTTCTAAATGATCTAGTTCATGTTGTATAATCGCACTTAACCAACCGCCTTGGTCTAACTTTTGTTTTTCTCCATTTTCATCTAAATATTCACAAATAACTTTTTGAGGTCTATTGACAATAGTATATATTCCAGGTGCACTTAAACAACCTTCTTTAAAAGGTTTTATTCCATTGGCTCCACTTCTTTTCCATGTAATTACAGGATTTATTAAAGTATATTCTTTATTATCATATTTTATAACACATACTCTTTTTAACTCTCCAATTTGAACTGCGGAAATCCCAGCTCCTGATGGATCGGAATTTAAAGTATCTTTCATATCTTGTATTAAATCTTTTATTTCATCTATATTTTTTACTTCTTCACTTTTTTGTAATAATATATCTTTATCTTGTGGATATTGTAATATTTTTCTTATCATTTCTTTTCATTCCTTTCATATATATATATTATATCATTATTTTTAATATTTGTCAATAAAAAGAAAAAAGATAGACCAAGTCTATCTAGTTAACACAAGTCTTTTTTCTTTATATTCTGGTTTTATGACTTTTATTCCATGACTTGTATACATATCGTCATAGTGGGCTTCAAATCATAATAACATTTCTCTTATTCTTTTTAAGTTTTCAATATTTACTTCTCCCCTAAGATTTTCTTCAACCATTTCTTTTGTTATTTCTAAAAAAATTTCTCTATCAACTCTTTCAATGGTATGCAAATAATTATGGGATGTATCTTGATTTAATATTGCTCCATTTCATTTTACATACCCATCTCCTAAACCTTTTCTTTTACAATCTTTACGAGGAACAATAAGGTGATGAAAACTAAGCTCATTGACATTTTTAAATGTGTATCCCATAAAATCATAACCAAGTTTTTTTAATTCATACTCTTTTACCATTTCTTTTGTAACTGCTCTCAAATTAACCCTCCTAAAACACAAAAAAGGCTAAGTTTAAAAAACTTAGCCTCCTTTCTATTTGTTTCTAAATAATAATGCTGTGTATAAAAAAGTTGCCCCTAACCATTGTAATGATACGGGCCAATTTTGTTTATTAATAACAATATTTAATATTAAACTTCCTAGAGCTCCAGTTACCATAAGTCCAGGGAAAAATATTTTTAAAAAATTAATCATTCTCTATTACTCCTTCCTTTAAATTTAATATGTTTTGATTTCGACTTCCACGCCATTTTAAAGTAATATCTCTTTGTTCTAATATAAACGGACCTTCAATTAAATAGTCTATGTTTGCTAAAATCTCTCCTGCATCTACGATTTCTATTAATTGGTCATATGTGTAACCAGTCCATATACATATTACAATATCTGGAAAACGAGATTTCACAACTTTAATCAATAGCCTAATAAAGTCTCTTTTATCATAAGTATCTAAAGGTTCACCGCCTAGAATACTCAGATTTCTTTGTATGCCATTGGCGGTAATTAATTCTAAGATATGATTAATTAATTCGTTCCAGTCCCAGATTTCTCCTCCGTCTGGATTCCATGTTTCTGGATTATGGCAACCTTTACAATGAAAAGGGCAGCCTTGAAGGAATAAGCTAACGCTTACGCCCTTCCCATTAACGAAATCATTCTCATTAATACCGGCAATCCTAATCATTTTTACCTCCAACCCTTTAATTCTTTAGAGTGTTTAAATCTCATTTCTGTTTCTTGTTGTTTTCCTAGGTTAAAGGCTGTCTTATAATCTCCTGTTAAATATCCTGTAACTCTACGTAATTGTTGTATATGAGTGCTTCCGCACATAGGACATTTATCATTAAATTCATCAGTATACCCGCAATCTAAACAAGTATCATTTGGTACATTAATTGCGAAATAAGGAATATCTTTATCCATAGCATAGTTTACTATTTCCTCAAGAGCATCTAAGTTATTTTTAACTCCGCCCTCAAGCTCTACATAAGTAATACACCCTGCATTTGAATACCCAGTTAATTGAGATTCAATATCAATTTTTTCAAATGGGCTCATTTCTTTCCATACAGGAACATGGATACTATTTGTAAAGAATTCTCTATCGGAAACGTTAGGTATCTCTCCATATGCTTTCTTAAACTTCTTCATTGAAGTATAACACATATTTTCGGCTGGCGTGTAATAAACACCAATATTTAAGTGTAGTTCTTTTTTGAATTGAGCGCATCTATCTTTAAATAATTGTTCAATTCTTTTTGCTAATTCCATACCTTCTTCTGTTGTATGGTCTTTTCCAATTAAAATTTGTAGTGTTTCAGCTAGTCCAATTTGTCCAATAACCAAAGTTCCATGTTTCATAGCACTTTCTACTGTTTTTCCGTCATATCCTAACATAACACCATTTTCATACATAAATTTTGCTGAACTTGGATCTTGGCTAATTATCCAATTATATCTTTCAACTAACATATCTCTTGCTTCATGAATTTTTTTATCCAATAATTCCATAAAATCAGTTCCTAAAGATTTTACAGTATCTTCAGGACCGGCTTGAGCTAATGTTTTTTCATAGTATTCCTTAGCTTCCATTGCAAGAGTAGGCATAACAATAGTAACAGGACAAATATTTCCGCGGCCATCCTTAGTTTGAGGATTTGTTCCAGGCTCTGCATTAATGTCTGCACCATTATATGTACGGCATCCCATTGTAGAAACGTAAGTTTTAGGGTCTTCAGGATCATATCCCGCATTTACTGACCAATCAACATTTACATAATTAGGGTATAATCTTTGAGCTGTTGAACGTAATGCTAATTGGAATAAATCATAATTAGGTTCTCCTGGTTTACGGTTTACGCCTTTCATACATTGAAATATACCACAAGGGAATATAGGTGTTTTTCTAACCTTTCCAACTCCTTCAATAGAACCTTCTAACAATGCTTTTGTAACCATTCTACCTTCAGGTAAAGTACAAGTACCATAATTAATTGAAGTAAATGGTAATTGATTACCGCTTCTACTTTGTAATGTATTTAAGTTATGATACATTCCTTGTACAGCCTGCATAAGTTCTTTTTCGGTCATATCCATCGCGTATTGATAAACATCTCCAAGTAATTGATAATTTTCATCATCTATTGAAGCATTATCTTTAATAACATAATGTTCTTTATCTTGTGCTGATATAGCAAAATGAATTTCTTTATTCGATTCAGAAACATAGTTAGGTAATTTTGTTAAATATTTAATTCCATCTAGCCAATGTTTTCTAAATGATTTACGAACATATGGAACCATAGTCCAGTCTATATGACTAGCACTAACTCCACCAAATTGTTGTAAAGATTGTAATTGGAATAATACTGCAACTAATTGAAAAGCAGTATTGATTGATTGCGCAGGTCTTACATCAGTTTGTCTTGTATTAAATCCTTCTGCTAATAATTTATCAAAAGGAATAGTTAAACAATTATGCATACCTACTGCATAAGAGTCTAAATCATGAATATATATTTCATTATTCAAATGATTTTCTCTTGCCATTGGAGAAACGATATAATTTAAAGCATAATCTTTCATTAATTCGTTTCTAGCCTCTCCCATTCTACCACCAAATGAATATTCGTCTACATTAGCATTTTGGTTTTGAACGTCAGATGCTTCTACTTTCTCTTTGATATTTTTCATTAGTTGTGAATTTTTGTTTCTAATTTTTGTTCTTTCTTCTCTGTATAAGATATAGTTTTTAGCCACATCTTTTCTTTTTGTTGCCATTAGACCTTTCTCAACTAAATCTTGAATATCTTCGATTTCAGGTATTTCATCTACATCTAAATAATACCCTTCAATATAACTTGCTATGTTCGCAGCTTTTTCTTTTGCATAATCTGAAGCTTCACCATCAACGTCGATGAACGCTGCAAGAATAGCTCTCTCAATCTTCTTTGGATCGAAATTTACGATTCGACCATCTCTTTTTTTGACTTGTTTCATTTTTACCTCCTAGTTATTTAAAATATTTTAAGGATGTCAAACGTTTCCTCAGTTATATTTAAAAGTTTGCATATGATAATTAATTTATTTAGACCTTAATCTTCCGCGTCTAACTCGGCATAAATCTTATCAAAATTATATATGTAGTCTGCATATGCGTTTAAATCAAATTCAAAAGTAGTTCCAGTATTAAATATAGGAATATAATCCCACTCAATGTCTGCAAAATCTTCTGCATCAGTAAAATATCTTCTACAGATTTCCGCACAATCGGGGTTCTCCTCACGATTTAAACTTCTTAATAGTCTAATTTTATCAGGAGCCAAAACATAAAGAGGAATAACTTCTATGCGGGAGTCAGATAAAAGAGCATCAATTCCCGCAGGATTAAAAACACCAATATTAATTTTGTCTTTATCTAAAGCTTCTATTGGAGTCCCATAAAACCAATTATTGAATTCTGTTGCCTCTAGCATTGAACCGTCTAAAACTTTATTTGTAAATTCTTCATTAGTTAAAAAGAAATAATCTTTTTTATCTTCTTCATAATCTCTTTTTGGTCTTGTTGTACAGCTTATAATACTGTGGGTTGCAGATGGGAAGGACTTAATTATCCATTTCTGAATACTGTCCTTTCCGCTAGCACTCTTTCCAAAAAGAGCGATAACTTTTATTTTATTCATCGTCGCTCATTCCTTGTCTATCATGAACTAACTCTAATTCTCCATTATCAGTTATATTCACAATTTTATATATTTGATGGAAACCATTATTTTTATAAGTTTTTGCTACAAATGTATCATCACGTCTATATCCAGCCACTAATAACTTAACACCTCTTGTAAACCAACCTTTTTCAACTACTTTTTTAGTTCCATCAGGTTGTTTTTCTGATAATTGGCGGTTATACATTGCAAAATATTCTTTTGTAAATTTTACATTTACTACTCCTGTTGTTGTTAATAATGTGATTGATGAACGTGTATCATTCTTTCCAATAACAGTTCCAATAATTTTACTTATTTTATAAATAGGTAAATCTCTTCCATTTCTCTTAAAGAAATAATCTATTGCAGGTTCTGGTGATAAATCATTAAAATCTACTATACCATATTTATTCATTTTAACATCTTTTAATTCGTGTTCATGATAATAGAAACATAAAGATTCCATTTCATACGCACTAATACTCTTTCCTGCATATTTATCCCACATCTCTTTAAATAATATTGTATTGAATTTTTCTAGAATTTCATTTTGATTTTCTTTTATCCAGTCTCTTGCTTTATCCATTGTTGATTTATAAATTTTTTCCCATTTAGTTTGTTCTATACAAGTTAATCCATTTATAACTTCTAATAAATCCATATCAAAATATTTACTATAAAATTCTTCACATATATTATCAAATACGAAGTATTTACCAACTTTTTTATTTGCTTTTAAATATTTTGTAAAGTTAAATACTCTCTTTTGTAAATCTAATTCTTCAGGAATTAAATCATGTTGTATCAAACCATTAAAGTTTTGTAATGTTATTCTTTTCTTTGCTTCACAAACTTTTGAGATATAATATGTCATAACTAATTGTCTTGGTTCTACTCCCAACTCTTTAGCCCATTTTTCTTCTACTTTATCAAATGCACCAGCTTTAATTAAACTAAACATTGCACTTTTATTTAATGGACATCTTGCCATAAAGTCTGCTATTCCAATATATGGTCTATTCGCAATAATTTGATCTATTATCGGACCTCCTACATTACTTAATGCTTTCATACCAAATAATATTACATTATTATCTGCATCTGGTTCAAAACTATAACTTGATTTATTTATATCTACTAAACTTACTTTAATTCCTTTTCCTATAATATCTCCAAGTGCTTTTGCAATTTTTCCATAATCAGTTGTTTTCTCTTTTTTCTTTGCTACCTCACCTGTATCTTCATCTTCTTCAAAATCACTTTCTTCTTCAAGACTTCCGCTATTAACAATTAAACAAGCTGTGTTCCAATATATCGGATTCCATCTTGTTGCTATATACATTGTTTGAAAACCTATAAATGAATATGCTAATGCGTGAATAATACTAAATGAATATCCCATTTGAGGTCCAACTCCACATGTCCAGATATAATTTCCTAGACAAGGGCTTGCCGCCTGGTCTAATACTTGTTGTCTTAATGCTGGGATTTTATTCATTTGTTTCTTACCTACAACTTTACGAGCTGCATTCGCATCTTTAAGAGAGAAATGACATAAATGTTCGTCCATTAACATTCTCATTAATTGCTCTTGACTTGGTGGAACTCCATATGAACTTTCAAAATAAGGTTTAAGATATTCTTGCTCTTGTTTTGTCAATCCATAATTATCCATCTCTTGATACCATAGGTTAATATTATTTTTATATCTAATGTATTTATCCATTGGAGATTCTTGACCTTTTTCGGCAGTCATAAGTCTCATTAATCCATTTGCATCTGCCATCTCTAACATTGACTTAGGTTTAATTTTCTTTGCTGCTTGACTACCTACTTCACTATCAAATTGAAAGATATTTAAAACACTATTTTCTTGAAGAGCTTTCCATATATTTTGATCTTCAATAGGAAGAACATTTGGGTGAAAATATTTATCATAAATTTCTCTTAATGTTAAATCACTTTCAACTTCTCCATAATCTTGTAATAATCTTATTGCTTCTGTTAATTTATCTTGTACTTCTGTTACTAAGAAGTCATATTTTGTCATACCTGCTGCTTCACACATATGTAAATCATATGCTGTAATAACTTCTCCTTTTGGAGTTCTCATGAATGAACCAAATTCATATGGATCTTCATCAAATAATATTACTCCTGAAGCATGGCTACTTCTTTTATTTACTAAACCTTCAATACCAATCATTATATCTAATAATCCAGGATATTGATTAACTTCATTTATAAATAAAGTTATTGGTTTTCTATCTTTTTCAGGATTACCATTAATAACATCACTTAATGACCATAAAAATCCACGTTCACTAGGAATTAATGATGATAAATATTGAGCTGTATCAACATCTATACCATCTGGGAATCCTTCTGCACGATAACCTCTACAAGCTGTTAAAATTGTTGAACGAGTTCCTTCAGTTCCAAATGTTGCTATTAAAGTGCACCCTAAATTTTCTCTACTTAACTCATCTATATCAGGTCTAAAGAATTGACCTCTTTCTTTTTTAATTTCATTTAATATCTTTGGTCTTTTACTTGGACATAAATCTAAATCTATATCTCCTAATTCAACTCTCTCTTTATTTAAATATCTCCAGAATGGAAGATTCCATTTAATTGGATCCAATTGAGTTATTCCTAAAAGATAATGGTTCAAACCTGAACAACTTGATCCACGCCCTGCTCCAACCATACTTCCGCACTCCCAGAACAAATTAACATAATGTTCTAGAGTTACTGGATAACTAAACATATTTGTTTCAAGTTTTTCACTTATTGTTTGTTTAATATCTGCTTCTTCTTCTAATCTACTCAAATATGTGTCATTATATAAATCTAATTTTTCTAGTTTATCGACACATTTATTTACCCAATATCTATTTACTTTATCATCTGACTCAAACATAGATGCTAATATAGGATAATGTTCTTTGTCAAAACTTTTCTTTGGATAATCAGGTACACTAACCTTTGGAATTGTTTGTTTATGTGCTAAACTAAAGTTTTCTATTTTTTCAAAAATACTATAACTATTATCAAACATTTGCATTATGTAATCTTCACTAAAATCAGATTTTTTCAAATTTTCTATGATTTCTTCATTTGTTTGAAGATATGCAAATTCATAAAATTCATCTACTTCTCTTTCTCCACCTTTTGAGTTTAAATATGCTTTATGAACATATCTATCTTCTTTCTTTAAATAATGGGCGTCTGAACCAATTACCATTTTTAATCCAAATGCTTGTGTAATAGAAACTAATCTTTTATTTACTAATATTTGATCTCTAGATGCACCTGGCGCACATTCTACATAAAAATCATCCTTAAATATTTCTTTACACCATAACATAAAATTAACTATATTATTGTGTGCCATTTCCGCACCATTCTTATCTCCTGTTGCTTCTGCATTTATTAAGTTTAAAGTGTTAACACTTAATTCTCCGCCTAAACATGCTGTTGTTGCTATTAAACTTCCAGGATATTTCTTTATAATTTCTTCCATATCACTTTTTAAAGTTGGAACTCTTTCCATACCTCTATCCCAATAGCTATTCATCCAAGCTCTTGAAGATAATTCTCTTAATGCTCTATGTCCTTCTTTATTTTTTGCTATTAAGATAAAGTGATAATATCTTTGTCCCATATCACGAGTGTCAGTTAAATATATTTCATTTCCTAAAGCCACTTTAAAATCAGGATGTTCTTTTAATAACTCCTGTTGATACATATTTATTTCTATATGACCACATAAAGCTTCATGGTCAGTTATTGCTATACCAGCTAATCCTAACTCAATAGCTCTGTTAATTAAATCTTTAGGTCTATTAATACAATCTAATAATCTTAAATTCGAATAGTGAGTATGACTATGAACTTCAAACCTTTTATTCATAAATATTTCCACCTTTCTTATATATATTATATCATATTTTTTAATAAAAATCAAATGACTCTATTTTTATTGATCGCGGCTATTGATTGGATATTCGAGCTCACAACAGTCAATATGATTATCTGCAAAATATTTTAACAAAACTTCTCTTTCACTACATTTATTGGATGGTGCTTCATGAACAACAAAGACAACTATTGGTTCTTCTTTAAATCCCATCCATTTTTTTACCCTTTTCGCAAAATTAAAAGTTTCTTTTAAAAAATCTAATATATTTATTTTATCTAGCTGTTTTCGATATTGTTTTAAAAATAAGCAATTATTAGGGTTATCTAAACAATATTTTCTTCCGAAACATAATCCTGAACACGTTTCATCTCCATGAAGCAATTCACACCTAAAGCCATTAGCAACTCCTCGTTTGTCTAAAAATATATAATTTTTGTCTTGAAAATTATGATACCACTGTGGATCTGAAACTGCGGTACTTACCGGTATCATATAAGGTTTAAAAAATCTAATTTGATAAAAATAACTTATTGCTAATTTCATTTTAATCAGCCCTTATCAAAACTAATTTTTCAGATGCACGAGTTACCGCTGTATATAACCATCTAGCATGTTCTTCTTCATTAAAAGGGAACTTTTCTTCGATAACTAATACTTTATCCCACTCTGAACCTTGAGCTCTATGAGTTGTGATAGCATAGCCATAAGTAAATTCATATGGTAGTAAATGTCTATATAATTTATTTTGACTAATAGCATATTCAGTTTTCCAATCTAAAGTTTTTTCTCCCGTTAATATCATATTTTTATCCATAATTAAATCGGAATAAACTTCTCCACCTTCTTCAACGAAATCACAATTTAATGTTTCAATTCTTCTAGGTTGTCCATAATGAAGTTTATTTAACATTCCCGGTATAATCTCAAAAGATGAATAACTATCTTTTATTGTCCCAATAGTTCCATTTACCAAGGCGCTGCCGCCCTGACACTCATCTTCCCAATAATTTCTATAACAAATAATTTTATCTCCGTCTTCAGGATCTCCAGAGTGACCTAATAAATCTCTCATTTGAGCATTTATCTTTTTTCTAGTGTCATTAGTAGCAACTAATATTTGGTCAGCCCACTGCAACATACCTGTATTTAATTCTGCTCTTGAAAATATTTGAACCTGTTTTCCCTTATAAGTACCAATAGGCTCTCTATTTCTAATTTTCATAGAAAGTTGGACTATTTCAGAGCCTTCCTCTTGACGCATAACCTCATCTAAAAATATATGAGCATGGTCAAGTAAATGGTTATCTTCATTTTTATTTATTGGTGGTAATTGGAATGGATCGCCTAAACACAAAATATAAATATTAGGGTATGATGCCAATTTTTCCATCAATGACTTTGGAACCATAGACACCTCATCTACTACAACTATTTTATAAGGGATAGTTGTTACAGGAATTCTAACATATGTTCCATCTGGTTTAGGATGACTAATAAACAATAGCTTATGTAAAGTTCTTGTATTAGTATTACCTTTCTTTGCTAATACTTGAGTTGCTTTTCCTGTAAAACTAGTATAAACAACATCTTTATCTTCAACGTGTAGAGCGGAAATGATAAACTTAACTAATGTAGATTTACCAGTACCCGCATACCCTGAAATAATAGTGCATTTTTTTCCTGAATTATAGCGGTCTACTGCTATTTGTAAACCTTGTCTTTGCTTTTCATTAAGTTCCATTTTTACGCCTCCTTACATTACTTTAAAAACTCCTAATACAACTTTATCTTTCACTATATAAATAAGACCTGGTAGGGCTTCCTCATCTTTTTTTACTGCCATACCATAATAAATTTCAACATTTTTATCATTGTCATATCCTAATTGTGCGGGGTAATCATACCCAACTTCTTTATAAAATTCAAGATAAGTTGCATAGCACATTACTAATTGTAAATCTTTTGATGTAAAGTGAAATCTTTCTTCAATATAATTTAAAAAGTTAAAAATAATATCTTTTATCATTTCTTTTCTCCTTTTTCTTTATTTCTATATATATTATATCATAATTATTATTTAAAATCAATAAAAAGCTAAAAGCTTATGCTTTTAGAATAAGTATTTTCCAGAACCTGTAATCTCATACTCTTCCATGAAAATCTGAGGTGTTACATTTCCGAAGAACTCGTTTATATGACAAGTTCCTACTACATCCATTTGAACATAAGCTCCAGTTTGATTTTCTAACATTTCACATTCTTCATCAGTAGCATTAAACTTCATTATATTAACTTTATTTGGCAAAGTAATTTTTAATGTATTACTTGATTTTCTATATACTTGAACCATATCTTTGCTAACTTTTAAATCTTTTATTGCTACCATAGCTTCATTAAAATCTTTTCCCCATAGTTCTTTTAATCCACCAATAGTTAATATATCTTGTGGATTTACATCTCCGCCTGTATAAATATAATCAACATAATAGACTGGTTCAGAACTCATATCAGCAAGAGCTCTATCAGTATTATCTATAAAACTTTCCAATTTATCTGCGGCGATACATACACCAAATGCGTTTTGATGACCTTGAGCCCATTCTACGCCACTTTCTTCACATATATCTTTAAAATTAGTTAACCCTGATGTTTCATATCCTCTTGCGCTTCCTTGATAATTATCATCAGTCTCAGTAATAACACAACAAGGTCTTTGATATTTTGCAGCGAGTTTGTTAGCGATTAAACCAGCTATATTTCTGTCTACTTGTCCGTCTTTTAATGTGAATAATAAAACTTTATGTTTTAATAGACCTTCTTTTTCAATTTTCTTTTCTAGTAATTCCATTCCCGCATCTTGCGTTCTTGTTTGTCTATTTTTTACATTTGTAGACATCCTAACTGCTTGGTCTACTAATCTCTCTTCTTCACCTGGTTTATGTCCTCTTTTGTTTGAAGGTATCATTTTGAAAGCATCTGATTTCAACATAGATTTGAATAATAATTCTTTTTCTTCAATACTACCACTTCTTTGAACTGCATTTATCATTGGAACTATATAAAATGCTGCATCAATTGAAGTTATATGCTCTCCAAGTTTGAATTTATTTTTTTGCCACATTTCATAAATATATGGGTTGTGGATATTTTCAGGTAAGAAACCTTTATTTATTAAATGTTTTGTTTCTATTGATGTTAAGCTCATCATATCTCCTGTGTTTCCAAGAGCTACTAAATCTATGTAATAATCGGCATATGATGTTCCTAATAATCTATCTAAATATCTACAAAATTGCCAAGTAACTCCAACTCCAGATAATTCTTTGTTAGGGTAATCGCTTAACTGATTATTGATAACACAAGCATCTTCACTGACATATTCAGCTTCGTGGTGATCCATTACTAGAATATCAATTCCACGGTCTTTAAGTTCTTTATGTAATTCATAATCATTACTACCAGCATCTGGAACGATAATAAATTTAAAATCTTTTTGATTTATATAATCCATACAATCTGATAATCCATGTTGTTTTCCTTCATGGACATACCATTTTAGATTATTTTGTACAAAACTAGGAAACGAGTCATTTAAATAGTTTATTAAAAGTGCAGCCGCTGTAAAACCATCGCAATCGCAATCACAAATAACTAGGGTGTTTGACTCTTGTTGAATATTGGATACTAACATTTTTGCACCTTTCTCTATACAATCTCCAAATGCGGTTGGATCAGAAATATCGGCGTCAGAAGTATTCATATAATGATGAGTTTCATTGTAAGGAATTTTTCTATTTACTAAAACTTGTTCTAATGTACTATAATTTGGATTATTCACTCCTAGTAGTTTTAATTTCATTCTTTTCTTCTTCCTCCTCTACCTGATAATATTTACATAACCTTAATAAATTTATAAAATTAATTACTTTATCTTTTAATTCACAAGTACTATAATTATATATGTCTATTCCTACTTCATCATAATGATGTTGATAATACTTGCACCACTTACATTTAGGATGCTTTTGTCTGTATTCAATGATTTCTCTATCCATTACAATACCACCCTTCTATTAAATAATTCCATAAATATTTCTGGTCCTCGATCAATGGGACTATCTTTATAACCTAATAAGTTCCATTTATCAAATAAGAAACTTATTTGTATCTCATCTCCATATTTTTTATTTATATCTTTTAATTTCTTTGTCCAGCTCTTCCACTCATCATCTCCAAGTTCTTGGAACTGTTTATCGAATGCTATACAGATTTCTTCTGCTCCACAAGATTTTAATAACTGAACTTGATAATTTATTAAGCTACTTCCGCATACCGCTACACTTATATCATTATCTATTCCAAAATAACTTTGATATAACAAACAACTTTTTTCTCCTTCAAATACTATTACTTTTTTTAAGTTTTTTATTTGTTGTTTGCTATTGTTTAAATTATATAAATTAAAACCTAATGGGTGATTATACATTTTATAATTTAATATCGCTGGTTTATATTTACCATTTTCTTCATTTTCTTTTATTAAAGTTCTTTCTCTTATTCCTATTAACTCCCCATCAATATTATAATGAGGAATTACAATTCCGCACATTACCGGGTCATAACATATGTCATTATGCATCATAACTTCTCGAGTAATACCCTCTTCTTCCCAAGGTATAATGTGCGGTCTAGGAAGATATTTTAAAATACTTTTATCATAATAAACAAAGTCCATTATTTTTTCTTTTCTCTCTTGAGAGTTATTTCTATCATATCTATTAAGAATTTTCCAATCTTGGATTTCTTCCTCATGATTTTCTGAAAATGGGCTCTCAATGCTTAATCCATAAAAATTAATAATATAGGATATCGCTTGAAATAATGAAACTTCAATTCCATTTAATTTATTTATTTTTATAATTAGCTCATATATATCAAAAGAGTCAAGACAATCTGTATAACACTTAAATAATTTTGTATTTTCATAATAATATAACTTATGGCTGTGTCCTCCATGGCATATAGTTCGAGAGATAATTAAACCACCTTTAATCACTGGATCGCCGCCATATGACATTAATAAATCATAAACTTGTTCTATTGTTAATTCATTTTTTATATTCTCTGACCATTCTTTTATATTTTCCATTTCATCTTTTCTCCTTTACATATATTATATCATTTTTTAATGATTTTTTCAATTAGAAGAACAAATGATATAGAGCTCTTAAAGTTCTTTTAAACTTGCCATCTTTAAATTCATAACCATCAACAAAAATATGATTATCAATTTGAGAAACTGAATGTCCTTTTACCCTTTTTGGAAATGGGTATCTAACGCCATTAATCTCTATCCATTTTTCTCTGCTATTTACAATAGAGTAAGTTTTTCCATTTTCTTGTATTGTTATCATAAACACCGTTAGCTCCTTCCTAGAAAGCAGAGCTTTCTATTTTTGGATTAATTTTAATTTTTAAATCTGTCATTTCTACCATTTTATATTGGTAATCTGTTGCAAACATTGGGATAAATTTACATTGACCCCTGTCTGCTTTACACCATAACAGAATATCTTTATATTGTCCACGTCTATTTTTATATATAGACATTTTTATATTAGGTTCTTCAAAACCACCTTTTGTAATGATTTCTCGAAGTGCTTCTTTATCTTCTTGCGAAGTTTGTAACATAATGGCACCTAAGTCAATTTTATCTGCTATTGATTTAGCACCTCTTAATAAGTTTTGGTCATATTGTTGTGCTGTAACATAATCAGCATTTAATTGTGTAGCAGACATTATAAATACACCATATTCATTACATAAATCTTTTAATCTTATTGAAATCATAAATAATACATTATCTTCTCTTAAGCCTTTAATTCCGGTTCTTGATGTTACTTCACTTAATATTTTCATACTTGTATGAAGATAATCAAAGAATATATAACGAACTCCCCACTCTCTAATACCATACTTAATTGTATTTTCAATATCTTTCAATGAGAAATCTGGAAGTTTTTTAATATATATAGGGCTTTTTTGAATGATTTCCGCAGCGTGCAATACTCTTTCGTATTCATCGCCCTCGTAGTTGTTATAAATAATATGAGTTTCATTTACTCCCGCTATAAAGGCTAATAATAATGTTTGGATTTCATCTATTTCTTGTTCGGTTGTAACAAACATTACGGGCTCCTTAGTTCCATTCTCTACCCAAGCCCCAACCGCATTGTCATATAGTTCATTACATCCTATAGATGCAAATTGACTTGCCATAAACCTCGTTTTTCCTACACCGGTTGCCGCACTAAATAAATAGAACTTTTTTAATCTTGCACCTCTTGTTACAGTATTTATAAGAGGTCCGTACATAGGATATCCAAGTTCAGGATGCTTTTGAAGACTTTCAATTAATTCAATGATATTATCTCCAGCTGGTTGCATATCTTCATCTGCATCATCTATATATTTCATTTTAATATCAGTTATTTTGTCATCAATTATCTCTGCAATTTCTTCAAGAGAAGTGCTATCTAACCAATCCTCTTGTGCTTGTTTTTTCTTGGCGTCTAATATATTATTTATATCATATAACCAAGATAAATCCATTCCTATCTTTTGATACATTCTTAATAAAGTCATTTTTTTCATTCTTTTATAATAATAATCAAAAGTAGAAAGTTGAACATTTTCAGATATTTTCTCTAAATACTCAGCGCCTTTATGAGTTTTATATACAGCTAAACTTTTAGGTCTATCTTTTAAATAATCCTCAATAGCATTAACTGTGATACTCTTTGCACCAAGTTTATATAAATTATATATTGAACCGAATAAAATTTTATGAAATTCTTCGGTAAAATCATCCGTATTAAAAGTATAGTTTTCATTATCAAGTAACGTTGGGTTTTGATAAACGCTTCCTATAACCTGAATAATTGCGGATATATCTACATATTTTACACTATTACTCATTCTTCTCACCAACACTTTCTTCACCAAAATCAAATAACTTTGGCGGCGCTACATATACTCTCGGAGATCCAATTTCAATTTCTTGAACCTCTGGCTTTTTGATTTTTTCAGGTGCTGCTTTATTAGCTATATCTGCCAAATATAAATTATAAAAATAGTTTAAAGCATCATTATAAACAAAAGGCACAATACCTATTCCATCATTTGCTTTTTCTATTGAGTTATGTTTTAATTCAAACCACCAATATAATGTTTTTTGCATCCCAGAATAAGTATATTTATATTCTTGTTTAAAATCTTTTATTTGCTTTTTAATTCTTGCACTTACAACATTTTTCTTAAAAAGTTTCTTAATATATTTTTCTAATTCCATATAATCTCGTTCTTCTTGAGATATAGATTGTTGATATTTTTCAGCACATTCTTTATGGGCATAACGACGTCCGCCCACTTCGACAAAAGGTTCTGCATTTCTATTAAATTGAATTCCGCAATATTTACATTTAACCATACGCGTTGCTGCCATATTCAACACCTTCTTTTCCTTATATAAATATTATATCATAATTTAATAAAATAATCAAAAAAGAGAAGATAGTTGCATATGATGTATCTTCTCTTTTTCATCTCCTTTTATCTCTCTTATTTAACTAGGTCTTGTAAATCTGATACGATTAAACTAATTGCTTCAACTTGGTTTCTATCACATTGATTAACCTTATTTCCGCGTCCTAGATATTTATCTGTGATTTGAACAATTTTAGGTTGCCATTCAGCTACGAATTTTTCTTCACCAGCTGATTCGATGATTCCACTTACGATATCATTGAAAGTAGATACAAGTTCGTCAAAATCAAGTTCTTTAGTAGTGTCTTGATATGCGTTAGATTTTTCCTCTGTGAAGAATTCTTTTCCATCTTCGCTAGCTTGTTTGTCAATAGCTTCACCTATTGCTTTTACAAGATTATCATAACTAAAATCAATATATTCTGGAGTATATTTGAATCTAGATCCAGCCATATATCTTGGAGTACCTCTCATAAATAATTTAGTTTCAAGTTCTCCTTTATCATTTGTTACTACTCTTGAATATCCAATTATATCTGTCATACGAGAAACAATATTTGTTGCTCTTTTATCAAGAGTTGGAACAATTTTATTATATTCTTGTCCTTGTTCATCAGTAAAAGTCTTATCAGTTGCGTGGCTGATTAATACTAAACCATACCCCATTTGTACGATGCTTCTTAAACTTTCATCGAATTCTTGTGCAACTTGACCATACCCCTTACCAAAAGGAATATCACTAATACTATCTACTCCGAAACTTCCATCTGGACGTTTCGCATTATCACATATATATTTTGTTACATAATCGTAAGCGATGTCCGCAGTATCGATTATGATAGTTTCAAACATTTCTTTTGCTTTATCTTCTTTTAATTGACGTAAAACCTTCTTGAATTCAGCCCAGTTATTAATAGGTTGAGCCATAATTCCAGGAATAGCCATATAACCTTTTTCAAAAGCTAGTAATAATGAATGAGGGAAATGAGCGGCAGTTGTTGTTTTACCGGTCTTTGGATCTCCATAAAAGAAAACTGAATATCCCTTTAAATTATAACTAACTTGGTGAGGTTGAATATTAAAAATATCTATTGCCATTTTTATCTCTCCTTCTTATTAAAAATAAGGACGGCGGGATGCCGCCCTTTAGTTAGTTAATTTTTATCTTAGAAATTAAATCCGCCTGGTGCTGCTGCAGTTGTTGCAGGTGCTGGAGTTGAAGCTGCTTTTTGAGCTCTATATTCATCGCTACGAGTTTTAATTTCTGCTAATAAAGTTTGTCTATCTTGCATAGCTTTTGTTAACTCTTCACTTGTTAATATTTTTTCATCTCCAAAATCATAAGGTACTTTTGCAGTTCCTGTGATGTTCCATGCTTTTGTTTTTCTTGTATAAGTTCTTACTGATTCTTCACCAAATGCAGAATCTTCTTTAATTTCAACTGGAATATTCATACATTCAATTTTTCCCCAAACTTTTGTGAAGACTGGAGCTGAATTAGATACTTCTAAATCTAAGAAATATTTCATTCCATCTTTATGTCTTACTGTGAATTCAACTGGTAATAATGAATTTCTGAAGTTGAAAATTGCACCTTTTACAGTTACATAAGCATCCTCATTTCTTTCTTCGTTTGCTTCTACTTCTTTTACTCCTGTAATTACCATATCAGCTGAGAATGTATTTCTTTCTCCTTCTGCTCCTAGTTCATTAACTAGAGTTACAAATCCACCTTCATTAGTTTTTACAGATACTAATTCATCATTATTTTCTCCTGTGTAGAAGTCATTTAATGCGATAGCTGTATCAATTCTAACCTTTTGAGCTTCATCTTTACCATTTGCAATCCAAGTTTTTCCTTCATCAATTATCTTTTTTAAATTTGCATAAGTTGCATTTTTATTACCTGCAGATGTAGTTTCAGTTACATATGTGTAGTGAACTGGGATAATGTTTAATCCTTCTTCATCTACTGCAACTTCTAATTGACCTGAGATAAATTCTTTTCCAAAGTTTGCTGAAGTTTGATTTTGAACTGTTTTAATAGTTAAATTATGTTGATAAACTCTTCCTTCAATTCTTTCTGTGTTAATCATTTTTTTCATAATACTTTTCTTCTCCTTTTCTCTTTTTCTTCAAACTTATATAAATATTATATCAAAATTTTTATTCTTTGTCAAACTCATACGATTTTCCTAGCTCAGTTAACCCATATGCAACTGGGTTGGCACCAACTTTTTCTACAAAGCCATCATTGATTAGCTTCTTAATTGAACCTGAAACTGAACGAGGTGTCATAAATAACAGTTCTCCAATTTCCTTTGCTTTGAAAACATTTATATATTTTTGCTCATTCTCTCTCATACACTTGAAAATTTTAAGCCCGTTCTCTGTGAATGTTTTTGAGCTATTTCCGCCTTTAAACATTGCTATTAACTTGTTCATATCTTCTTGGTCGAACTCATAATTATTAACAGTATGATTAAAATGTTGTTCTAAAAACTCTTTAATTTCTTTTTCCATTTTCTCTTACCTTTCCTTTCTAATTATATTATATCATATTTTTTATATTTTATCAACAAAAGAGCCATAATTGTAGAATTAGGTTATATGTTTTGATCGAAGTACTTCGTTACAAATATGTAGGTTGTATGCTTTTTCAGGCGTTAGCCACCATCCGCTACGTTTTTCATAGTCAGATTCAGTTACTTTTGTTCCTTCCATAAGCATATCATGTAATTCAGTTTGTTGTTCTTTTATGAAATCCTCATAATTAGATTGAGCTTCTCCTAAATTAAAAAATGCTAAATCTTTTTCATAATAGAAAGATGCTCTAGGATAAGAATATCTCTTTAATCCAGCTAAATAAATATAGAAAGCTTCTTTAAACACATTTCCAATATTTACTGTATAAACTGGGGTTCTAGATAATTTAATAGTGTCTATAATAGTTAATGCTGCAGACAAAGAACCTCCGCGTGAATCTATATAAAGTTTAATGGGTTCTCTTTGAGTCGTAATACTATCTTCATCTACATTATTCCAAAAACGAACAAATTTATCAAATTGATTTGCTATTGTTGGAGTAATATTATCTAAATAAAACTCTCTATTTAAATGGCTTGTTACTTCAATAGCTGTATAAAGTTGTTCAAGACTACCGTCAAAGTTAGTGAAAGTATTTTGAACATAAGTATCTCTCCAAACTTGAGGTTTTTTAGTATTTGTTATACGCCACATAATATCTTTTCTCCTTTTCTATTTATATTATATTATATTTTTTATATTTTATCAAATTAATTCTTTTAATTATTACCTCTTGTACTATTTAAACCATAATCATAACTTTTATATAATTCTATATAAAATTTTTCTTTTTCGTTTAATTCATCTTTTGGGCACTCTTCAAGTAATTCAAAAGTGAAATTCTCTAATCCTTGTTGTTGCATTATTTCATAAAATTTATTTTGAGGGGCGTCAATTCCTAAACCGGCTTTCATATGGTCGCGGAAACGCTCTTTTACATCTACCGCCTGCCCTATATAACACCTACCATCAATTAGACTTGTAATTTTATAAATCCCAGTCTTTTTGTTTGGGCCTAGGACATTACTACATAAAGTATTTGCTTTTTTAAGATAATAAGTACTCCATATCAACATTCTAAGTGGGCGGGGATCCCTTAACATATCTTCTATACTTTTGATAATTTTTATTTCTCTCTTTTCAACATCAGGGATAGTCAAAGTATAAAAATCTTTATTCTCTTTGATTTCTTGCTCTTTAAGTTGAGCATTAATTGCGGCAGCACGGGTTGAAGCGATTTTATCGAGTTCTTTTTTATTATACTCGATTTGTTCTAATATTCCTTGTTGTGATTGGTCATATGCTTCTTCTAATCTAGCTACTCTTGCATCATATTCTTTTTCTTTTTCATTATATAATAAATCTAATTGGTCAGAATAAACAGACATAGCATTCGACATATTTTCTTTCATATGCCCGACTGTCTGTTCATACATTTGAATTTCTTTTTCTTTTCTTTGTTTTTCTTCTTCTAATCCTTTATTAATTTCTTCTATTTCTTTATTTATTTCTACTTTCTTGTTAGTTTTAATAAATAAAAATAAAGAAATAATAAATAAGATTAACCCTATTATAAAAAATATCATTAAAACTTTCCTTTCTAATAAAAAAGGAGGTGGGATTACTCCCACCTCTCACTCGCTTTATTTATATTAAAATTATTCAGCGTCTTCTTTAGCTTCAGGATCAAAGTTTCTTCCTTCATCTGTTAAAACGATGAATTTAACTGCTTTGTGGCTTCCATCTTCTAATTCGATTTCAGCTGCGTTTCTAGCCATTAATCCTTTTCTTTGGAATGCTGAAGTAACGATTCCGTTTACTGATCTTACTTCTAATCCAGTTCCTTCAGCGATATCAGCTGCAGTAATATTTTCTCCTTCATGAGCTTTTACATAATTAAATACGATTTTACTATTTTCTTTTAACATTTTCTTTCTCTCCTTCTTTTTTGTTGTATTCGTAATTTATTATTACATATATATTATATCAAAAAATTATTTTTTTGTCAATAATATATTTCTTTAATCTAGACACATTATTTGCTTATCTCGTTCTTGATTAGTATTTTGTGAAAAGATTAAATATTCTTCTCTCATCTTTTCTAATAATATTATACCATAAAAATTAATTTATGTCAAATATTTTTTGAAAATCTTCTTCTGACAAGATTGGTATACCCAATTCTTGTGCTTTTTTGTTCTTAGCTGACGTAGAATTAATATCATTATTGATTAGGTAATTTGTGTTTTTTGACACAGAGCCAGTAACTTTACCACCTAGGGACTCAATAAGAGCTGATAAACTGTCTCTATTTTTCCATATGTGTACTTTACCTGTTACACAAAAAGTTAAATCTTTTAATTTTAGTTCATTTTCTTCTTTTTTATTTTCTTTTATTTGTAAATAATTATCTACAATATAATCTAATTCACTATAATCAAAATCACTTATCGCTTTATGCATTTCCCAGCCATATCCGCCGAAACTTGTGAAATCAAAACCACTTTCAACGGCTTCTCTGAATTCAGAGTAAGACCCAAATCTTTTGGATAAATCTTTTCCGACTGTTCTTCCAATAAGAGGGATACCCGCTGCAGAGATAACGGCTTCAAGAGAACAAGATTTACAGTCTTCGATGGCTTGTAGTATTTTTTCAACAGATTTTTCACCAAATCCTTGCATCTTTTCCCATTCTTTTTTATGTTCTTTAAGTTTGAAAACATCTTTGATACTTTCAACCCAACCCCAATCAATAAGTTTTTCAAAGGTTGCCTTTGATAATCCTTTTGCATCTAAGCCCTTCTTTCCAAAGAAATGGTCTAAACGATTGATTAATTTTCCTTCACAACTAGGATTAGAGCAATACAAAACTCTTACTCCATTTTCACCTTTTATAATCGTAGGTTCTCCGCAAATAGGACATACGGCAGGAATATTAATTAAACTTGCGATTTCTCCTTCATAAGGTAATACCCTAGATATTTGAGGAATAATCATATTTGCTTTATAAACCATTACTTTTGTGTCTTGGTATCTAATTCCTAATTCATCCATAATACTAATATTATGAAGACTAGCTCTAGATACTTCGCTACCATCAATATTTATAGGTTCTAATAGAGCCACAGGAGTAAGAACTCCTGTTCTTCCCATAGTCCATTCTACATCTCTTAATATTGTTTCATATTCTTCATCGTAGAATTTATATGCTAATCCACCTTTAAAATGATGGTCTGTTTTACCAGCAGCTTCGTATTCGCTACATTTATTATACTTGAATACCACTCCATCAATAGGGTATTCAAGTTTTTGACAATCAAGCTGTATGTTTTTTATTACTTTTTCTATGTTATAATTAGAAATGTCTCTGCGAGTAGGGACAACAGTAAAACCAAAATCTGATAGTTTGCATAATTTACCTAATAAAGTAAAATCATTTAGTCCTTTTATACAATCCCATGCTACGAAGCTAAGTTTTCTCATAGAACTTTCTTTGCTATCTAATAGTCTAATACTTCCTGATGCAAAATTTCTCGGATTTTTATACTCAGATTCAAACTCTTTAAAATTTTCATAAGTACAAATTATTTCTCCATCTACAATTAATTCATCTTGAAAATTAATTCTATTAGGAATATTTTTTACTTGTAAGGCGTTATGAAGAATATCTTCTCCTACTAATCCATTTCCGCGAGTTTCTGCAGATATAAGTCTACCATTAACATATCTTAAAGAACAAGTTAAACCGTCCATTTTTGCCATAGCGATATAATCATTATTATAAACGAATTTTTGTATTTCATTTATATCTTTTGTTTTATCTAATGATAACATAGGATGATTATGCTCTACTTTGTTTAATTTACTTACAACTTGAAAATTAACTTTTTGAGTAGGGCTTTCTTCTAAATAAATACCGCTTTCTTTTTCTAATTCTTGAAGTTCAAAATACATATCGTCCCATTCTTTGTCAGAAATTTCTGGGCGACCTTCGTCGTAAAGTTTAGTATAATAATTTAATTTTTCAACTAATTCTTTAATTTTTAAAAGTTCCATAACCATCTCAACTCCTTTATATAAATATTATATCATTATTTTTAAAAAATATCAAATAAGGTAACCTTTAGCAGGTTACCTTATATGGTTCTTCTAGACCGTAGTCACCATTTCCGCCAGTAAAAGTAATTGTAGGTTTATAACAAGGATATTGAGATTTTAATTCTTCATATTTTCCTTTTATAATTAACAATTCTTTATATTCTTCTAGGGGAATTGTGATTTGTTTTTCATCTAAAGCATGATAATATCCAACAGTGATATTACTTGTTTCTTTCTTATCCATAAAATTCTCCTTATAATTTTATAATAGAGCCTATTTCGCCTTGTTTAATCATAATATTTCCAGTTGCAGTACGTCCTAATAAAGGGACTTCATTAGCGGCTATACAAATTGCATTCTTGCCTGATAATAATAAATTATCAGTTTCTGAAACCATTGCTGCACCTACTACTGGACCTGTTCCAGGAGTTTCTTTATATATGATTACTCCTTTTCCATTCTTACCTTGAAGTGGGAATTCATCTAAGCTAGTTTTCTTTCCATATCCATATTTTGTAAATACTGCTAATTGTTCGTTTTTATTTATTATAGGTAATCCAACTAATACTTCGTCATCTTCTGCTAATTTTATTGCTTTAATTCCTGATGTAGCTCTTCCTATTGCAGAAACATCTTTAGTATCTATATGGATACATTGACCTTTTTTAGTTATGATTATCATTTCTTCTTCATCCATGATTTCGATATTAGCGATACTATCTCCATCTTTTATTTTAATTGCCGCAATTCCTGTACTTCTTTTAGTTTTAATATATTCTTCTAATAAAGTTTTCTTTAAAAGTCCTTTTTTAGTTATGAAGATAACATATTTTTTATTATTTTTTCTTTCTAATGTTGTTACAGCAATTACTTTTTCAGTAGGTTCCATATTTATAAGGCTACCAATACCAACACCTTTTGATGCATTTGTTCCAGCTGGTATATTATCAACTAATAATCTATACATTTTTCCTGTATTAGTGAAAGCTAATAATGTATCTATTGTGTTTGTTGCTATTGTATCAAGGATCGCGTCGTCTTCTGTTTTAACGCCCTTTCCGCCCTTTCTTTGTACTCTAAAGCTAGATTTTGCAACTCTTTTAATTTCTCCAGAATTAGATATGATTACAACTACATCTTCAGGAGTAACTGTTTCAATCTCTTTTTCTTCTGGTTTAATTTCGATATGATCTAGTTCTGTTCTTCTATCATCTCCGTATTTTTTAACAATAGATTCAAGTCTTTCACGAACAGTTTTCTCTTGAGCTTCTCTACTTTCAATTAAATGAGATAATTCGATTACTGATTTATCTAATTCAGCTTTTTCTTCATTTAATTCTACTTTTTCAAGACTTGCTAATTTTCCTAGTTTCATATCTATAATTGCTTTTGCTTGAGGTTCAGTAAATTTATATTCTTTGATTAAGCCATCTTTTGCGGCAACACTGCTCGCAGACTTTTTAATAAAAGCAATTATATTATCTATATCTTCTAAAGCTCGTAGTAAACCATCAACAATTTCTTGTCTTGCTTTTGCTTTTGCTAAATCAAAAGTTGCCTCTTTCACAATACAATTTACATTATGGTCTACATAAAGTTTTATACATTGTTTCAAGTTTAATTCAGTTGGAGTTTTATCAATTAATGCAACTTGATTATATGATATAGAAGTTTGTAAATTAGTTTTTAAATATAATTTCTTTGCGATTGAGTCGGGATCTATACCCTTTTGGCATATGACAACTATTCTTAAACCTTTTTTATTACTTTCATCACGGATTTCCGCAATTCCTTCGATTTCTTTAGCGTCACAAACAGCGCCAATCTCACTCATTAATCCTTCTATTGTTGTTCCATAAGGAATTTCATAGAATACTAAATTACCTTTTTCAACTTTATATCTTGCTCTAACTTTTACACTTCCATGTCCAGTTTTCATTATTGCTGGAATATCATTTTTATTTATAACAATTCCACCTGTTGGAAAATCTGGTCCTGGTAACATAGGTTCTTTACCATCCATATAATCATAAATTGCTTGAGCTACTTCTTTTAAGTTATGAGGTAGCCAGTTACATGCCATTGCGACACCAATTCCGCTATTTGGATTACATAATAAGTTAGGGAATATAGCAGGTAAAGTAACTGGTTCATTTGCATCTTCAGAGTAGTTAAGAATAAAATCTACATTATTCTTTTTAATTCCAGCTAACATTCCATCTTCAGCAATTTTTGAAAGTCTTGCTTCTGTGTAACGAGCTGCAGCTGGTCCATCTCCTGCGATATTACCATTATTACCGTGCCAATCTATAAGAGGGTATCTCATAACCCAATCTTGAGATAATCTAACCATAGCTCCATAAATAGAACTATCTCCATGTGGGTGATACTTCCCCATAACATCTCCGACTATTCTAGCTGCTTTTACATGGGGTTTAGAATAAGTTCTTCCGCTTTCAAAAGATGACCATAATATTCTTTTTGCTACTGGTTTAAGTCCAGATAATGCGTCAGGAATAGCACGATCTGTATTAACAGCAACAGCATATTCAATAAAGTTCGTTCCTAATTCGTGTACTAAATCATTTGTTATCATTATTCATTATCCTCCTTTACCATTATCATTTCTCCATCTTTTAAATTATTATTAATTTCAACTTTTATGCTATTCATTAAATCTGTTGCCGCCTTTAGTTTTGCGAAAACATTTTTAGTGTCTGGGATTAAATCTTTCATCATTTTAAGAGTTTCTTCATTTACCATTATTTTCATAAGACACCTCCTATTCTGCGTTGTAAACAGCTTCTTGAGAATGTAATCTAATATATTCTTTTCTTGCTGTTACACCTGTTCCCATTAATTGTTCAAATAGTACATTAGCTGCGCTAACATCATCTACTGTTATTTGTTTTAAGATTCTTTCATTTGGATCTGTTAATGTTTGTTCAGTTTCCTCAACAGACATTTCTCCTAAACCTTTCATACGATTAACAGTATATTTTTTTGTTGGATTTTCTTTTTTAAATTTTTCTAATTCTTCATCATTCTTTATATATTTATATTCTTTTCCTATTGTTACTTTATATAATGGAGGTACTCCCGCATAAACATATCCATCTTGAATAAGTTGTGGACAGAAATTCCATATAAAAGTATAGAATAGGTTCTTAATATGAGCACCATCGACATCGGCATCTGACATTATAATTATTTTGCCATATCTTAAATCTTCAGGTTCATATGTAACTTTCATATTCTTTACATCAATAGTTAAACCAAATGCTTCTATCATTGTCATAATTTCTGCATTTTTTTGAATTTTATCTAAAGTTGCTTTTTGAGTATTAAGTATCTTACCACGAACTGGCATTACAGCTTGGAACTCATTATCACGAGCAGTCTTTAAGTTTCCACTTGCAGAATCTCCCTCTGTAATATATATTTCACATTTACTTCTGTCTTTACTGAAGCAATCTGCTAATTTACTATCAAATTTTAATACTTTTTCTTTTTTCTTATTAGTTTCTCTAACTCTTTCTCTTGCGTTCTTTGCTGCTTCTCTCGCTTTTCTAGCGGCTGCCGCTTTATCAAAGATAGTTTTTATTTCTTTTTCATTAGAGGCTAACCAATATTGAAGATTAACCGCAATAATAGATGCAAAGTTAGACATATCTAATTTTGTTACTGTTGATTTAACTTGAGCATCATATGCAACATTAGGGGCTGTCATATTAAATACTATATACATTCCCTCTTGAATATCATCTCCAGTTAAATTTTCATCTTTATCTTTTAACCATTTTTTATCTCTAAAGAATTTATTAAATTCTCTTGTTATAATTGTTTTAACTTGAGTTATATGAGGTCCTTTCTCTGTTAAACCTGTATTAACATAAGGTACAAGAGTAAGTGAATAATTAGATGTATATGTTAATACCATATCTAATTTTTCTTTTCCCTCACTATATTGCATATTAAATCTATTTGTTATTATTTCTTTTCCTTTTACAGCTTCATCAACTAAATCGTTTAATCCATGTTCAGAATAATATTCAGTTTTACCTTGTTCATCTTGTAGGATAATTCTTAATCCAGGGCATAAACAACTAATAGTATTTAATAAATCTCTAACTTTTTTATTTTCTACTCCTGTATGAGTAAAAAATTGCTCACTTGGAGACCAAACTACAAAAGTTCCTGATTTTCCATATGATTCAGGTAAGCTTGGGGTAGTTCTTTCTTTAAAAACTCCTTCTTGGAATTCAACACTTTCTGATTTACCATCTCGCCAAGTTAATACTTTTAACCAATGAGATAAATAGGTTGTTATTTTTGAACCTATTCCGAAAGAGCCTAAAGAAGTTCCTTCATAAGTTCCATCTTCACGATATTTTCCTGATGTATTTAATATACTAAAAGCAGCTTCAAGAACTGAAGTTCCATCTTCTCTCATTTCATTTGGAAGAAAGCCTTGACCATGATCCATTACTGAAATGACATTATTTCCTTCATCTATATTAACTTCTATTAAATTACCATGACCTAATCTAAATTCGTCAACTGCATTAGAAATTATCTCAACTAATAACTGAGTAGAGTATGTAGTATCGCCTGCATATACTCCCGGTTTTAGTCTTGTAAACTCTAATGGAGATAATGACTCGATTGAATCCTTTGTGTATAATTTCTTATCTGCCATACTTTTCTCCTCTCTTCATTTTTCTATATATCTATTATATCATAATTTTTCTTAAAAATCAAAAATTTTGCTTGAGAAACAGAAATCTTTATGATTTTCAAAAATCTTTTCTAATTTTGCCTGATTTTTTGATGCTACCGCATCTGCTATTTCATTACCAAGTATTCCCGCATGTCCTGGAACACCTCTTACTATAAAGTTAGGAAAATCAATACACGCAAAAGGATATAAAGTTTTTACTAACTCTATATTTTCTACTTCTTTTTTCTTACTATTTAACCAGTTATTTCCCGCCCAAGTATGAATCCAACTATTAAACATATTCACACAATAGGCAGAATCAGAATATATCTCAACTTCTTGGTCTTTATAATCTGTGGTAGCTAGGTTAAGTGCCCATATGAGCCCCTTTAATTCTGCTTGATTATTAGTAATATTTTCATATTGTTTACCATAAGTTGTTATTAGTTTATTTTTAGTAGTTACTGCCACTCCAAATCCACCTTCACCAGGGTTTCCGCGGCTACTACCATCACAATATATTTTAATCATTTTTATCACCTTTATTTCATTATATTATATATTTTATAAAAAATCAAATAAAAAACAGAGGATTTACTCCTCTGTCTTTTTTTCTTTTAATTTTTTCATATGGTCAATTATAACTAGTCTGTTCTCTAGTTTATTGTTAATAACTTCTTTTAAAGATTTTATATTGCCTATGATTTCTTTTTTATAATCTTTATATTGTTTTAATCTTTTTTCTAACGCAGGTTCTTCATGTCCTAATCTAGTTTTTAAATCTTCTAAACAATTTATTTGAATATTAACTCTTACTAAACATTTTTCAAAATATTGTATAGTAGCTCTATATTCTGCTAATTCGCATCCTAAAAAGCTAGATGCTACATCTTTATCATCGGGACTTAAAAATGAATAGTCGCAGAAATTACCATAATCAGTTTGGATTTCAACAAAAGAAACTCCATCTTCTTTATCATAGTTTGATTTTACTAATTTAAACATCTTATCTTACTCCTCTCTAGAACTTATTGTTGGTAAACATAGCCATATCAATAGCCAAAACCAACCGTTTATTGGGACTGTAACATCAAGGAATTCTGCTACATGAACCCCATTAATAAGAAAGTCTATATTTAATATATCGACAATCCATATTATTGTAATTAATGTTTTTAAAATCACATATAAACCTAACATATTTCCTCCTTAATAGAACCAAGGCTGTCCGCCTATGGAATTATCTAACGCAATCTTTTTCTCTTTTACATCTTCTACTATTTGCTCAAGAGAAACTGGTTTGTTATCATGAGCATCTAAACATACGCAATACATATATGGATTGTCTGAATAAAACTTAGTTTGTTGGTGCGTATGCCCATAAATGTTTACCATATGTTTAGCCCATGGCTTATCGTCATCATAGTTTGCGGTAATTGTTGGATAATGTGATAGCCATACGTGGTATTTCCCGAACTTTTTTCTTAAAGCACAATCAATAGATACAACATTTGGACATTGACTATAAAGTTCTATGCGGGTATCTGTATCATGATTTCCAATTAGAATATGTATTCTACCATTTAATTGTTTTAAGCATTCAAGACCGTGTTCATTATCTCCTAACATAACGTCCCCAAGATGATAAACTTCATCATCAGGGCCAATAATAGAATTCCAATTCTCAATAATTGCGGTATCATGCTCTTCAGAGTTAGCAAATCCGCGAGGCCCGAAAAGAAACTCTTTTTGGTGTCCAAAATGAGTATCACTTGTAAACCAGATTTTTCTTTCTAAAGAATCCATTCTTTATTTGCCTCCGCTTCTAAATCTATAATAGTTTCTTTTCCATTTTCTATAATATGAAGATATTTTACTCCTTCGGACCAAGTTGGTTTTTCTAATCGTCCAAACATTTGTATAATACTTTGTTCTGGGACTTTTTCTATACCTTTTCTAAGAGCATTATATTTTAAACAAACTTCTACAGGTGTATTTAACCAAATTACATGGATTTCTTCTGGTTGAATGTGCAAAGATGTAATTAATTTTCTTCTTGCTCTTGAATCTAAAGATGTTTGATCTGCATATACATTATTATGTGTTTTCAAATTTTTTTCAATAGTGTCAATAAATTCTTGATACACTTGTTTTTCTTTTGAAAAATAAGGTTCATTAGGATTAACCCATCCAAACCTAATTCTGTCTCTTGAAACATAAGCATCTGTATCTTTCATATGATGTTGACACCAAGTTGATTTTCCTGATCCAGGAATGCCCATCATAATATATAATTTACTCATTTCCATCAAACTCCTTTTTTATCCTATGACCACAATCATTTGAAAAATCTGAATTCCAACATTTACCATTTTTATTATAAGGGCAATCTTCTTTTGAGCAGCTTAAAAGTTCATTAATTTCATAACGGTTACCCTCTACAAATCTTCCTGCTTCAAATTCTTCTCTAAAAGTTTCATAGGTATAATTATCATTTTCTTTTATCTCTGCGTGATTTGTTTCTTCACCACAATAAATACAATATAGTTTCTTCAAATGTCCACCTTTTCTTTCTTGACCTTTTTTACGGTGAACAGGAAGTCCTTCTTTTCCGCATTTAGTGCAGAAAAATCTACTAGTCTTCATCTGAAATGTTTTCGGCATCGTCAATTACCTCCTCTGTTTCAGACATTTCAATGTAACTATCTTCATCTTGAAAACATCTTCTAAGATAGTCTTTTCCGCCATCAACTGAGACATTTCCGCAAGAACAAGTTACAAAATCATGACGATGAACAGATTCGATAATATCGCCACACTTTAAACACTTCACTGCGTTCTTAATTATCTTATTCATAATTATCATTTCCTTTCTTTTATATTTTACATATATATTATATCATAATTTTTTATAAAAATAAAATTACCGCTTTATAAGGCGGTAATCTTACTATTGATGGTATTTAATTAAGAATTCGTTAGATACAGCTTTAAAGCTTTCTCTACCATCTAGGGTTCTTAATACAACTCCTTCTCTCATTTCTCCATCTAATTGCGATATGCCATCTGCATATGCAACCATTTCATCACAAGTTTCTGGTAAAATAAAATGTTCATCTAATATAGGAACGCAAGGAATATTATATGTATTTACTAATATTTCTGTCATTTCTCTTGGGTTTAATCTTTTTGTTGTTCCATCTTTATATCCAAATATTAAATTAAATGCTGCAAAATCAACATCTGCTCTTCCATAATCCCTATTTTGAACTTTATTACCATAAGTTTCTCCTTGTATAGTTACAAAAACAAATTCTTTATGTGTGTCTAATATATTTCTTAACACTTCTTCGGCATTATATTTTTCAGCCATTTCAGTATAAACATTTGTTTCATAATAACATTTTTTATCAGGTTTATCAAAACATACATTTCTTGAACATACATAAAAATCAAATTTCTTTCTTCCTAATCTTTTCATAGTAAATGTAGTTGAAGTTCCATCTATTTTTTCAGTGACCATCCATTCTTTTTCTGGATCTCCAGGGAATAGAAATGGCATATTTTGAACTCTTTCTTCATCTGTTTTAACTACCCATGCAGGCCAACCGCGAGTATCTCTTTTCTTTCCTAAGAAAATAAATAAGAATTTTTTACCCCAAGTGTATTTATATAATGTTCTTAAAAATTTATGTGCTTTAAATAATTTTAAATGTCTTTGATACATTCTCATATATTTATCAATATTTGCTTTTCTTTTATTATCTTCTATTACTGAATAAATAACACCTAATTCTTCTGTTAGAGGTATATTTATATATTCATCGCCTGGTAGTTCATGCAGCTTAGCTACGTTCCAACCTATTTGAATTGCGGAAATACAAGCAGGCATACCTCCATTTTCACAAAAATCTCCAAGAGCCATAAGTAAACCTTGAGATACAAAGTTTCCTTTTCCTCCAAAAGTATATTTTTGAGTTTTTATTTTATAGTGTTTAGAGGCTAAAAACTCTGACCACTGTCTTTCAGGTAGTTTACTATCTATTTCAAAATAAACAGCTATATCACCTGGCTTAAAAGTACCTTTTCTAGTCATTATATGCCATCCACCTACTATCGCACATTCACAATTATCTGAACCTTCAATAGGCTTTATGTCATCAATTTTTACAGTATAGGCAAGTTCTCTTTGTTTTGTTTTTGGGTTTAACATATTTTTCACTTCTCCTTTTTATTTATTATATAATAATTTTTTGGAATTATCAACTATTCTACAAAGTATATGGGTTCTAGTGTATCCAAATCTAATAATGCAATTTTCTTTGATACAAAAGTAGCTAAATCTAAATCTATTTTATGTTGATGACAATATTTACAAATAGTTATAGATTTTTTACCTTCTAATTCCTTCACTCTTGTTTGCAGGTATTGAACAGGTGAATGTCCATGTACTATATAAGTATCTTCATCTCCATCCCATTCTGTTTCAGTTAAATGATTGCGGTTCCAGATGAAATCCGCAGGTCTATCACTTAATAAGTCTTTAAAACTAAATCCAGAATGTGATAAATAAATTTTTTTATTATCCTTATTTATATATAATGTTTTATAAACAGTTTTTGTTTTTAAATTATGAATTAATTCTTCTTGCTCTTGTTCACTGAGAGCTTGAAAAGCTCGAAGTGTTACTAGCGTTTCATTTTCTGTAATTATACTTTTTTGTGTTAATAACGCCATATTAATATCTTTTACATAATCTAAAAACATATCTTCGTGATTACCTATTATATAAGTAACTCTTTTATCTTTAAATAATTCTTGCATAATTCTAATTCCATCTGGACCGCGATCAATCGCATCTCCTAGAAAGAATATTTCATCATCTTCTTTACAATAATTTTTTATGGCTAACCATAAGTTATAGTTGCCATGAATGTCAGTAAAAGCATATTTAGCCATATAAATCATCTCCTTTTTTAAATACTACATATATTATATAATGATTTTTTTATAAAATCAATTAATCATTTCCGCACTCAAGCAAAGAAACCTTTTTGATTTTTTTCATATTTTATTATAAAATTGTTTTAGAAATTTGAAAAGCACAAAATTCACTAAGGACTTTTTAAAGTTTCTTATTTTATTTTTTACAAAAATTATAATATAATAATAATGTAAAAAGAAAGGAGAGGGAATTATGGAAGCACGAAAAGAAGATTTAGATGAAATATTAGAAGCATTATCATATGGAACTTTTGATGAAAATGATGAGGCGGATTTTTATTCAATCGTGGTTCAACCCTTTTCAGAAAAATATAAGAAACCATTTGATTATGCAACAGGTGCTACTAAAGGTGTCTTAATATTTGAACAATTAGGGTTTGTAATCAAAATACCTTTCTGTCGTAATTCAGAAGATTGTGAATATAACAGTACATATGGTGAATATGAATGTTGTTATTTTACTGGTGCGGATACTGATAATGGTTGGGATTATTGTGAAGCTGAGGCAAATAAATATGAAAGAGCTGAAGAAGAGGGCTTAGCACAATGTTTTGCAAAAACTAAAAAAATAGGAGATATTGATGGATACCCAATATATATACAAGAACTTGCAGATATTTATAAAAGTATTGATTATCAATCTTCACACACCGAAGAAGATAGCCGTCAAGTAAGTTCAATCTGTAATAGTAATAATTTTTATATGTTTAATATTGAATGGTTAAGTGATGCATTCCATTATTATGGAGAAAAAATGTTCCATAAATTATTAGAATTTATTAGAACAGTAGGAATTAACGACTTACACGATGGTAATATTGGATATATTGGAAATAGACCAGTCTTAGTTGATTATTCATCATTCGATTCATAATCCGCTATTGATTTTTATAAAAAAATATTATATAATAATAATGTAAAAAGAAAAAGGAAGTGATTATTATGGATTTCAATATTCTACATCCATTTAGCACATTTAGAGGCGATGATGCTTATAATGGAGAATTTAATGGAGCAACAGGCTGGATAATGCAAAGTGATGTTGACAGACAAAAATTAACAGATGGTTTCAAACAAGCAATAGACGAAGGATATGACATCAATGATGAAGATATTCAAAATATAATATTTAAACAATTAAATTGTAGCCCATCTGATTTAACACCTTTTGATTTAAACAAATTAAAAAAGGACATTGAAAAGTATTATAAAGAAGTCCATAAATCATTGTTCTAGTCCGCACGAGACCCAGTTGATTTTTACAAAAAATTTTGATATAATAAATATAGAAAAAATGAAGGAGGAAAAATAATATGGAAAAGAAAACTACAAAAAGAGAATTTTATGAAATGATTAAGGAAATCGTTGCAGAAGATGAAACATTAGTTGCATTCTGTGAAAAAGAAATCGCAGCAATTGATGCAAAAGCTGAAAAAGCAAAAGAAAGAGCAGCAGCTAAGAGAGCAGAAGGAGATGCTTTAAGAGAAGCAGTTCAAGCTGTATTAACAAATGAATTCCAAACTATTGATGAAATCACAGGAAAAGTTGAAGGAGAAGAAGTAACAAAAGCAAAAGTTACTGCTAGATTAACTCAATTAGTTAAAGCTGAAATCGCTGAAAAAACTGATGTTAAAAATGAAGAAACTGGAAAAACAGTAAAAGCATATAAATTAGTTTAATAACATTAACAGGGCGGGCTTAAACCCGCTCTATTTCTAGTTAAGAAAGGTGGAAATATGAAATATTGTTTAACTTATCGACCAAATAAAGAACAATTAATGAATAAAGCAGATGAGTTATCTATAAACTTTAACAGATCAGATACCACTTTACCGGAGTTTTTAGAAAAATATAGAAAGAAAAGAATAATAATAAATATAGATATAGAAAATTTTACAGATGAAGATATGAAGCTTCTAAAAGCGATATATGAAAAGCAACCTATTTTTACTTTAAAATTTTCTACTTATAATAAAAAGTTCGTGGAAGATACAAAAGAAGCTCATATGCCTTATTTCTTAAGTAAATTAGTTAATGATTGGGACACTTTTAATGCTTTAATAAAATTAGGAGTATCTGATATTTATATAGTTGAACATTTAGGTTTTGAACTAGACCTATGTGCAGAAAAGGCGCACGCCGCAAATATTCAATTAAGAGCCTTTCCTAATATTGCTCAAGCAAGTTGGATTGATACACCAGAAATTAAAAAGTTTTTTATTAGACCTGAAGATGTCGTTCAATACGAACCTTATTTAGATGTTTTAGAATTTATCACAACAGACACATCAAAAGAGGGTGTATTATATGATATTTATGCTGTTGATAAAAAATGGAATGGGCCTCTAAAAGAAATTATTAGCGACTGTAATATTGATATTAGTAGTCAATATATAGTTCCAAGATTTGCGGAAAATCGTATAAGATGCGGAAAGAAATGTTTAAAAGGATCTAATTGCACTATATGTGAGACTATTGAACATTTAGCAAGAACATTAGAAGAACAAAAAATAAAAGTAGTAATGAAAAAAGAGGAGGAAGAATAATGGCTTTAAAAGGAAGTATAAGTAAAGAAATAGTAGCAAAGAAAATACTTGAAACTTTTGAAGGAAGTTTTCAATATGAAAAAGAAATTAGAATTCCTATGGAAGAGGATGGAAATCAAATTCAATTAAAATGTGTTTTAACTTGTGCAAAAACAAATGTAGAACCTAATGGAGAGAACGCGATTCCAGGAGAAGTAACTCCAGTTGCCGCAGGTGTTCCCGCAAGTGAAAAAACATTTGTAGAACCTACGCAAGAAGAAAAAGATAATGTGCAAAAATTAATGCAAATGTTAAACTTATAATTTTAATAAAAGTAGGCGGCATTCCCGCCTATTTTTGATTTGATTTTTTTGAAAAAATATTATATAATAATAATGTAAATAAAGGAGGAATTATATATGGAAAACAAAGATTATTATGATGACGAAATTGAGGTTATTAAACCACCTTATTATAGAGTAATGTATATTGATGACGAGGGAAGAAAACATCTTGCTACAGTAACACACCTACCTTATTTACAATATTTAAAAGACAGATTTACTGTAGTTGAGTGCACTCTTGTTACAGAGTAAAGTTTGACTTTCGTAAAAAATAATGATATAATATAAGTATGAAAAAGGTAAAGAACCTTTTCCATATATATTATGTTTGTGCGTCAAAGTTGTTTTTTACGAAAGGAGATTTTAGTATGTTTGATTTTGATTTTGATGATATTTTTACACCAATTTTACTAGATTGGGACAAGAAAAATTACAGATTTAATAGAGGAGAAAAAGATATGCATCCATATTCAATTTCCTCAGATGAAGAAAAGACAATTATTGTTCACAATGTTTTAGGTATTAACAAGGAAGATTTGAAAGTAACAAAAGAGAAGGAAAATGGAACGACTTATATTGCAATAGAAGGTAAAACAAAAGATAGCCTAACAAAAAGAGAATACTCAGTCAGTTCAAGATTTGCATTAAATGAAGAGGAGTTAGACCTTTCTAACATCAAATCTAGTATGAGAAATGGGTTACTATACATTATTATTCCAGCAAAAAAACCTGAAAAACCAACTAAAGATACAATAGAAATTCTATAATAAAATAAAATAAACATATTGTTTTTTATCTTTGATGCACAAGCGTCATTGCACCCTTAGCCAAGTTGGTAAGGCAACGGACTGCAACTCCGTGATCGCTGGTTCAAATCCAGCAGGGTGCTCCATGCCAACATAAAGAGAGCCTTCCCGCGGCGTTGGTGTTTTTACTAATCTCTTTAAAACGGGGCGATACTGCAAACAGTCTCTCCGGAGACTATGATTTTAAACTCAAGCTAGGTAGTAGTGAAAAGAGAACCCCTAGTGAGAACCAACAATCTTTTCACAATCAGATTTAGTAACATTCTTTTTAACCCTAAAGATACAAACAGCGAAAAAGGTATCTAATCAATTTTGTGACTCTGTATCTTGAGTTTTAAGGAAGTTTAATCACTGTAAATGGACTGACAAGATAGAAAGGTCTATTTGTTCATTAGAATTATTTAAGATATGTTAGTCTTTGACTTGAACGGGGAAAACGTTCCTCATTGACGGGCTCCTCTTAGTATTTTTAAGTAGTTCTATTGTTACAAAAAGCATAGGGTAACCGCCTATGATGAGGAAAATTTATATATTTTATGGAATTAAAAATAAGAAAAGGATGGGGCAAGCGATTATAAAAACATATCAAAGATTTTGATACTACCATAAGATGCTTGTTATACGAAATCTGATTTTCTTTATTGATTTTAATTAAAAATTTTAATATAATATATATGTAATAAAAAAGAAAGGGAGTATTCGAATATGGCAAAAAGAAAAGGTAAATCAGGTAGCGGAGAAGGATATTATATTATTACTCAAGCTAACCTAGATAAAAAAGGAAAAACAAATAAGAAATTAAAAAGAAATCCTATGGCATCTAAATATCTTACTGCCAGAGGCAAAGAAATTATAGAGGCGGCTGCAGCTTTTGCTAAAGAACATCCAGCAGGAAGTGGTCGTAGAAACAAGAAAGATGAAAGCAAAGCCGCTTAATCTTTTCATGCGGGTGTAACTCAGTTGGTTAGAGTGCACGTCTGATACGCGTGATGTCGGAGGTTCGAATCCTCCCACCCGCACCATATGCAGAAGTAACTCAATTGGAAGAGTGTGGGCGTACGCAATCTTAACAACCAGGACACGTGAGTTGTTGGTTCGAATCCAACCTTCTGCAAAACCTGGTCGGGTAG